TCAACAATGATGGCATTGCGACTCGCGTCTCGCACAAGACTCTTAACGATGTGCCCAATCTTGCCGGGCTCGTGATGCATCTTCCGGTACACATGCGTCTGCTGCTGCGGGTCCCACACCCTAACCACGGGGCACTTCCATGCACTCTTCAACTGCAACACCTTCGGTCGCAACGCGACTTGCTTGGCCGAAACCAGTACCTCACCTATGTGGGCTCGAAAAATGAAATCCTTTCCGTCCGGACGTGAAACAGTGGCCGTGAACCCGATCCTATAGCGGGCCGGAAACATCTGCACCACTTTGGAAAACTTGTCCGCAGCAAGCCGGTGACACTCATCAAACAGCACTAGTCCAAAGCCAGCCAGAAAATCCGGATCGAGATACTTCCCCTTGTAAAGGCTCTGCACCATGCCTATCACCACATCATGGTCTGGCTCATATTGATCCGCTTGCACAATGCCGATGTGTTTGTTTGGCATACCAACGAACTTATTGAACGCGTCGCGCCACTGGTCCCGTGTGTCTGACTTGTTCACGACTATCAGTGTGCGCCGGCCAAGCATCGCGGCCAGCATCGCCCCGATGTAGGTTTTACCCAACCCCGTGGAAGCCTCAACAATAAAGCTACGGTCTTCGTTACTCAACAAATACCACGCTTGTTCCAGCGCGTCTTGTTGCATGAGGCTGTTGGGCGGGAAAGGCCATGCCCCGTACTGCAGCGTAGGCACGCCGGGCGTTTGCCACACGACACCGTCGCTACGCTGGTCATTCATGCTACCAACAGGTACCTGCGGCGCCAGTTCCCTAGCCAACCCCACCACGCGCAGCTTGCGATCATGGGTAAACAGCCTAACCTCTTGAGATTCCTCCCCCCGCTCCCAATGCACCGTGTATCTCTTTTGGATTTCATTGAGGTGCTCGGACCCTGAGTACCACGCGTGCGTACTCACACCTATGGGCTTATGCCCATAGCGGGGCAAGTCAACAGAAGGTTTCATATATGCTGATCAACGCTGTCGCTGATAGCAGTCTCTTTACCAATAGCCGCCTTACCGGAACCGAACCCCATCTTGCGAAGCTCGTTGGCACTGCGGTACAGGATCTCATCCTCGTAGTTAGCCGGCTTGAACACCGTCTCCACTGTGCCCTTGTCATCAGTGGCCACGAAGAGCTTGCGCAGTACAGCCGGGTCACGCTTCTCAATGAAATCAAATGCGTTGCCGCAGCGTGGGGCGTTATCCCCTGTGCGCATCACGTCAAACGAGCACCCGACAAGCCCGCCGCGCTTGCTTGCAAGGGATTGCAACGTCTTGATCACGGGGCGCGTGGCCGCAAACAGCCGGGGACGATCCTTGTATAGCTTGCTCTTCTTGCTGGTGAATTCACGGTGATCAATGATGGTGAGGAACCCCACCAAGCGGGCGTCAGCACCCTGCTCACAAATAGGGCAGGGCTCAAGCTCCCCGGTACAGACAAAGAAATTGCCCCACTTGCCGCCCAGCTTGAGATGGTGCTCGCGGATCGTCAGAATATCCAGCAAGCCTTCCGGAGTAAGAGACCCGTCCACGAACGTGATCCGCCCCTCTTCATCATCTTCCAGCTGGAAGCGCCACATGCGCCCGATCTGCTCCATGCGCTCTTTCACGCGCTGGTCCTCTTCCTCCACCATACTGGCCGAAGCAGCCCCACGCTTGAACCACCCGGGCGACTTGATAGCCTGCCCGCCGAACTTCTTCACTTGACTTGGAGTCGCTACGGATACCGTCGAGACAACTTTGGCAGGCTCGGTCTTACCCATCAGCGCTTTGAAATTGATGGCCACTTTAGTCTCCTTGGACTTGTCAAACCCTGCTCGAAATAAGTCAGGGCGACGCGACAGTACAATCAGATTCGCGGAATGTCAAGAGTCACATGAGCCCGCAAGTGTTCTTGTAGTACTCCCAAAAGCATAGCCCCCGGGTCTTTGAACGACTCACGCTTGTAGCGCACAATCTCCACCCCCACCGAGTGCTGAAGTGCCTCCCCCACAAGGTGCGCCGCCTTGGCTCCCGCCATATCGTTGTCAAAGAACACGACCACGCGAGGATAGTAAATCAGCTGCTCCAGTTTGATGGCGCTAAGTCCCGTAGACAAGTTCGCCATGACATTGCGGTAACACCGAGACACGTTGATGGCATCGAACTGACCTTCTACCAGCACCACAGGCTCAGCCGTTGTAGTGAAATGCTCGCCGTACCACACGTGCGCTGTGTTGCTCACCAAATTCCACTTGTAGTCATGATGGTAACGCCCCTGCACCCCGCGCCCTCTGGCCCCGGCAAGGTAACCATCTCGATTCCAGAAGGGTGCAACGACAGCCTGCTTGCGCGAATCCCAGCGCAGATCCCACCTACGCGCCCACGCGGAACTCACGGGCTGCCGCCTCTGCGCGAGATAGCTACGCGCTGCCGGAATCTCTTCCACCGGGGCAAACTCCTCCAGCCACCACGCAGGCCACGGCTCAAACTCCGTCTCAGGGGTGTGAATCCTGTAGGCTTCCCAATCCTCCTTCGGGGCAACGAAGCCCGCCAGCCTCTGCTCCTCCAGAAAATCAAACGCTGCAATCAACTGCACATGACGCGGGCTCGGTCCATGCGTAGACGCGTCATGCATCAACTCCACCAGAAGCGTATCCACCGTCCCCTTGGTGTTACAAGCAAAACAGTTGAAGTGAGAAGCGCCCGTGTCAATCGTGACCCCAAAGGAGGGCCGACTATCCCTGCCAGATGAATGACGAGACCAACCGAAGGGGCACGCGCCGCGCACCCACTCGTCGCCCTCCTCGATCTGGTCAACGTCCAGTAGCCCCAGCAGCTGTTTGATCTGATTTGCTTGCATATGAAAAAATCCCCAGTCGCCCGGGGGTAAATCGCAGCAGCTTACAGTCTCGGAAGGGAGCCCCCGCGTCTAGCGGAGGACAAATCGCGCTAATCCTGTTCTTTGGGTTTCCACGCAGCCTTGCGGGTGCCGGTACGATCAGACGCTACCAGCGCCGCAACTTCTTCCGGGGTGAGGTACTTGTCCACATCGCCCAGAGTCACCTTGGCGACTTCCATGAACACCTTCGGCCCCATCGCCTTCTTGACGGCAGCCAGATCGAGGATCTGACGCTCCACCGGCTTCTCGCTGAACTCCAGCACCCCGGTAGTACCCTCGAATGAAACCACTTCATCCGGAGCCGCCTTGTCCTCAGCCTCGTCGCGCAACGCGCGTTTGATCTCCTCGGCTCGTTTGGAGTACTTGGCCACCGCTGCCACTCGCGCCACACAATCTGCATATTCATCCACCAACAGCGTAGTGGTGTCCGGCTTGACAGCCTTCTGCTCCTTCTGCTTCTTGCTCGTGATCGTCACGCCCATGTTCGCACTCCTTGCGTTGGTTGAGAATGTATTATACCACTTAGTTGCCGAATGTCAATGAATAGTTTTCAGACGAACTTCAGTTCCTCCACTTTCTCCGGCGCGATCTCGCTGAAATCCACGGAGTTGAAATCCCACTTGACGTGAAACTCTCCCACCTCTCCATGCCGTCCTTTGAGAATGCTGATAGTGCGCCGCTTGGTAGTCTCCACCGACTCCTCTTCAAACAGCCCGAGCACAATACTGCTGATCTGGCCTATGGCATCGCTGAACGCGATATCTTCCAGCCCACCTTTTTCCTTGCCCTTCTTTGCCTTCTTGGCAGCCTCGCGCGAAAACTGGTAGGACAGGATCACCGGAATCTGTAGCGCTGACGCAAGCTCCTTGATGCGCTCAATGTTGGCTTCTACTCGCCCGTATTTGTTCAGACGAGTGTCCGAATGCTTCAACAGGTAGGCACCGTCAATGACGAGCAACTGTGGCCCCATCTGGTGCACCAAATCAAACACCTGATTCACTGTAGCACTCAAGTTGCCGTCCACTATCCACAGCTTCTTCTCTGTCTCACGCAAACGCCTGAGCCGCATGGCCATCAAGGCGTAGCCCTGCTTGGATAGTTCGGCATTTCTGAGGTGACGCGGGTTCACGCCGGAATGCATCGCCGCTAGCCGCTGCACTATTGGCTGGGCCAGCATCTCCATCGTCACCACTAGAACGTTATGGGCGCCCCCCTTTACCGCCGGCACCCCTTGCCAGCCTGAGTGTGCCGTGTAGAGACTGAACCACGTCTTGCCCATGCTCGGGCGCCCAACGATAGACACCACATCACCACCCTGTAGCCCGCCGTTTAGCTTGTCAAACGTTGGCCAGCCTAGATGTATACCCTCTTCTTCCTGCATGCTCTTGCTGCGGTACTCGGCGGCAATCATGTCGTGGGCTTCAGCGCCGAAATCCACAAGTGACAGACGCTTGCCGGAATAGCTCAGATCGTCCACTACCTCACGCAGCATCGCTAAAGTTGCAGTGTGATCCTGCTTCTTCATCGTCGTGCTGGCATCGGTCAACACCGATAGCAGCCGGCGATGCTGGTAACGATCTTCTACCTGCTTGAGATAGAACTCGGGGGGTTCGGGGGCCGTGGGGATGGTTTTGAAAGCATCCTTAACGGTCTCCATGGAGGGCAACACGTGATGATCGTTTACGTGCGTGTCAATAAACTCCCACAGCTTTTCCTCGGTAGCAACAAAGTAGCGCTTGGCCAGCTTCAGCTTTTGATAGCGGAAGACTTCCCCCTGCCGCAACAAGGCGGCTAGCAGCCGTGCCCCAACGTCCATGACTATAGGGTGTGGTAGTGCGTGGCTAGATGATCGTAAATGGCGTCACCGTATTGCAGCTTCACAGCCGGCAGCGCATCTGCCTGCAGGATCGTAAGCCGCTGCTCTGCAAACCTCTCAAACAGAACATCGTAGAGTCGCTGCTGCTGCCATGCAGGCACGGCCTTACCATCCGTGCGCCCACAGAACCTCGGCACAATCAGAACGGTAGCGTAGATGTCCTCACCCTGATCCAACAGTTGCAGGATAGCCGTGACAGTAATCACCTTGGCGTTGATATAGTGACGCAGATACGCCGCAGCAATCGCCAACAACTTGGTTTCCGAGTGGGAGCCCACTAGCATCAAGCCCGCGCAGCCTTCTTCACGCGCGGCCATGGAATGGCGAACCCATTCCACCTCTTCCTTGCTGCAATAGTCGGCTAGGGGACGCTCAATGAAAGACGCAGGAATACCCGCCGCGCGAGCAAACTCATCCTTACGGGCAAGTAGCTCCGCGTGAAACGCCGGGTCGATTACTCCGGACGGCTTCTGCCGGGTAGGCAATTTCAGCATTTGTCACGCAACTCCCACTCAATCGCGTCGATCTCGGCAACCGTAGCAGGACGTTCCTTTTGCACATGGGCGGCAGTGTAAAGCGTGCCTATCTTCCGTGCAACTGATTTCACTTTAGGCGCCACTCGCTCCTTCGATCCCAGATAGGCGCTAACCACGTCTTGACTAAACTTTGCCAGATAACCGGGGCTGGGTCTAGGAGGAGTTTTCTCACCGTGAGTCCCCGCTATGCCAGCAGACAGGCTGGGCCAGTTTTTGCAGAGATGCTTGAGAGCCTGCAAGGCATGTTCTCCTGCCTTGCGTAGGTACTGCTTCATGAACACCCGATCCTTGTTGGTCCATGGGTCCACATGGCGTAGGAAGGCGTTCTCAACCAGCTGCTCCTGCAGAACACGTAAACCTTCATGTTCATTCCTGATGCGTGTCAGGTGTACTGTCTTCGGCTGGGTAGCCTTGTGCAAGTTGCTACGTGAATCCCCCCCTGCATACTTGCTAGGCATCGATTTCTCCAGAGCGCCGTCAGGCGCCTTTCTCTTACTTCTAGTACTACTTCTATTAGTGAGCGTGTCGCACCGCGACACAGAGCTATGTCGTACCGCGACACAGAGCGTGTCGCACCGCGACACAGAGACCATCATGCCACGGGTGCTTCCTAGACCGTGTGTTTTCACCACAATCAGCTTCTTTTTCTGTAGCTCCTTGAGCACCGCATACAGCTTGGTACGCCCGATGAACGGAAACGTACTACACCACTGCGACAGGGAGTGCTCCCACCACTGAGAGCCATCAATCGTGATGCAGGCGTGCTCCGTAACGAGGTAGCGAATGCGCTCCAGCACAATAGCCTCGTGCAAGCCAAGCGCGCTAGCTATGTCACTGTCGAAAAGGAATTGGGCCATGATGTGAAAAAAGGCCGGGACTAACCGGCCTGAAAAGTCTGCCAAAGGCAGACCCGAGATGATCAGTCGGCTTCTTCGCCCTCGGAATCCTCGTCTTGCTGCTGATCCTTCGCAGCCTGCGCAGCTGCAAGGGCCTTCTCCTCTTCTGTCAGATACTCCGGAGGCTTCCCACGGATGATCTTCCTGAGAGCCTTCTCACCCACAACGATCTGCGGCGCGTACCACATTTCTTTCATGTCGGGGATATGGTCAATCAGGAAGTTGCGCAGCCATTCCCCAACCACGCCGGCATCCACGTTGATGGTGGCCCCCGCTTCAGTGGCTCGATCAATCACCCACTGAGAGAGGGTCTCGATGGTCTTGCACTCCTCCATGCGGCGCCACGCACCGTAGGGACTGGCCATCCCCCAAACGATAGGAGTGGAAATCAGAAAACTCGCGTGAGACGCATCCTTTTCAACCCAAGGCAACCCGGGGTACACGTCCTTCAGCACCTGAATGCTAGACGATGAACTCATCGCTTGAGCGCGAACGCGCAGCCCCACGATAAGAGTGTTGCCTGCCTGTCCACCTTCCGGCTTGACTGAAAACGAAAGCCCCATCTTTTCACCTATGATGAGGTAGACGGACTTGTACCCACTGACCAAAGTAGGAACGGGGGTTTGTGTATCCATGGGGCACTCCTTTGCTGATGAATGAAGTCAAGTATACTCTATCCAACTCGATTGTCAATATCTACTTTTTAATACCCTGCTCTTTCACGTAGTCGTACACAAATTTCAACACGTCTGCATGCGTAATAGCGCGCGGAGTAGATGACTTACCCATGCGTTTCTTGAGCAGGCTAATCATGTGCACCCGAACGCGCGTGCTGGCGGTAAATTGCTGCAGCAGAGTGGTGGCCAGCTTGTGGGAGCCAATAACATCCAGCGAAGCAATCTTGACTACCTCATCAAGGCGCCCTGCACGATACAGTTCCTTGGGCAGCTTCGTCATGTCGTTGCTGGTCATGATCGTCAGAACCCTACTGCGATGCTCAGCAAGCCACCACAACAGCTGAGACAGAAGGCGCGGGGTTACTCCAGCATCGTCAGACTCAGAAAACACCTTCTCCACCTCGTCAATCAGCAACGCACACGGCTCTTCCTGATCAATCGTGGACAGCACCCGGGAAAAGTTGGCTTCGCTCTCACTTACCCATTTGGACAACGCACTACTGAGATCCAAACGGTACAGCGTAACCCCCCACGACTGTGAAATGAACTTGGCAGCCGTGCTCTTACCCACTCCCGGCTCACCATAGAGCAGCATCCCCCTCGGCACGAGGCGCTCGTCAACCGCTTCGATGAAGTACTTGCGGTTACGATGAACCCACTGACTTAGCTGCGCCGGGGGTTGATATACGGACAGTTCCGTGTTTACTTGCTCAAGGCCGCGCTGCTTACCGATCAACTGGCTGCGCATTGCCATCACTGCCCGCGCGCTAAGAGATTTGGAAGCGACCATGGTGAGCCTGATCACTTCAGCCGCTTGCTTTAATGTGAGCCCGGAGAAACAGGGCAGGATCTCCGGCATAAGTTTGGTGGTCACTAGCGGTGACAGCTGGTCTCGCATCAAACTTTGCGGTACCGGCATCTCTCCCGCACTGAACACAAGAGGTGACTCGTCACCGCAATTGACCAGCACCAGCACTTTGTCGTTCTCCACGAACCGCTCGTACAGATCCTTGTCAAGCCCGGCGGGTTCTTCAGTAGCAAAAAAAAGATCCCCAGTGGGAAAGTTACCCTCTTTCCAGTCCATCACCTTGGACTCGGAAGCAAGAGCCTCCAACACCTGACGGATATTCAAGGTGTCAGTGGTGGTGCAATGGATGATAGGTATCTGCGCGCGAATTGCCAGACCCAGCATGCTCACTCCGTTGAAAAAATAAGGGCTGATGGGATAGTACCACATCAGCCCCGAAAGTCAAGCGAGGGGGAGCAACTCCTCGCTTGTGCCCCACGCACGCACGTGGAGCAGTCTGGCAACGAAGTAAATCTAGTTTACTCGCATTTCTTGGCTTCGGCCTTCAACAGCGTAATGTAGATGCGCGCCTGTTCCAACTCGGCAAGGGCCGCTTGCGAAAGCTCAAGGTCGGTTGCTCCAGCGGATACTGCCAGCGTCTGCCACCCGGGCTCCTGCGGCAGCAGCACTTGGCACCTCTCCCGCACAGCCTTCTCGACCGTCACTGGCTGATACACGGTATGCAATTCCGGTGTGCTCGGAGATGTAGCGCACCCACTGATCATGAGACAGCAGAACATCAGACTCAGCAGCGGCTTTTGCGCCCGTTGCATTTTCCCGCTTGCGCTCTTCAACGTAAGCACGGACTTGGCGAGCCCACGTTTGGTGCCACTCTTCGCCCTCACGCTGCTTCTCCTTCAAGATGTCCGTTATCTTGCGTTCCAACTGCGCGGTTGTCAACCGAGCGTTGGCCTTCTCCTGTTCGTACCGGCGATCAGCAGCCCCTCTCTCCGCAATGACGGCGTTGAGACGCTTGTTCTGCTCTTCCACCTCGGACTTGAAGCTGGTGTTTGCTGATTGCAGCCCGGCATTCTCACTGTCAAGCTGCCCGTTACGCTTAGTCAAGGCGGCGTTCTCTTTCTCAGAAGTTCCCAGCCGGGTTTCCAGCCCCTCTACCACACCATAGTGATACACCATGGCTGCGGCCACCGCCGCAAGCATTACCACGCCGATGATGAGGTAGAGGGCTGCGAACCCAACCTCAGAGCGTTTCATTGGTCGCTCTTCTTGAACCACGTGGACCACGGTTTGGTGGCCAGCCACGCTAGAATCTGCGGCTGGTATCTTCCGATGAGCCACCCCACTACCCCTGACCCAAGTATGACGCCCAGAGTGCTAATCATGATGCCTCCTTTGCAATCAACTGCAAGTTAGTACAACGGTTTATCCTTACGCCGCCTCTTGCGTTTGTCCTTGTTGTCTTCACCCATGTGATCATCCCGGTCATCATCCCTGCGACGCTTCTGCAGTGGCACCACCCGATCCACACCCGGCGGGTAGAAGAGAGTAGAGCCCACCCCAAGCTCCGTCTGTAACCTCTTACGAGGGGGCTGACGGGCTTCTAGGACAACAACTTGGGGTGGGGTGAATATAGACGAGAAGGCAGTAGGGGGGTGCTCTAAAGCATTATTGCTCTTCTTCGTGTAGCCACTTGCATAAGCTGCCTGTGCCTGAGCCACCGCTTTACCCCGGTCAGCGTAGCAAGTGCCTTGGTCACCCCACTTGTAGCCCTGCTCTCCCCCGGGCAAGTTACAGCGTTGAATTGGCATGGCTATCACACCCTCGGAAGCTTTGCTTCCAGTTCCCTAATTCTGATTTCCATAGCGTCCACGCGCGGGTCCACAAAACCCTTGATTGTTTGGGCGCTGCCCGTGAGATCGAGGTCCTTTGCGCGCTGGGCAACCGTCTTTACCCCAGCAGGAACACTCGGATCGGCCAACACCTTGTCAAACCAAGCATCCCCTTTCTTTTCCAGTCTCCCGGATTTGAAAGCCGCTTGGAAACCCCACAAAAGTCCGGCCCCCAATAACAGAAACCCAATCAACTGTACCCAGAAGGGTAGATTCAAGGTTACTTCTTTCATGGCTATCTCCTATTTAGGTAGTGAGATTACTGCCTTACTTCTGGCAGCCCGGCCTTGCTGGATCAGCTTTGCATTCTTGTGGAGTCGGCTGCTGCGCGAACACGGCACCGGTCCAGATCATTGCAAACAACAGCAACGCGATAACGACTTTCACGGCTTTACCTCCTGTTGGATTGGTGGTGTTGGTAACTGCACAGCTTTCGCTTTTTCCCTCTCCACTACGGCGTATCCAACTGAGTCAATAGCAGCCTTACCGATGAAGATCCCGCCAATCACGGCCCAGTAGGTGTCCGTCAACCTGTCGCGCCAGTAGAGCGCGAAGATCGACCACAGCGCCGCCTCAAGTAAAAGGAAATACCCAAGCCGGTAGATGTTCTCCGGCTTACCCTCGATGAAGAAATGCACGAAGTCGAAACCGTTGTCGGACTTCGTCGCACGGTAGAAGATCAGGCCGTTCGTTCCGAACATGACCAGCAGCACTAGCTCCGGCCCGAAGTTGGTGATAATCCCGAGGAAAACCTTAGTGTCCGCGTAGGTCCACTCCCATCCTAAGTACTTCTTACTCCAAATAATCAAACCAAGAATGGTGAGAAGTCCTACTGTGCGGATCGCACACCGAATGGTCTTGAGTGCAAGTTCGCTCATGGCCCATCCCCCTTAACTACACGCTTGAATCCTTCCCAAAGAACGAGCAGCGTAGCCCCAACAACTGTTCCCAGCAAGGCGACAGTTGCCGTGAAGGAAAGCTTGTCCATTCTTACTTTATGCTCCGCAGCCCAACGCAACCCGGAAATGAGTTCTGGTAATTCATCTTCAGAAATTCCGTAACGGCGACACATCACTGAAATGAAAGCCTCGCACTGAAGCTCTGCCAGAAGCAGTTTACGCTGTCGCTCTTCGGAGGAATCTTCACTCACGCACCGGCCCTAAGAACAGTTTTAGCGCGCTCCCAATACCGTTTACGGTCTGTGTACCCGTTCAGCCCGCCGTTGATCGTGCGGGTGATCGCCTTGAATCCTGCTTCTGTGTTTTTGTCCGCTTGGGCATTAAGTGCATGCACGCTCCAAAACCACACCGCAGCCCGGCAGCCGTCGGTCGGGCGCGTCAGGCGCAAAGGATCGTGCAGAAGAATCGTCTCGTCTCCGTAAAGAGCCTTGGAACAATCCCGGTGGTTGTCGAAGCCTGTGATCTGAATAGGACCGTGCCCCTTCCACCACCGACCGGGACTAGAGCCATGAGACTCCGCAATCTTCACCGCCTCCGGGCGAGTGTTCCCCAAGTCGGCGCGGTTGTCATAGCGTTCTCCAGTAGCAATTTCCTGCATGTACCTGAATTCCACAGACTCGTGAGCCAGCTGCGCGACGAAAGCTGCCACTCTCTCGGGAGAATCGATTTCACCCTCGTGCATTGCCTCGTTAAGGGGGTCCAAGAAATCATCCACACGCTGTAGAGCGTGCGGCATGATAAGAAGAAACTCAGCACGAGAAATCATTACGCTGTTCCTCCTTAGCCAACTTCAGCACGAACCAGATACGGGCCATCGGGATCAGGAGTCGTGAGGCGCTGCGTGGGGGTAAAGGTTACTTCCCACTCAAAGAAAAGCCCAACCTCGTCTGGCTTGAAATCACCCGCCTGCACTGCGTACTCAACGACCCCATCAGCAGCATCAACTACGACAGCAGTGCGCTGTTCGTAAGGCACACGTTTCTGCTTCCATCTAACCATCACAGTGGCGCCACTGAGATCCACCGGATCGCCATTGGGATACTTGAGGCGGCGCCGGAGTAGCAGACCAACATCGTTGGTGACAAACGTGTATTTGTAAGACATCCAGCGCTCCTAAAAACCCATCACCCAGCAGTCAAAACAATGCTAAAGCACTATCAGCCTCCTGAGTAGCTTCGTGCCCGCTATGTGCACTAGTTCCTACTCATCCTATCAGGCTAGGCTGCGCTTCAAATACACCGTCAACGGCTTCGCGTCTTCCTCCACCAAAAGCACCTCGCGCTCGTCTTCCGTGATGAGCGTCACCGTTACTTCTAGCTCCTTGAGGAAAACCAACTCAGCATACTGAACAAACGCGTCTTCGATGTAATCCGATACGGTTGCTACAGGAGGGCTGCTGTTGATCGCTAGCGCAGACACCCCCGTAATCAGTACCACGCTCCCTTGTGTAAAGGAGACCGAAGGCGCCTTGCCCGTTACGACCAGAACCCCAACTTCAGGGGCAACGATGGCTACGGATAGCGCGGGGGTACGCCCTGTCAACACCAGAGCGGCAACCCCGGTATTGATAACCACACTAGCAGCGACTACCGCAACCGGAGACGGCCCAACAAGAACCAGCAGCCCTACCCCACTACGAACCGCCTGATCGAGTACCGGAGTTTGCCCGGCAACTACCAGCGCGCCCGTGTCAGCTACAACCGCTCTATCAAGAGACGGAGCTTGGCCTACTAGGGTCAGGACACCTTTTTGGGTAACTACACCACTGTCAAGAGCGGGTGGCGCGCTGATGAGCGTTAGCGTCCCAGCCCCCGTAGACACGGACACGGTTTGCCGCAGCGTCGGAGCAAAACCAGTGACCAGCAGCGTCCCAGTAGCGACCGTTACTACGACATTGCCGCCGCTAACTACTGAAGGTTCTTGCCCTAGAATCGTTAGAGCACCAACCCCAGCTTGGATCGACCAGCTAAACGCTGGCACGTGGCCGGCGAGAACAACCTGCCCAACATTCGTCGCAACAATTACATTCTCGCTCGCGCTAACGACCGGTACCTGCCCCGTGAGCGTTAGTTGCCCTGAGTCCGTGGAAACCCCAACCCCTGAAGTCGGGGCCAGCCCGACAAGCGTCAACGCTCCTTCTTGAGTAGCTACACCCGTATCAAGCGTAGGCGACGCGCTGGCGAGGGTAAGAGCCCCCATCTCTGTAGAAGCCGATAGGGTCTGCCCCAGAGTCGGAGCAAGGCCAGTAATCGACAGCGCCCCAACATCCGTTGAAACCCCAACCCCCAAGGTCGGAGTCAGCCCGGTGATCGTAAGAGCCCCTGAGCCCGCAGCTACAGCGTAGTCAAGGGCGGGAACAAGCCCTGTAAGAGTGAGTGCCCCTGCTGCCGTGCTTACAGAATGCCCCAGAACGGCCCCGTAGCCCTCTAGGACGAGGTTTCCCACCCCCGGCTGTACGGTGACCAACCCCCCCGTCTGAGCGATAGGGGGATGCCCTGCGACCAGCAGAAGGCCCTGATCCGGAATTACGTAGAACGGCGCGATGGAAAGCGGGAGTTGCCCAGCAAGAACAAGAGACCCCAGCCCCACGTCAACCGCTAGACCTAGGCTGGGTGCTTCTCCCGCAAGGGATAGAACTCCCACACCCGGGCGAGAGACCTGATCAATGAGAATCGAAGGCGCGTTACCCGCAAGGTCGAGGGCACCAACACCAGTAGCTACCCCATACCCCAAAGTTGAAACAGAACCAGTGACCGTTAGCTGACCGAGGCCAGTATCTACCGAGTAAGTCTGCTGAACTCCCGGAACAAACCCGAGAATCGACAGTTGCCCGCAATTAGCTGCAAACCCAAGATCAAGAGAAGAAACAAGGCCACCAACAACCAGCGCCCCCGTTCCGGGATTGATGAAAGTATTCGTGGTGACCGCTACAGTGGATACTTTACCTTCGAGCACCAACTGACCTAGGCCCGAAGAGACAGTAGTAACTACGAGAACAGATGGTGAATTCCCTGCTATTACCAGCGACCCTACTTGTGGCTGAGAAACAATCTCTGCAAGAGATACCGGTACATGCCCGGTGATGACTAGTTGGCCAAGACCACTGAGTACAGCCTGATCAAGAAAAGGAGCATACCCAGTGATAACAACTTGCCCCAGACCAGTAGAAACAGACTGATCGAGGACGGGCGCAAAGCCCGTGAGGACAATCTGCCCAACCCCCGGAGTGATGCTGATTGACACCCCAAGAGCCGGAACATGCCCTGTAAAAGCCAGAGCACCAACGGCGGTGTTAAGCCCAAAGTCTAGGGTGGGTACCCTACCGTCAAGAGACAGTTGACCAACACTTGATGAAACCGTAGTAGTTACGAGTACGACAGGGAGGAGCCCCGTTACAACCAGCGTGCCTACTTGGGGCAGAACAACAACCGAAGCAAGAGCGACTGGTACCTGACCTGTAAGGGCCAGTTGCCCCAAACTTGGAACCACCGCTACATCAATACTCGGTGCGTGCCCTGTGAGTACAAGTCCACCAACACCAATCAGGAGTGCATTGCCAAGAGCAGGAGCTTGCCCCGTCAGAACAAGGGCACCAGTCCCCGGTAGTGACGTGACCCCCTGAGAACCCTCTACAACAACGGGAAAATGCCCGGTGATTACTAAACCACCGACACCCGTTGCAATTAGTTGCATCAGAGTGGGTACATGCCCACTCAGAACAAGCGATCCAACACCAACGTTGAACCCGAAATTCAGCGTCGGCTCAAGTCTTGAATCCGGGGTATCTAGGAACCCATCACCCGGGAACAGCCACTCATCGTGCCCAGTTGGCTTCTCAATAAAGCCATGGCCCGGAAGGAGAAGCTGCTCTAGCGCCCCAGAGGGGCGATCAAAGCTGAGTCTCCCGGTTGCCGGTAACGCAGACCACGTTTGGCCAAGGGCGGGCGCAAGTCCGGCGAGAGACAAAACTCCCGTGGCTGACACCACCCCTACATTGAGAGTGGGCGCAAGACCGGTAGCAACTAGCGCGCCAACACCGGGGGAAACAGAAGCGCCAGCAGAAGTAGCAGGAGTGGGGGCTAGACCCGTTAGAACTATGGAGCCAACAGCCGCCGTTAACCCTATGTCGTTCGTTGGGGCTTGCCCCGCGACAACTAGCGAGCCTACTCCGGTAGAAACCACTCTATCCAGAGTGGGTGCCCTACCAGTTAGAACTAAGGAGCCAACGGCCGACGCTACCCCTCTATCGTTCGTCGGGGCCTGCCCAGCGATAACCAACGAGCCTACGCTGGTAGAAACTCCTCGATCCAGAGAAGGGGCTAGACCGGTAACAACTAGCACTCCTCGACTGACACTCACGCCTACAGCGAGGGTAGGTACCCTTCCCGTTAGCTTCAGAATACCGGATTGAGCATCAATATTATAATCCGTGACAATTGCACGGTCATTCGTAGAAACCTGACCCGTTAGGATCAACGAACCTACGTTTGTGGACACCCCTCGATCAAGAGATGGCGCAAGACCGGTAACGACTAGCGCACCAACACTCGGGGAAACAGAAGCGCCAGCAGAAACAGCAAGAGATGGTGCTAGACCAGTTACTACTAAGGCCCCTGCCCCTAGATTGATCGCTCTGTCTAAAGTAGGAGCTTGACCTGTTACTACTAAAGCCCCTAGACCAGAGATTACCGTCTTGACCTGAAGTACAACCGGGACCTGCCCGGTGATCGTGAGCGCACCAACTCCAATCGCCAAACCAAAATCTAGGGTCGGATTGAATAGGGTTAGAGATTCTGGCCCTTCAAACGCAAACCCCGGGATGAGAAGTGAGTCTCTACTCGCACTGGAGGACGCAAAAAATCCTGCCCCCGGGATGAGAAAATTGTCCTTCCTGACACTGATCTCTACTCGCCCAACCCCTGCAACTATGCTCACATTTAATGAGGGGGCCAGACCCGTTACCGATAAAGCTCCCGCCGCTGGTGAAGCGGACCATGTTTGCTTGACTGTCGGAACAGGGCCAGTTGCAATCAATTGCCCGAGGGAGGCATTGACCCTCATGCCTTGCTGCAACGTCGGAGCAAGACCCGTAAACGTGACCGCACCGACCCCAACAGAGATCGATCTATCTAGGGTCGGCGCTTGCCCGGTAACAACCAGCGCCCCTTGTGCGGGGGCCGCTGTAACCGGGCTAACCGATACCGGAACTTGCCCAGTTAAAACGAGACTGCCTACATCCGGTAAAACAGTTGTTCCCGTTGATTCCTTAATGGCAAACGCAGTCTTACCCGCCTCCGAAGCAGTCGCCCCGTGGGTCCAGCCAAAGGTGTTGTAGGTGTCGGAGGTCTCGGTGGCGATACCGGAACAGAAAATGTTGCCGGTATCGTTCTGGTAGGTACCGCGAGTCGTCTGATCGCCGTTCGTGGCCTGAAACAACTGCATCTGCTGCGCGGTCCACGAGACAGGATTCGCCCGCGCGCAGGAGGCGTTGCCAGTACCGGTGCCGCTGGTTGCCACTTCCTTCGTGCTTGTTTGCAACCGCGCCGGCCCAGTAGCCGAGCCCGCGTCCGTCCGTTCTACGAACGACGCAACTGAATCCGCCGTGACAGCCGAATTAATCCCGCACGCACAGAAGAGCAGCGCCAGCACATCTGCTGCAGTTGTATTGGCCCCGGTCGTCGTCATCGGCGTGGCGGTGCCGGTGCCCGCCGTGCCGTGGGTAGAGACGATAGTCCCGGACGCCTTGCAATCCCGGAACAGATTCCTACCGATTATCGCGTCCTGATTGCCCGTCCAACTACAGACTGGGTCAGAGTTCGACCCGTTGTAGATGCGGTAGGCCCACGAACTCGTGCTGTTAGTGCCCTGCTGTACCTGCGCCCCAATCTGCGACCAACCCGTTCCAGTCCAAGCGTGCGTTACCGCCCCCTCGGAACGGCAAGTGGCAATCTCTATATCGCCAATGATCGGGCCAGCCGGAGCGCCGGTTGCGGTGATCGTCGCAATCGCAGCGGTAGCCGTGAGAGTGCCGACTGCAATCCAGATCGGAATCCCGTTCCGATTGGTGAGGGCAACGGTGCCAGCACTTCCACCTATCGAAATTGCACCAACAGCCAGAGCATTTGTAAACCCATCGCAGCCCTGCCATTGCGTCGCTGCGGTGCTCGCGCCACGTGTCGCTGTGACCGTGCCGAAGGCGGTCGCGGCTACATCAGACTGCTCGGCGTTGTAGACCGAGAGGACGTGAACCTGAGCCCTCGTATACGCCCCGGCCATCGTCACGGCGATGTTGGCGGGTCCGGCTGCAGTCGGCGCGGTCAGCCAGAAACACGCCTGTCGAACAACGGTGGCGTAAACTGCGTTGTAAAGGGCGTTGGCCTTGAAGTCCGATCCGCCGTTCCAAGTGACGCTGGAAACAGCGGGGTTGGTCGCAGAATTGTCGTAAACCTCGACAAATACAAGAAGCTTACGGGAGGAGTTGTTACCAACCGTAATGCTGACGTTGATTACGCCACTGGTCGCGGTGCCGGAAGCACTGGCGTCAACGAGAACTTGAGACATTTAACTCTTAATGAAAAAAGTTAGATATTGTCACTCCCCTGCGGCTACCTCTACCCCGGTTACATCAGCCGCCAAATTTTCCATTCGAGTTCGCAACGCATCCCACTCTGACTGGTTCAAATTGAACGCACTGCGTAGCTGCGTTACGGTGATGTCACCTGCAACCACCCTGTTCACGATCCACCGTGCCAACCGGCACAAGTCTTCCCTCAAGTAATGACGGTATCTCAGACGTAGGCGCGTGAGAGCTTCCGCCCCAGTTTGAAACCGGAGAGGAACCATGCTGTCAGTTTCAATGGCGCGATCAAATTCTTTCTCTGCCGCAGACAACAGAAGGGTCTCCTCTCTGATAGTAGCCAGAGCGTTGTAATCTGCGCCCGCAGGAGCACTATAGAAAAGATACGCAAACTCCCCCTGCCCATCAAAATGGGTCTCCACCACATGTTGCCCACCATCGAGTTGAACCGCAGGGTCTACGACTATTGAGAAGCTCACATTACCCCCTTACAAGTAAGCAGGGCCGCTCACGCGGCCCTGTATCCCATGCCACCAAAGTGACGGCCCGGGACTCTCGCAAAAAGCGGGCCTGTTACGTAACGCCACCCGTGAGAGTCAGAATCCCCAGCGCATTGAACTGAACCGTCAGCGTGTTTCCAGTCGTCACGTCAAACGCCGCCGTGGACAGTTTGCACCAGCACAGTGCCTTGCCGCCGGAAATCCCGATCACGGCGTACTGAATCGATGCCATAGTTCCGCCCGAAGCCGAGAACACCGCATTCGTCGCATCGAACTTGGTCTCCTTCGCGGACACTCCAGTTGACAACGTGATCCCCGTGAGAGACTTCGGATGCGGGGTCTTGATGTTTGCCACCGCATTGCCCGAACCCGCCGAGGCGAAAGTGGAAACGGTGTAGTTGGACACCGTGCTCGCACCACCACCCTTGACCAGCTTGATGCGCATCAGGGCCGCGTTGATGTCCAAGTCCGCACCCAGAAGGTACTTCTTGGCCTCGTTGTAAACCCGCCATGCACTTGCAGCCATAGTCTTAACTCCTCTCTGACAAAGACGCGGCGTGGTTGATGATGTGAGAGATCAGGCCGTCGCCGCGAACGTCCATCTCAAAGTCTTCGATGTGCCCGAAAATGTGCCTCACTACTTTCGGGAATTCGTAAGCCTGAACCAGCATCCAAGGATGCACCTTGAAAGTCTTCCCACCGATAGGCAGGGTTTCGAGCACCACCGCCTTATCGTTCTCCTTTTGTGCGTAGGCGTGATGTTTGCCCTCCCGCAAGCAGGAATCCCACCCAAACACCTCAAATTTCCTGAACCCAAGCATGGCCAGAACAGTCAGCCCTCGCAACATCACCGTGGTCCCCCCGGGAACCGGGTACCACTCGTGATTCGCCCCAGTTTCCTTGGCATAATCCTTGTACTCCTCTTCCACGTAGGACGTTTCCCCAGAGTGCCAAAGCAGTGTCTGGGCAGGTGGAAGAGATTTTACAGCTTCATGATCCACCTGAGAACAAATCAAATACTTGCAGGTATCAATCACCGGTTTCAGAAAGCGGCCATTGAACTCCCGGGCATCCATCATGATCTGTGCCGCTGGCCGAATACCCCGCTCTATGAGCCAATTGTAGGTGCCGTTCACCGTCACGATCAGTTCCCCTGCTTTACCTCGCTCCACGATTTCGTCCTCGTAGTCAAGCAAGGAGGGTCCCCCGGCAAGGACCAGAATTCGGGTATCGGGCTGGCGCTCGTGAGGGCAGACCCCTTTCAACCCCAGCCGCAGATTTTTCCTGACGTTCCCACGCAACTCCTCTACCTCGGTATTCACATCCGACCGATCCGCGAAATCCTTTCCTCCGCTATACGCAGAAACAAAGAATAAAGCAGCGGAATCTACTTCCTTCTCCCAGAGAACCTTGCAGTAAAACTCCTCCTCCAGCTTCTTCTTCCACCACTCATGGGGGTGAACACTCAGATGAAGAGGCTCGCCAATCAAGGCCCCCATCACGTCGTCCACGGTAGAGATCGCTAGGTAGACCTTGCCGGCCCCTTTCAAGACGTTCTGGAGCACCTTGTCCACGTCTTCAGGGGGGATGTGCTCCAGCACGTCAGTACAGTAGCCAAGGTCCACCACGCCCTCCACAGGCTTGGTCAGATCGTGCTGGACGAAACGAAGCGTCTCAGACAGAGCACCCCTCACTTGCGGGTCGAGACAGTTCTCGGCGAAGTCCAGCATCTCCACGGTACAACCAACAGAGTGAATGACTTGAGACCCGCGCCCGGTGCCGCAGCCAAAGTCTCGCACCGTCTCCGCGTTCACTGGCTTGGCCAGTTCGAGAAACTGAATGGCATGAAACTCCCCCGGAGCAACCAGACGATACTCTGGGTGATCCCACACCTTCTCGTATTTTTCCCGCTCTTCCACTATCGTTCTCTCCAGACTGCAATTGATTGCAAGCTACTTATCTAAGGCACCCCTTAAGTCAGTCTCATCTGCGGATCGAAGTACAACGTATAGCTGGCTTTTGCAAAACACACGCGTGCGCGCATCATCCCCACCTCTTGAGGTGTTAAGGACACTGCAATCTTCTGGCTGTTCGGGTTGGTCATGGACTTTGTCCACGCCGAAGCCCCAGCACCCGCCGCTAGATTGGACCCGGCGGCAAGGATAGAAGGAGCGGTGCTCACCCAAGTGCTCTTGCAAGAACCCGCCGTTCCGTAGTACTCGTACTCGATCCAAACCTCGTTGTTTTTCAGATTGGTGACCGAATCGTGGAGAAACTCCAAAGTCAGCGTCTTGGCCACCCCGGTAAGCTCGTTCCATACATGGAGCCACCGAGAACGAATTGGCAGAGTGAAACCAAACGACGGCTCTGCATTCGTCACTATTTTTTCAGAGTATTTTGAACCTTTCTGTACTGCACCCCCTGTCGTGAAAAAGGTAGCAGTGTCTATAGTAGAGGTGCCTCCGTAAACCGCACGCTCAAACTTGAGCAAATTCATGCTTGGTCCAAAAACATACCCCTCCACACTTAACTCCGCAGGCAATTGAACCGCTGCATCAATGAGAGTTGCATTGGCATTTAGGGCACTGTTCATCAGTACCATCACCCCGCCAGACGCATGTGATCCGATAGCTGAATAAACTGCGTTCCCAGTATTGAAAGAAGAAAAATCCGAAGCAGTAATTTCCATGCGAGCTATTCGACAGTACCTACCAAAACCAGCACTGATAAGTTTGGTCGGAATGGTCCCGGCCCCATCCACACTTGCATTTACCATCTCCACATAGGTGCCATCGGCGTTGGTTGCAAAGCCAACAGTTTGCCCCGTTGCAGAAAACTTGAAAATCGGGTTTAGCACGTAATTGTTCTGTGAACCGAAGGTGACCCACTGCGTACCTGTACCAGAGGCCAACGTAAATTTACAGTCGATTACAACTAGATTAGCCCATATAGCCCCGATTTCGATATCTGCGTTCGTAGCGACAAAGTAAAGCCCGTAGATATAGACAGAGCAACCTACGCTATTTGCGGTCCACCCTATAGAAAGCGCACTAGCGCCCCCAATTGTCGCCCCCGCCAATAGAGCCGTGGGAGGCTCAGGGCTGCCCGCCGAATCCACAGAAAGGATTTTTACAGTCGCTTCTCCAATGTTCCAACTTCCCCCCCAGTAAGACCCGGAACCAGTGGCCACAGATTCGGAATGCGTGGAAGCGACATAGACAACGTCGTTGGCTGCTACCTTCAGGGAGGCAAACAAGTAGTGAATGAAGGCTGCTGCATTCGCCCACGTGGTTGCCTCACGACACGTCCAGATTACGCCGTTGTCGTTAACCGTATTGCCCGGAGTGGTGGGCCACGTGGGTTCTGTGGTGGCATGTGTCGTACCACCAGTGGTGCACTCAAACACGTAGCCCTTCGCAGCTACGGTCGCATACGCCTCTTGAGGCACCCTTCGAGCCCCAGTCGAAACAACCTGAGCCGCAGCCCAAAGGGTTGCAACTCCTGATTTGACGTAATAACTGGCCATGTTAGTACATCACTCAAACAAGTCTCGCCTGTGGATCAAAGTACAACGTGTAACTCGCCTTCGCAAAGCACACTCTCGCCCGTATCATTCCAACTGACTGTGGAGTAAAGGTAACTGCGATTTTCTGGCTGTTCGGGTTAGTCATGGATTTTGTCCACGACCCTGCTCCGGCACCAGCCGCTAGATTGGCCCCTGCTGCAAGAATCGAAGCGACAGTAGACACCCAAGTACTCTTGCAAGAGCTTCCCGATCCATAGTACTCGTACTCGATCCAGACTTCGTTATCCTTCAGGTTAGTAACCGAATCATGGAGAAATTCTAGGGTTAGCGTTCTGGGTACCCCGGTAATTTCATTCCACACTTGAAGCCATTTAGAACGTGCCGGGAAAATCTTCCCAAGGGCAGGTTCGGCATTCGTTACTAGTTTTTGCGAATACTTAGTTCCTTGCAGCGACGCACCGCCAGAAGTGAAATAGGTGGCGGTATCAAGAGTAAAGGTACCTCCGTAAACTTCACTCCGATACTTGAGCAAATCTAGGCTTGACCCGTAGACATACCCCTCCACTCTGAGGCCGATTGGAACGGTTAAAGCCGCATCATTAAGATTCGCATTGACATTGAGGCTGCTGTTCATCAAAACCATGTAGCCAGCCGCCAGGTAAGAGTTATTAGCAGAGAAAACAGACTTTCCCGCCGCAAGATTGGAAAAATCAGAGGCTGTCACTTCTTGCCGAGATACCGTATGCCTGCGACCAAAAACGCTCTGGAAAATGTTCGTGGGGAGGGTACCGGCCCCGTCAATACTCACGTTCACCCACTCCGAATCCCCGCCAGCGTCAAGCTGGTAATGAGTTACGTACTGGCTCGGGGCAGAAAACTTAAACACCGGGTTCCTCACCCGCAAATATCTGGAATTTAACGTGAACCCTGTATTGCCACCCCCGCCATTGATGGTGAACTTGCAATCTTCCAGTGCAAGCATAGCCCAACCGGAACCAAGTTCTACTAAAACGTTATTGGTAACGAAATAAATTCCGTAGATGTAAACCACAGATTGCGAACCCAGACCAAGCCAAGTAATCCCATTAGACCCAGTTGGCGCAACTATCGCTCCCGCTAGAAGCGTAGTCGGCGGCTCCGGACTACCTGCCGAATCCACCGACAAAATGGAAAGAGTTCCTTCCCCGACAGTAAAAAGAAACCCCCCACTGGAAACAGCCGCAGGCGCTTCACTGTGAACAGAAGCCACGTAAAGCACATCGCCAGAAGCAGCCCTAGCACTGACCAGCCAGTAATGGACGAACGCAAGAGCATTCGCCCACGTAATCGGGTCTCTACACGTCCAAATTACACCATTGTCATTGACTGTATTACCGGGAGTGGTCGGCCACGTTGGTTCTGTCGCCGCATCCGTGGTCCCGCCGGTGGTGCATTCAAAAACGTAGCCCTTCGCTAGTGGGGTCGCATAGGCTTCGCGCGGGACCCTTCGATCCCCGGATACCACAACTTGAGCCGTCGCCCAAAGTGACGCGACACCAGATTTAACGTAATAGCCAGCCACCCTATCAACTTCCCATCGCTGTGCGCGTGAACATCGTACCAAGTTTGGACATCGCCGCAATGTGCGACTTTGCACGGTCCGCTGACACGAGCATCGCGGCGCTTACCGCTACCTGCCCGCCAAGCGGGTCCATCGTCCAGAACTGCAACCCGGTATCGCCGTTACCTCCGCGCGCGATCAGGTTGAGGCACCACCGATACATCCCCGGGGCAAGACGAACCTGAGCGTTCGTACTCCACCCGCGCGCACTGGACACATAGATCGTCTGCTCCCGCGCGGTCGGGTTAAACAACCCCACAAGCGTCATCATCGCGTTCGCGGTCCCCGATAGCCCGGACCACGAAGCTCCCCCTCGAATCCACGCCCACGCCGTATTCGGAGCCGTCAAGGCGTCTAGCTGAGCTTGAGTAGGAGCAGCATCAGTACTCGCCCCAGCGAAATTCACGACACGACAGGACCCGAGTATCGGATGCGAAGCAAGCCCTCCGTCCGTCGCCCCTCCCGAGAATTTGTACCCGGTCGCGCCAGCACGCAGCGTGGGATGAGCCTCGTTCGGCATCGAAGGATCGGAGCGAACATCAAAACATCCGGTGTACCAACTTTGCCACCAAGTGCTATCCCCGCCCGCGAACTGCGGCGCCAAGAATGTATCCGGCAACTTGACTACGTTCTGCGCGTACCCGAGCCCGCGCCCGCCGTGGCCGTGGAAGTACACGCCCGCCCGCTCACCTTTCGCGCGCGCGATGCAGACCCCCGTGTGCCCGCCCCCGCTGTAGTTCGTGAGGTTTACGCGCGCTCCATCCTCCAGCGTAATGTATTCCTTCACTTGCGCGCAGGCATTGTCGTGCGACTCAAGCGCGAGCGACGTGCCCGGCGCAAGATAGAAAGCGGTGTGCGGGATCTTCCACGTGTCGCCGTAGCGATCCTTGAAGTCCCAATCCGGGTTGCCTCCGGTCAGATACTCCCCTCCACCACCAACCACACGCACATCCGGCCCCCAGCCCTCGTTGCCACCCCCGAGAAGAGCAAGAAAGCAGTGCCCACTCAGGAACTGCGGACGGTCTAAATGAAGGTCACCTTGCCCATACGGCCCGCGCTGGTTGACGACCATATGGACGTGGTTCTCGTTCATGCGCGGCGAATAGAACACGTTGGAGTTAGCACCCCCTCCTACTTTGCCGGCGGTCATCTCGATCCCGACTTTACATTGCTCGACGTGCAGCCCATACATCTGCCCGAACTGCGCCGTGTCAATCTGAAGTCCACGCTCAAGGCCGTTCAAAGACACGTTCTCAAGCTGCCAGCGTCCGTGCGTCTGGTCGTCCACCGGAGCCCCTACAGGTGCCCCCGGTACCCCACCCAGTTGACCCACACGTAGGCCAACTACTCCCGGACGATTCCGCCCGGCAATGGCAATGTTCCTGAGTGCAAACTTTCCTACGCCCTGCGCGCCCTCCCACTTCGGGAAGGTGCGGACCATCACGATGTTATCCGCCGCCGCCCACAGGCGCGCATCGTGGCCGTCATAGTTTCCGATCTGCGGCAGGACTATGTCCGCCGTGACCTCGATATTGACCGGCTTCTCGTGCCAGATGGGTCCAGCGTTATCCCATGGCACTGCCGCCGTTCCGGTCCCTGAACCAGCCGGGCCTTGTGGGCCGACAGGTCCAACTGAACCCTGTGGACCTTGAGGACCGGTAGGACCTGTGGCGCCAGCGGCTCCAGCGGGACCCGTGGCTCCAGCGGGACCTATGGGGCCTACTGGGCCTTGTGGGCCTGCTGGGCCGGTCCCAGAGCCGCTGCCGGTTCCCGCCGGACCAGTCGCCCCGATTGGCCCCTGTGGCCCTACAGGGCCTGCTGGGCCTACTGGTCCCGCTGGACCTACAGGGCCGGCTGGGCCTTGAGTGCCACCCCCGGTGGTGCCCCCACCCTCCACCGCTGCGCGGATCGCTGCTATGTCAACTGCAACCTGTTCAGCGATACCCATTTGGGAACCCTTTCATTAAAAAGAAAAGAGTCAAATAATTTGTGGCGGCTTCCCAGAAAGAACCAACCTACACAGCCGAGACTTCACCGTTTTGTTTACGGGGGGGACTGGAACTACCTCGTAAGGAATCATCACGATCTCACCATCCTCACCAATGTAAGGACGATAGAGGGCTGTCGGGAGGACCACCCCCGGCTTCAGCATCAGCAGTGACCCGTTGATGACGGGCATGCTTACCTCTGCGCGAATACTTTGAAGTCGTCAGAATCCCCAACCACCTTTACCTGAGATAGCGGGGTTTGAAATTCCACGATGATCGGGAAGGGGTCTCCGCCCTCGGCCCAATTACCCAGTTCCAACCATGCGGATTTCTGATGTACTCGGCCATACATGATGACCACCACACCACTGGCGGGCGTGGCATCTATTTGTGCATGGGACGCCGCGAACACAATCTGACTTTGAAGAGGGAGTTCTACAACCATGTTGCCCGCATCAACTGTGGACCCATCCACAATCGCGGCTGGCATGGTAGTCGGAACCCAGTCGAAAAAGGCCCGCCCTGCTTCGTACCCGACAACGGTCACCGTCTCCCCCGTGGCATCCAGCGCCGGGTACTTGGCACTGGTGAGGTTGATGGCCGCCGCAGTAAGCGGCACATCGAAGGCGTCCGCATACGCGCGTAGCGTAGTGCCCGTTCGCTTCAGTTGCGCAATCGCGGCTTGGTAGTACAGCGGAGGAGTAGCGGCGGGATCGTAAACCGGGAAAGAGCGGCGCGTCAGGTCATTCGTGGCAGTCTGTGTCATCTCTATCTCCAAAAACCACGCTTGCAATTGATTGCAAGCTTCACCGGCAACAGCCTACTCCACCTAACGAATCGGGGCAACTTTACACGTACATTTTCCATGCACCAGATTTAGTAATAGGCCCATTAGGCATTACCTTGGACCACTGAAAGTCATAGCGTTCATGCTCATAGGTAATTGGATGAAAGATTATGTGGTTAAAAAACCCAACAATCGAGACTTCTTCCCCGGTGGGCAAAACCCAGAAGTTTCCACCTTCAGCAAACTTTATATAGATTTGCCCGTTGTAGGGAGCGATAGAGGCCACCACGGAATCCCCATCAAAAAAATTATGAGAAGTAAAATCATCTATCACAGAGTTGTAGACATAATGCCTTTGGAAGTTTGATTGCAGAACCTCATAGGCCATGCCTATGTTTTCCAAACCAGTGCCACTCACTGTAATTTTTATTGTTACGTCCCCAACAAAACTATGATGCTCGTAGTAAGGTGGGCCAAAGAACTGATCCGCAAAATGCGCCCCAACATCTAGCAGAACTTCGTCACCCCCGGGTTTCCAAGCCCATACAACAAGCCTTCTACCGTGAGTGCCAGTCGGAAACCCGGGAGGTGCCGCCCCAAGATCGCCAAATCCCGGATTGAAATCCTGATCCAACGTAATCAATCGTGAAGCAGGTATTTCCGTATCTCTAGCATAAATGGTTCCAAATGGTTTCACAGCTACTTCTAAAGCTGAAAGCATGCCCGCTCGGGTCACTTCATTAACCCCAAGGGTGCACAAAAACCGATCCCCGTTGCCGTCAAAATAAATCCACTGGTAGTACCCCAACCCCACACTGGGGAACCCGTGGACAAACCTTCCTACCCCGACAGCTAGCGCATAGTCTCTCCACTGGTATCCGCGTTCGACATCCTCTTTTGCCTCCTCGACTGATCTGGGAGTCATTTCCCACCCGGGTCTCTTGATCAGGCGGGATTCATTCCACCCGTGCACGGGGATAATACCAATACTAAAGGGGTGAAGAGGATTGACCCAAGACGGGATTACTAGATGATGCATAGGTATCGTCGCTAAGGTAGGTAAAATCAATGCTCCGTCCGTGTCATCGGTTCCTTCAACCTTTCCATGATAAGGAGCACCCCAGAACTTCGGCCGCTGTGGACCAAAGCTACCCTTACTCTTGAACCCCCGCGACTGATTGATCATCACGGCTCTTTCTGGAACCGAAACTCAACCAAAGCTCCTTGAGCATCAGTCATCTTCAAGGTCTTGATTGGTTCGTACTCAAAAGCCAGAAGCCCGTCCGAAGACATCACCACTTCAGCAGGCCAATACGTTCTTTGCACAGTCTCCTGAGCGGCTGGAAGCCCTTCCTTCAGTGGACTGGCTATCCCCGCAGCGATTGATTTGGTTACAGCTGGATCAGCCGCCTTACCAGTTCCCCCGGGGAGTACCCCGCGAGCAGGAAGAGCCTGTAGCGTCTCTGTCTTGGTTTCTATGTTCCCCGCGAGCAGCGACCCAACGGCAGTGATAAACCTAGAATCAAGCCGGCTCGGCGTAGCCTCTTCAAACGGCTTGCGCCCCGACACGAGATTGCTGGGCGTGGAATCGCTGAACGGCACCCGCGCAGAAACCTGACCCGTTACAGCCGGGGCAGTCCCACTCCCCGGCAGTCCTTTATCGGCTGGCCGCGTCTGCCCGTTCATGCGTGCCCCCTGAGATACGTGCGACCGGTTATCTTTGACGTGTAGGCCATATCACAGTGTCTCCAGTACCTCGGGCAGATCAATGTGCAGGTTGGTGTACGTTCCCTTGAGAGCACTCAAATCGTTCACCCGCACCCACACTGGAATCGCCCCAGCAACCCCAGAATAGACTGTCACAACCTGCAAATCCAAAGGAGCCCCGGGGGTGTTGGTATCCAACTCTGCTTCCGTCAGCGCAAGCGTGATAGCTGGAGCGTCTTGTGGCCCACTTCCCCCTAAATCGTCCACAACCGACAGGATGAAGTTGTCCACGCTCGGGGCCGAAACCATCTCATAGATGAACAGCCCTACCGCTCCTAGAAACACTTGAAAATCCGCTGGGGCCAGTACCCCGTCTTGGTCTTGCAACGCCAACAGCGGGTCCTCCAGCGGTAGTAGAAGCGCCGCATCTGAATACCATTTCAGTGAGATCGCCATAGTCTCTCCAGATCAAACCACCGTCGGAACCTGCCCTGTTATCACCATGGCCCCAACATCCATGTGGATACTGTGAACCGCTCGCCACCCAGTCAACACCAACACTCCGCGCGAAACGATGATGTTCAAAGCGATCACCGGCACTTTCCCTGTCACTACCATACTTCCCTTGGCGGGAGCTATCGCAAAGCTTAGCTTCGGAGCGTACCCACGAACAACCAACTGCCCCGTTGCGGGGTAGCTGATGGGAACCACCAAGCCCGGCGCAAAGGTCGTGACTCTCAAGAACCCGGTGCCGGTAGGCACGCCCAACGCCGACATGGACAGCACATCCATGGGTATCGCAACCAGAATCTCCTGAAACACCTCGTACTCAATCGGATCGGTGTCAACGGCGAGTATATCCGGAGCAGTGACTCGGAACTCTGTCGGATAACTAGCCTCCAACAGGAGAGTCTCCCCCGGGGGCGGTACCGAGTAGTTCCCACGATAACCTTGCCACGACGTAGCCAAAGGTCCGGACGCTGCGTGCGCGCCGTACTCCACTGTCATTGCAGGAGGAGGGGGAATGATGGGCGGATCAGGCACAGGAGGCGGCGCCGGGGCCGCCAACGGCGTGCTCTGCTGAATGCCTACCGCAGAAATGCTCGACAGCGCCAACTTCACGTCCATCGTGGCCGCGCCGGTATCGTTGTCCATCGAAAACACGAATTGCCGCACCTTGCCCTTGGCCCTGAGTCTGTCGTAATCAATCTCCACCGTGTGCGGCAAATCCAGAACCGGGTTCAACAGAGCTTGGAACCGCACCGAGCTTCCTCTATGGCTCGCCTTGATCGTGGTGGAGGCTTTGGCGATGAGCGTCAGCACCGCAGCATCGGATTCCACTCTCCCGTTACCGGCTTCATAGTGGTAATCCAGAAAGGGCTCACCATTACTCATCTCGCCAAGGTCAGTCGGGGGCACCAGCCTGCTCGATTCCCACGCCTGCGAATCGAACTTCACCTCCATCGCCCCGGAATCAGTAGATTGCAGGATGCCCACCTCGGTGATCGACAGGGGGCAGGACACCGTGATGGTGTACTGCTCAGTGATGGGCTGCGCCCACCGCCGCATCAGCCAAACGCTGCCGCCCCAGCAAAGAGTCTCCCGCAACCCGGGATTGACGTACCAGATGCCTCCGTAGATGGCCTGATTCGCCGGGATCTCGTAGAACGAGACCCCCATAAGATCCCAGCCGGAAATGCCCCCCGCACCGCGCTGAATCATCTCCTTAGATGGCAGGGTGAACCCCGAAAATACGAACGGATAATTCGGAGCAACCAGCGCATTGATCGCTGGAAGCTGGAACGAGTAGACATAGCTTCTAGCCTTCAACCTCGGAAATCTGAAACCGTACTCGATCACCACCTTGTTCACGATCTGCGAGCGGTTGGCTACTTCCACCTCCAGACTGCCATCTATGATGTTGTCCAGTGCAGTGTTGTCGAATTTAAGATCAGCCACATCAGACGACGCCCACCCGTAGGAGCGCACCACGCGATACGGGTTCATGTCCACAGACTTGGGCACCGTGCTTGCCTGTGCCTGAAAGTACTCGTAGCTGTTCATCGTGGGATTGAAAACAAACGGGCTCCAGTGCCCGCCGATCAAAGCGCTGATCTGCTCCCGCGTAAGCTGCCCAACGTAGTTGTTCAGATCGTCGGTACACTGGAAATTGACCACGTGCAGCACCGGATCATAGGTGGGCACATCCACAAACCCGGTAAACACCCTGACACTGCTTTGCAAGTCGCCATTGGAGGCGTAGGTTGCAAAGTTGATGGTCACCAGCTTGCCAACCCACGCCGGTATCACCACGTTGGTATCCGGTGGAACCATCTTGAAGCTTGCTATACGGGCTTGACCCTCTTCAGCCTCAACCTCAATCGCTCCGGTGCACTGAGTGCTGATGTCCACCCCATCCAGCACTACAATCGATGCCCACCGTGCACCTAGCTGATTGAAGTCATCAATATCTATGACTTGTATATCTATGTCGTGAACAAACGGCCCGCCGCTCAACTCGCCAACTTTGATTGTCACCGGCAGCGTAACCGGGCTGGACCCGAGCAATGCCAACACCGGGCTCACTTCAACCGTGATCAAATCCCCGCTGCTGTTCAACAGCACAAAAGCTTGTGCCGGAATCGGTGCCGCTGTGGCTAGAACAAGGGTCTCAGAAGTATCTGCAACCGCAAACGAAGAGCCTGTCGCCGCCCCTGCACTTGATTGCACGAGCACCAGACTGCCATCGGCGACAAGCCCTACAAAGAACTGATCAAGGACCATGAAGCAACTACGCTTCCGAAATCTTCTCTACACTAGCCAGCACTTCTTCCCATACCTCCCCATTCTGAGACACCACCAGATCAGAAACGTCGTTGATTGCGGCGTACATGCCGTCCTTCCACACAAAGTCGGTCAAAGACACAGATAGACCAGCCGGGCGCAACACTGTAGCCCCCCAGTCGCGGACAATGGCCCCCGCTGCAATTAACTGCATGGCGGACTGATGAGCACTCACAGGGGCCAGAATCATTGCAACGCCCAAATCGCTTGAAGCCAGAATGTGATCGAACAACACAGCTTCTGGATCAAACGTGTACCCGACAGCAAGCGCGAACACTGTATCCGGCGTGGCTAGTAAGGACAGCCAGACGTGCCTACGCGGGTAGGAATTCTGATCGTAGTCCCAAGCTTGTCTGACATCCCCGAGGGTATTGGCATCCGTAACCGCTACCTCGGCGTAAGTCGCATCGATGGTCTTGAACACCCTACCCTTTAGAGAAACCGCGAACAGGTCCATCCCGCTAGTGCGGGAGTCATACCTGACGCAGGTGATCCGATCAGTGAAAGGCTCTTGCGGGTAAGCAGGCGTTAGCAACTCAACTATCTCCACCTTGGTCAGAGCATCCCCATTCGTAGAATAAAATACGAAACGACCGCCCCATGCAACTACTTGCCCGTTGGCAATATCAAGATTAAGCTGGGTATCCGCTTGATAGTCTGCGTCCGTTTCCGTGTACGTTGCAAACGTAACTCCGTCCGTACTATGCCTTATCTGCGTGGCAGAAATACGTGCCGCAAATTCAGATGCAGTCAATGACACGTCGCCCCCAAACACGCTGCCCGGGAAAGACCCAGACGTAGAGAAAGTACTAGCCCATGAAGAATCCGTTGCTGGGGTAGTAGTCTCATACACGCCCCAATTACTAGCACTTTCATTGACGATTAAAGCTCTGTATTTCGCACTACCTGAATCGTAACCTACACCACAAACCCAACGGTTAGGTTGCGAAGTTCCTACGGTGTGCTCTACCCAAGTGTCCCCGTTGTTGGACGAATAAACATAGCCAGATAGCCCATAGGCAAATAGATTCCCGTTGAGACGCCGAATACCTCTACTCGGAAGCACTCCACCGGAAGGCGAAAAACTAAGAGACCACGTCCCGCCATTCTTGCTCCGATACAAGCGCCCGTTGGACGTAAGAGCAAACCGGTAAATGTCGGTCGCCGTGTAAGCCAAACACGCTATCCCGGTGTAACCCCCCGCTATCCAAAGCGCAGCCAAGCCAGAGTCGCCATCCCAAGTGGTACCTGCTGCATTGGCAGAGAGAGCCGTCTTGGCCCCCACTGCAAAACCCGTCGAACCATCTTCAGACCAGTCGTACACCCCTCCTCGAACAAAGGAATGCCTCCCAACAATCGCATCTTCGGCAAGCACTTCCAGAACATGCGTAGTCCCAACTAGGGAAGCAGCATCAAACCCGCAAATCTGCCCACCCGAGTTGAGGAAGCGTACCGACTCTCGCCCGCTGATCTCCGGATCACCACCACAGTAAATAGAAAACAAGGTGCCCGTGTTGGTGGTGTCAACGAACGTTTCTGTAATGGTTGTTGGCCCTACTGCAATCTCGTATAGCTCCCCGTCTTGACCGTAGGAATACACGATGCGCTTGGTCATCTTGCGCCCGCGCTGGGGCTTGATGAACGCGGGCTCGGAGGTAAGAGGACCAAGATCAGTAGGAGTACCCGCCTGCGTGCCGTCCGTCATCCACACTGTACCGTCAGCGAAGACGAAGAACATGCCGTCCGAATTCCTCACCACCCCATAGACCGTGGTCGGAGCCGGGCTGATGTTATGGAATAGCGATGAAATCCTAGCGAGTGCCATCTATGCCTCCTCAGCGTGCAGACTCCAGCCGTAGGCTGAGCCTCGCACATCAACGTTCTCTCTCAACGGATCGCAGATCACCGTAAGCTGTGGCCAATACTTGACCCGGTAACCCAACGCCCCGGCAACCACTGTCAGCGTGGCCAACTGTCCTACCATGCCCACCCCTGTCTCCTGCATCAGCCCGGTAGGCAAGACGACAAAGCCCTGCAGCGGCACATCCGAGCGGTATACAGGCACTAGAATCACGTTGCCTTCTGCACTCGCCACGCGCGGGGCCACGCACTTCATGGTCCATGTCTGAGTGATATCAATGTCGGCCAACGCTGGCGGGACGGTACCGTTGCCGCTCACGTCAGTGGCAATCTTTTGCCATGAGCGCTGCCGGCGCCCGCTTCCCCCCAGCATCCTATGGCTCGCGTAGCCCCCCAGAGCCTCATAGGTCTGCGACAGGTCTGCGGCCGTGTAGAGGGGTACCACCAAGTCCTCGGACCCGCTGGTGAGCACTAGAGGAGGTACAAGAGCCATCGAAAGATCCTTTCTAACTACGCCCGGAGTACGCCCAGTTACGGCTAGAGCGCCGGCTGCTGGAAATACGTCCGGCATTACCGCCCCCGGCGCTTCAGGCTCTCGCGCATCACAGCGGCCTTCAAGGACGCAACCACATCAGTCGCTGCCGACATACCAAACGTACCGAAGGGCAGAACCAGATTCACGGGAGCCAGTGCGAGATTGCTGCCCGCCTCGGCATTACCCACGCGCAGCGACGAAGACCGGCCCACCACGCCACCCGTGGCGAAGCGCGGCATCCTGCGGCGCGGCAATCTCAGTTCATTGACGGCGTGCATGAATGTCTCGCCGTATTTAGCCACGGCCCTCGGGTTCATGACGAACTCGCCGCCAGTCAGCCACCCCAGCACAGCATCCAAAGGCGAACGCGGCCCACGCACCGGGCCACCCTCGGCAAACTTCTTGTCCGACAAACCAGACAGCGTAGCCGTTACGTTCTTGTTGGGACCCATCAATTCTTCCGGCACGAAGCGCACCGGGATGTTGATCACCATGCCTTGCAACTCGGTCGTCTTGTCCACGATGGCCTTATCGTCAGGCATGTAAGCCACCCGCGTAGTGACGATCTTGGCGGACTGCTGTTTCTCGAATTCCTTCAAGGCAGCAGTGGACTCAATCAAGTTCTCTTTGTCGATCAACTGCAGCTTCTGGCCCTGAAGGCTGACTATCGTCTTCTGTATGTCTGCCAGCTTGGTGTCAAGAGACTGTATGTTGGCGAGCGTGCTTGCTTGCTCTTCCTTGGTAACCGCTCTTTCTTTTGCTAACAAGGCAATTCGATTGGCCCTGATGATGTTACCTGCTTCAAACGCGTTGGCAGCCGCTTGAGCCGCCGTCTGAATGGTTACCTCCCCATCCACCACTTCCTGTGAAAACTGCGGGACCAGCGCCGTCTGCCGCTCTATCAAAGCTTTCGCTGTCTCAAAATCCTTCTTCTGAATAGCAGCCCGTATCTCGGAGGTACGCCGGTCAAACTCCAGTCTGGCATCCCCGATCTTTTGCGAGGAGCCCAGCTGCTGGCGCTCAAAATCGACCACACTGAATTGCCCCTCGCGCTTCAGGTCGGCGATCTGCTTATCAATTCCCTTGATCTTCTCGCCATACGCCTTGTAGTCCGCCGCCATCTTCTGGCGCTCGGCGAACACCGCCTGACTGAGACTCTGGTTGGCCTTGATCTGCGAGGTGATCAGATCCTGCGTGATCTTCTGCATCTCTAGGGCATGTGCCCGCGAAAAGGTCCCGTCGTCTTTCCGTAGCGTTCCATATACGGCTAACAAGCGCTTTGCCTCGTTCTCGGCAACGCGCACCATCTCAAGGCTCTGCGCTTCGGCAATGCGCACCCGTTCCTGCGCGAAACGGTTCTGCGCCTCTCGCACCTCTCCGGTCTTGTTTCGCAGCGTCAACACGTCGAGAGTGTCAGTTTCCAGCTTAGCCAGCTGCTGACGCTGCGCATCGAAGTTGATCGTGGAAATCTCGCGCAACGCCGCAGCATGCGCGCGTATCTGCTCAGCAGTTTCCTTCTCTACGACTATCTGTGCTTTGGAGGATTCAGTGCTGCTCTTCACCAGATCAGAACGCAGCTTCTGCTGCCACCTTACATCCTCTTCCGCCCGACCTAGCTCTACCAAACGTACCCGTAAAAGTATCGCTGCCTGCCCATATTTGTCCTGACTCTCGGCCAGCACCAGCTTGGCTTCAGCATCTTTACGACTCAGTCTGATATCCTCCTCATACTTTTTTAACTGAGCGTCCGTCAAAGCGGATACTTCCGCCAATCCCTTAGTCTCCACTCCAGTTGCAGCAACCCCTGCTACCGCTAGAGCTTCCTGAGCCTCCTTAACAGCCTTCACCTTTACAGCATGCTGTTCCAGCCTGCTGTTAATGTCCTTGTAGGCCGCTACCAACGCCACAGCGCCAGCCACAGCAACTGCCAGCACCCTACCTACCGGGGTGAAAGCGAGCAGTCCTAGGCCCTTCTTGACCAGTTCCAGAGAACTGGCCAGCAAAGTCACTTCCCCCGCAGCAACGACTGCCGCTTTGCCTGTCGCAGCTGTTGCAGCGGTTGCAGCCGTAAGCAGCGCCGGCAGGGGCCTAAGCACCTTGATCAAGGCGGCGCCAGCTTTCACTAGACTAAAGATAGCAAGGCCAAACCCCAGCAATGCCGTGATGGTCGGGTGAATTTCGGCAAGATGCTTGATCGTAGTAAACAGGGAATCAAGTACTCGTATGGCAGGCAAAATAAACTCAAGCATCGCCGTGCCAATCTGCTCAAAGGCCAGCCGCACCGTGTTAGCCAACAGAACAAATTGCTGGCCCGCCGAGCTTTGCACCCTTCCAGCTTGGGAATCCATCCGCCCCAAGGCTTCATTAAGCCCCTCCATGGAACTCGTGAGACCCTCGACTCCTTCCTTTGCCAGCGTCTGAACAGATGCGAAAATCCGGGCGTTACCCGTCAAGCCCGTGAGAGCGGTTTCTCCATTCTTGGCAGCATCCGTTACGATCTTCAGGGCGCCCGCAAGCCCCCGCGACTTGATCGCGGCTTCCGCACTCTTGAACCCTGCCTGTTCAAACACCTCCACCAACTCTTTGGAGGGCCTGCTAATCGCTACAATCACACTTTGAAGAGTGGAAAGAGAGCGCTGCGGAGACAGCCCTGAATTGGCCAGAGAGATCAGGCTTCCCTGCAACTCCTCGAAAGAAATACCAAGCTCCTGTGCGGTCGGTATCAGGTTACCCAGCCCTCTCGACAGCTGTTGAAAGGACAACCCGCTCCGCTGGGAAGTGAGCAACAGCTGATCCGCCACTTTGGAAGCCTGAGTACCTGCCAACCCATAGCCTTGCAGGACCGTGGTGACGGCTTGCATCGTGGAGGCGTAACCCTCGCCATTTATGATCCCCAGCTTCAATGCCGTGTTAACCACCTCCTGAGCCTCTGTGGCACTCTTGGCGCCCGCACTGAACGCAGTACCGTAGAGCTTGGCCACCTCATCAGCAGCCACGCCGTAGGCTTTTGAAGAGGCTTCTACCGCAGTGGATACTTCCTTGGTGGTTACTCCGAAATCCTCCGCGCGGAGTTGCGCACGCAAAACCTCGGTTTCCAACTCGGCAGCGCCCTTGATGGCAACATTGAAAAACGCCCCGATGGATACCGCCCCGCCCGTCAACGTGGCAACCGCTGACAGGAATTCACGCATGGTGTCATTCAGCTTCTTGACAGCCAACTGAGAGTGCTTAGCCCCGTCCTCAATGGGCTTGAACATGCCCGTGCTCTTTTGCTTTACCTCCTGAACCGTGGAGTCAAGCTCCTTCAACTGCTTGTCGGCTTCTGAGGCTCCGGCAGAAACGGTTTGGACAGTCTCTCCCTTCAACCGTGCTACCGCAGCCCCAAACTGCTCAACCTTGTTTTTCGTCTCGTCAGTAGTCCTGCCAACAAGCTTCATGCCGTCCATCAGCGACAGCGCGAATTCTTGCTTAACGTCACGCTTATCTCCCAACTGCTGAAGCTCGGTGATCTTGGCTACCAAGCCATCAACATCTTCAGTCGTCTGCTTGATGATGCCTTCAGCTAGGTTTTGTACTGCAAGCGTTACCTCAATGCGAGTCTGATCAGCCATCGTAGTGGTCCTTGATGAATTTCAAGAAGCTTTTCTTGTCCGCTTGGGTAGCGACGCGCATCATCAACAGCTGATCGTAAGCCTCGTTACTGTGTCGCGCCCGCGCGAGCGTGTGAAACATCCACAGCTGACGCAGGGTATACCCCATGATCTGTGGCAACAAATGGCCGTTTGCGCACAGGTATTCCACCGCAGTCCCTAGTGCCCTTTGCCAATCTTGATCACCTTCTTGGCCGGTCTCATGACTTCGTTCACGGCGCCTGCGGCGATCTCGTCCAGCTTCATTCGGGCTGCCATCCTTCCCGCGCCTGCCGCGAGACTGCGGAGCATCTTTACAAACTCATCCTCATCAAGAACCGTCAACTCCCACACATCCTGCAGTGCCTTCAGCTGCACTTGCAGAGGCAGCTTACTGACCATGCCAGCCTCGCCCGGCTCGTCGGCCGCGTAGGCGATGATTGACGCACAGAACTCCGGGGAGTTAACCAGAATCTGCTCTATCGTGGTGGCGCCGCTGAACAGGGCATTGGTAGTCTCCGGATTCAGCTTCAACAGCATCACAATGTCGTTAAGTGTCAACCCCCGCACCTCAAACTTGCCAGAGGGGGCAACAATCTCGCGCTTCTCTATCTTCAGATCCTTCAAACCCATGGCTCACTCCCTTGGCCTAGTGTTAACTGCAACCGCCTGCAACTAACTGCACGCCCTCCATGGCATGAAAAGAAGGGGGCCGAAGCCCCCTTTTCAAAACTACCCCACCCTCAACAACACCCCATTCTTACCTGATGGTACGCACGTTGAAGAACTTGCTCCCGCTGGTGCGCAAAGAATCCGCGAGCGCATTGCCCTCGATCTGGAACTGCGCAAGATCCTCGGTGATGAGCGCCAGTTCCTGCAGCGGGCTCGCCTGCAGCCTGAACACATCCACAACCACCGGGCTATTGCCGTCCGCAGTGTTGAGACCCTCGAAACGCACGTACTTCTCAAGCGTGCCTTGCGTCAGGGCATCCATCCTCTGCTGCGCCGCATAGCTGTAATCAACGTCCAGCGTGAAACCATCCGTCTCAAGCTCACCCCCAGACGTGTAGGCAAGGGCCACCGTGGAAGTGTTGATCGTGACAGACGTGTTGGCAACGAACGACACAACCAGATGCCGCCTGTCATTAAGCACGGTGCTCATTGTGCCCGTGACAGCAGTAATGCCGACATAGCCCCCCACCACTACACCTGCGGTGTTCGCAATAGAAACCACTGCGTTGGTAGCCACTGACACAGCAGTAATTGCCACGCCGTCATCAGCCAGCTTGTCAAACAACTGCGCCCCCAACCCATCGTTGAAGTACAGCGAGCCCGCGTCGGTATTGGTCTTGTAATCCCACGGCGTATTGTCATCCACATACGGGGTGAGCGTTACAGCGTTGATCCCAACAACTACCGTAGAAACCCGGAGGTTCTCCAGCGGAGTCACCTTGCCGAAGTAGCCAAGAGGAGACTCGTTTGTGACACTGCCAGCGTTCTTGATCGTCACGTTGCCGCGAAGCGCCACCGCAAGGTTCTCCGCGATCACGTTCTCGACTGTGAAAGCCACCGTCACGTTAGTCTCCTGATTCAGCCGGAGATCAATCGCGCGTTGGCCTGACTGAGACTCCTTGTGCTCAAGGTTGGTCTCATCCACGCTTATGGTAAGTTCCGGCACGTTGCCAACAGGCACAAGACCCGCCGGAGCCCCAAGGGCATCCCGGTCCCCTATCATCAGCACGCCTTGGCCGGAGTAGTAGTAGCTCTGGCGGTCCCAAGTGCTCATTTCATGTCTCCTTGATTATGCGTCTGGCCTAAGATGGTTAGCGCTTGTTGAACCAGACCAGAAGCAACTGATCCGTGCTGATGTCGGTCCCGGACTTCACACCGCCAGTCGCGTTTCCACCGCTAAGGACGGCCCCGGATACGGCAGTGGTGGTGGCAGATTCCGCAAGGGTAAACGCATTGCCACCGGTACCCTCGGCAACAGCCGTGATGGTAACAACCCCTGCAACCGCAGCCGCTCGTACCTGCTGGCTTCCGTCCCACGCCTCGACTTCGTTGACCACCGCAACAACATTGGCAGCAGTAGTATCTTCATCAGTGCCAAGGTTGATCTGCCGGGAACCCGGCGTGCGCACGGCAACAGCGGCGATGAACGTGTAGATTTTGGCATTGACCGTAATGGTCTCGGCAGCAATCGGGACCCCGGTAAACGTAATCGTGCCAGAGGCTCTCAGATCCACAATGGTCACGTCGGTAAGCAGAGCAAGAGTACCCGCCGTGTTATGGACTGCAGCGATAACGGTATCTTCATCCCGAATCGCGGCCAAATCCATCTTGGTGGAAGCGGTGGCGCCCGCGAGAAGAGAGATCGTCAACCCCTGTTGTTCCACAAGGATCGCGCGCAAGAGCTTATCCAGCCCAGAGCCACCCTTGCCAAAATTGGAAGAAATCGTGGTCAGCATTTCAATGTCTCCATGTAAGTAGTCGCGGCTTTACTTGTCGGCGCGCGATTTGCCGAAGCGACTCAGAGTGTGTCTACGCTCGGAAGCGCCTTTCTCATTTAGATCCTTCTCTACTGCCACTTCAGCATCGTAAGAAGATTTGAAACTCACCTCTTTGCTCGGTTCCGGAGCAGTCTCTTTCACGGGGGTACCTTCAGGCACTGCAATCGAAGCGCGAATGGCCTTGAGGATCTCTCCCTTGGGTAAGGCAACCCCCCGCTCCACAAGCCACTTCGCCTTGTGCGCCGGAAGAACTAGAACCGATCCAGCGGAGCACAGCAGCCCCTTGTGGATGTGATCCCGTATGAGAGTGACTTCTACCTGCTGCATATCACCTCCGATTCTAGGGCTCACAGCGCCTCCTAACAAGCTGCTATGAGTGATAGCCGAAATAGGCCGAGTTGTCCTGACGCTTCACGGTGAGCATCATGGGTGTCAGCCAGCGCACCACGTGCACATGGTTGTTGCCCATATTGGGGGCGGGCACTTCACTGACGAAGCGCCATGGGTGCCCCGTGGGGGCTCTCTGTTCAAGCATCGCCAGCCGCAGCTGGTCCAGAATGTTGATAACCATGTTCTTGCGCTCGGCGCCAGCTATGGAATTGGTGTCGCTGATGACCGCTATGGCGACCTGTAGGCGGGCGCTGATGCCCTCGGGGCCACCCTGCCCACCTTGGATGAGACCCTCGTAGAAGACGCCACAGCACGGTTTCTGGACCTGCACAGCGGCATCCAACAAATCCTTCTCGCTGTAGACATAAAACGTGCGGGTTTTGAACTGTGCAATTGACTGCATGCGCTCAATCACATGATCGAGACAAGACTGCACCACCGTCCCGGGCTCGACATTGAGAGGCACACTAGAGGGCATTCACAGCCTCCTTTATCCGCTTGTTGATCAGCTTTTCCACCAGCTGGCTATCAGCGTCGCTAACCCCCATGAATCGTCGCACTGGAAGAATGCTCGTGCCCTGCTGATGAAAGATCCCATAGGGCGTATCACTGAAGATTTGCATCTCGGCGTACTCACTGTCTCCCACCACTTCTGTCAGCTGGATAGAGCGGAACAGATCGCCAGTATCAAACAGCGTCCCAGTACCCCCCTGCTTTCTACGTTTTATAGCCGCTTCACTCGGGGGCCACGGCTCCTCATCCGGGTCCACCTCACGCAGAAACCGCGCTCTGATTCTGTCCAACAGCAGCGCCCCGGCTTCCTCCAATACCTTGCGGGGGTCAAACGCTTCAGACAAGCTCCCCAAGAGCTTGGTGACGGTGTTGTTGACCGTTACCTTGACAGCTACAGTCATCAGAGGCGCGGAAGAAATGCGAAGGGAATGTTGTTGCGCAGGTACGGGCGCACCACTTCAAACCCGTGTGCTTTGGATTCATCCGTGAGAGGCTTGGCATCCGGCGCCCGGTTAGTGGTCTGCTGCGTGTTCAGCACCCCCGGCACATAGCTGAGCACCGCTTCCAGCAGCCAATCTGGAGGCACCTCGTCAACAAACTCCCCATCACCATCGCGCTCGAAACCGTAGTCATACGATACCTTGATCCACGCCTCATCATAGGTATCGGTAGGCAGCGTGATGATCCCTCGCACCGGGTCCACCTCGGCGTCTGCCAAGATATCCGTTACCACCCCCGCGCGCATGTCAACATAGTTTTCAGCCATCACGATGCTGAGTACCGGGTCTCCTCGCATGAAACCCATCTTCAAACGCAACCGGGCCAGCCCGCTGGGAAGCGTGTCCCAGAACTGGCTGACCCGGATATTGAAGACATCAACTGAACTACCTTTGGTGAACTGGGTATTCAGAACCCCTTCGTAGTACAGCTGAGAGCCCTTCATACCGCTCTCCATGCTGGCCTGCAAGTCAGGATTGGGAGGCATCCCCAACCGCTGGAAAATCTCGGGTCCCGTAAGCAGTTCAACCATGGCCGCTGTCTCGTTACACCCCTACCGCGCGTCTGCGGGAGCTTACAGCCATCTTGCGCCCTGCACCACTCTCCGGAAGGCTTACAACCCCTTCGGGCTCCACATGCTCACGACGTTCAGCAGCCGATGAAACCTTGCGGCGTGGATCGGCAACAGCCGTGTCGATTTCATCTTCACGAGCCTGCTGAGCATGTGTTTTCCCCTCAGCATCTTGGGCGCGGGGACCTTCACCCTCCGAGTTTCGCAAGGGGCGCTTCGCACGCTTGACATACACGCGGAAGATAGGCAGATCACGGTCATCCACCCGAGAAAGCAACGCTTCTGCTTCATCACGTGGACACTTGTAAATCATGTCAGAGCGGTAAATCTTCGCGCTGGGGCCGATCCCCAGCATGTAGGTCTTCGCCTGAACAAGCTCAATCTGCATCTCATCCGCAACAGGTGTCGCAGCCTTGGCTACGCGCTTCACTACCATGGGGGTCACTCCTTTGGGTCCAAAGTAAAAGGGCCACCGGGATCTCCGGTAGCCCTACTACTCTAGCACAGCGTCTCCGCTGCGGGATGGCCCCGATTACCCAGTAATGTTGATGTACTTCACAACCGCATCCTCTTCCTCGATCTGGAAGGCCACGCGCGCCGTCAGAACAATGACAAACACCCGGGCACGGATATCCTTGTCGTACTCCAGTGTGATGCGGCGTTGGATACCCATGATCAGGTTGAGCGGGTTGGTGAAGAGCCCGGTAGTGCTCGGCATGAGCGGAACTCCGGACACCTGCGAGCCATACGCATACATCGGGGACGTGCCCTGCAGCATCGAGTCGCCCAGCGCCGTCTGGCGGTTCGCATAGGTGTCACGGTACTCGGTCTCGTTGTCCACCGACACATAATGACTCAGGGCTGCCCGGTTACGCAGGTACTTGTCGGGCATCGCCTTCACGCCGGCCTTCAGCACATCCTTGCTGATCGTAGCAGCCGAAGCATCCACCACATGTGAAGTGGCCCGCTTCAGGAAGCCGTCCTGCAGAGCGATGTAGTCATCGCCAGACAGGGTATCGCCTTTCAGGCCAAGCTCTTCCAGATCCAGCGAAGCGCGTTCAGCAAGCAGCGTGATGATGGTGTCCATCATGCCGCCGGCACTGGAACCCATCGAGGCATTGATGTTGCCACCCTCAACGTTGTCTTCCAGCACATCGTATGGAATCCACACCTCGGCGATCACCTCGGACGTGTTCAGCACGACTTGGCCAAGATCCGGCTTGACACGATCCCCGGGGTCAAGCGCAACAGCCGACACACCCGCACGCAGTACGCGCGAGCCAAAACCGATCTTGTTGATCTTGCGTTCGGGGGCGTTCATGGTCACCACCCGAATGCTGTTCAGCAGCGTTGGCGTATCAATGAGGGTCCTAACGAACCGGTCGGTTTGCTCCGGGTTCAGCAGGCCACCATCTGCTACGAGATCAGCAAGCGCGATATCCGCTTTTCGGACGATCTCTTGATTGGTCATCTCAGGTCTCCTTAGTATCTCGGGTTAGTACGTTCAGCTGGCGAAGCCTTGCCGGCGCCGGAATGCCTCGCTCTGCTTAGTAGCAAAACGAGAGTTCTTGCGCACGTCATGGAGTGCGGTGTCAATTGCCCCACTGGAGAAATTGTCACCCTTTTCCACGCGCTGCTGCTGGCGGTCGTCAGCTGGAGCACCGCCGATCAGCTTGCCTTTCGCGGCGGCTTCAGCCTTGAGAGCCGTGTCCGTCGCTTCTTGCACCTTAGTAGCCAGTTCACCTTGAGACTTGACCACGCCATCCACCTTCTCCACAAGCCCGGTGATCTGGCCCGTCACCTGAGTGACAAACCCCTGCAGCGCCTCGTTCATGACACCACGTGCCTGCTCAAGGATCTGTTTCATTGGGTCGGCCTCACTCTCTGAGGCTTTCTTCTTGGCAGCCGCCTCTTCCTCGGCCTTCTTGGCCGCTTCGGCTGCCGCCGCATCGTCTGCCACTTTCTTGGCAGCGGCTTCGTCAGCGGCCTTCTTCTTGTCGTCCTTCATCACGACACACTTGCCGTCCATGAGTTCGTAACCCGGCTTGCAATTGCCGTCTTCGCCCATGTTCTTGTCCATCTCATCGGCCTTCATGATGGCACGGATGTCCCGATCCACCTTGAACGCCTTGGCGGGGATACCCTTCGCCATGCCCACCACGTAGTTGTGAAACTCGGTGAGTACCCCGTCAATCTTGGACACCGCGTCCTGCTGCGTCAGCGGATCGATGGTGTAGAGCACCGAAGAGATCGCATCGGCGAGCGCTTGCGAAGCCATGCTCAGCCCGGGGATGAAGCTCTGGGCTTTCACCAACTCGGTGAATGACCCGCCCTCCGGCCCCACTTGGTAAGGGCTAAACCCCTTGACCACCGCCAGCAGGCTGTCCGACATGCGAACCACGATGGCGTCCTTCACCTTCGAGAGATCCTCGTCAATCTGGCTGAAGACCACCGTGCCGTCTTCCATCTCCTGCGCCTTGTCCACCACGAAGCCACCGGCCACAATCTTGGCCTTGATTTCTTCCAGCTTGGCGGACTTCTCGACCACAAAAGCAAGAATCGAGGACGTAACAGCCTCGTCTGCCGCTTTCTTGGCGGCACGCATATTCAATCCGATTTTTCCGAGATCCAGCATGCCGTTCTCCGTGGATTGTTTGATGATACGAAAAGGGATGCGATTGGCACCCCGGTCCACCAGCGAAATGTGGGTCACATCGCAGTTGTCCAGCTTGTTTGCAACCAGTTGCAGTTTCATAGGAGGGGAGTGTAGAGCCTCCCCAGCCTCCTAACAAGACGTGCAAAACCCTTATCGCAAGAAACGAACATCTTCACCGGTCAACGCAAGCAGATGGCCACCAATACCCCGGACGAATAGACCTGATCCTTCATCAAATCCCACCTTCAAAGTCTTGGTCTTGCCCTTCAAAAAAGCCGTGATCTCTTTGCCTGACACCTCTACCGTGTTTCCCCCTTTGTCTTTAACCTGATACACAGTTGCATTGGTCTTCATAGAAAAACGGGGAGTACCCACCACATAGTAGCCGCGCTTTCCAAGTTCTTTGGCGGCCTCCATAACAGTCAGCTTCTTGTGCGGCGGTACCGGTGGAATGGACTCACTTCCACCACCCCCCTCATCAGTGTGCTGATTGCCCCGAAAAGGATGCCCGGGGGGCTCACCGCGCAAAATTTTCACGTAACTCATGTGGACTCCTCCATCTCAACCGCTTTAATACCCTCTATGTAGCTGAACCTGTGGGCGTGCTTGTCTTCGCCGGCTTCCTCGGTGGTGGTGCCGCGCTTGATCAGATGGGCATGACCTTCCACCACATCCGTGCGCCCACCCAAGAACTTGCCGGCCTCGTCGTAAGCGACGAAGAAGCGGTGTTCATGGTTGTCGGACTTGCTCGTAGTGCCCTCAAGAATCGGAGGCAGTTCCATCTCGATGATCGTGGGAGCCCGAGTCACCAGCGCTTCCAGACTGAAGCCGTTGATCACGCCCTTCTTGATCTTGCCCCATACATCGTCATTGTTGACGTGCATGCCCACGACCCACGCACCTTCGATGAAATCCGGATCACCCTTGCGGGCAATGAAGGACTCCACGATAGAGGCACCTTCGACCAGCTTGTTGTCGTGCTGCATGTCGATTGAATCGACCCGCTTGTTGCGCAGGAACCCGTAGGCCATCTTGCGGATCGTCGCGGCGTTCATGAAATCCCCCTCGGTGTCGGGGATATCGGGTGCGTATACCTCAGCCCACACCATGCGCTGCTCGTCGTCCGCAGCCAGTTTTCTTTCGCGCGTCATGGGTTCCTGCAGTTGATTGCAAACGCCCAAATGGTATCGCTTCCTAACGAGGTGGGTCAATGCTCCTGATAGGAAGCTTTTGCATCTGTAACCATCCCTTGGCCTGAGAAATGGCGGCATCCCTCTCCGGAGTATGCGTCTGCTGCTTCAGCTTGGCTATGTAACGCCGTATCTGCTCAGCAGGGGAATACACGGACACTTCCGGGTCAATCAAGCTGGCGATCATGCGATAGCCTCCAAGGGCTCGTGAATCAAGAAGGACGGGTTTATGGGAGGCATCTGCAGGCTCTTCAACACATCAATTCGTGCCTGCACTGCCTTCACATCGATCAACCCTTCCACCATAGCCACATCATGCAGGAAACCGGGTCCTGCCTTCTCCACCACATAATCAAGCAACCCGTACCGATGCATCACCTGATTCACGAAATGCGTATGAGCAACAGCTGCCACATTCTCATGCACCCTTCCAGCTTGCACAAACGGGCGTATCGCAGAATAAAATTCTGCCGCAGCTTTCTGGTACACATCCCGATAGAGAAGGTTAAATTCACGCATCGCATCGATATTACCCATGAATTCTTTCACCCTCCCGGCATACGTCGTGCCTTCAGAAGTCAGCGCGAGCATCTTGTCAATGCCCCAATTGGAGGCCAGCAGCATGTCCATGTCACTCAAGCTCCTCCCCATCGGGTGATTGTGGTACACCGTGGTACCTGACAGGCGCGCGGCCTCCTCCATCGTGAAATCCACGTAAGATTTGGTGCCCCCCTTAGTCAGCACCTCTTCGCCAGACCGATTGAACGCATAGAGGTATTCGCGTTCCGCGCTATCGGGCTGGTTGAGCACGTACTTGGAAGCTGTCTCATGAGCTTGCTGTACCGCGCTACGCCCGGTAAGAGGAGGCGCGGAAGTAATCTGCTCTATGCCTAGATCCGTGTGCACCGGCTGCTTGATGCGATCTGGAAATGCGGCTTGAAAACTGGGAGTGTCTTCAATGTTTGGAACCTGCCCGAGCGGTACCAGCTGCCCCCTGCAAAACGGATGAAATGGGGGGATATGCCAATTGCGGGCCACCACTTCTTCTTCGGTCATGTTGCGCAGCTTCTCTACGTCACTGGCTCGCTGACTAGGCCACGACTGCAACGTGCGAAGCTCCTGCGGATCGTCCACCGAGAGCACTACGTCCAACGTGTTGCGCGCTGAGACCACCGTGAAGGTGCGTCCATGCATCGCACGGCACACCGGACAAATCTTGTTATCCAGCTGCTCGTTTATTGCGTAGCGTTCCACCCCGAGAATCTCTGCCTCGGACGTGAACCCATACGCGGCCACGCGCGTAGTGTGCAGGGCGCTCACCATCTGCATGTAACCGCGCCCACCATCACGGAAGCTTACGAAAGGTTGGATCAAGCTCTTGGTAAGCTCTTTGCTTACACGCCGGAGATGCAGGGGGTAGCGCGGCTGCCCTTCTTCTTGCCATTCCGCGCGCCAAATCACCGTCTTTCTATCCAGTGTGCGCACGGTCTCTACCACATCCCCAGTCCACGCACGCCATTCCCCAAGAGAAGATACCTTGTACCCACGCGTGCCTTTCTTGGGAGACACTTGCAAAACCTTTATCTCTTGGCGCCCTATATTCTTGAGAGCTTCAGCATCCGTCATGAAGAACAACGGATCTAAAGCGCCCCCCGCATTCTCGCGCCCTGCGAGGAACCGTTGAACAAAACGCATGCGCGTTTCCGTCTGCTCTACTTCGGTAGCAGGCCGTGAATAGAAACCTTCCCCCTCGCTCTGCCAGCTACCACCCAGTTTCCCCGCAACAATCTTGGGATCAGTAGAGAACGGGGTGTCTTTGGGCCAGCGCTTGTCAAGTGGGCCGATAAACATCACTGTACGATTACGTGTCGATGCATCTAATTCCAATGGGATGCCGCGTTTTGAAACAGCGCCTCCCCAGATCCTAGTGATGAAATCCATGTAAGGCTGTTTGGCCTCTTCGCCCAAAGTGGCTTTGCCGATCAAGTCTTCTAGGCTCACTTTCTCGTTGAGAACATCGTGCATCAACAGCATCGCATTCTCGATTGCAACAGCCGTGCCCTTGTCTTCAGTGAAGCTGATAGTGTCCGAAGTCCCCCCACCTAGCCCGCGTCCAAGACCCTGACCTAGCTCCTCGCGCGTCTTTAGCCCGTGCTCCATGACAGCAGAGACTGCCGTAGTAACGTGGTACAACTCATCGGGCAGGTTTTCTAGCTTCTCAGCCCCCGACAGGTTTGCCTGCAGAAAAAACCCCTGCTTCGCTGCGCTCTCCGGAGTTATGGTACCCATGGCAAGCGCTCTCATCATCTGCGCATCCCACGCACGCTCCTTCACGCGCTTCTTGTCAAAGAGTTCATGCACAGCCTCTGCGCTACCTAACCTTTCCACTATCTGATCGTAGTTCAAGCCCGCGACACCAGCATCTTCCATCATACTAGCGTCAAACCGCTCTCGTTTACCTTCCGGCGGCTCATTGCTGCGCGCCCACTGACCCCCCTCCGAAGTACCTGCAGGACTACGCGGCTGGTCGGGATCGTATTTTGTAGTGGCTCTACCCCTTGAAAACACCACATCGGAAGCCCGCCATACAAAGCGCTGCCCGATCCTTTTACTCGGTGCGGCTGATTTCAATGCACGCTGCTCCTGAGAAACTATCTCAAGCATCACCATTTTGCGCTTGATGATCTCGTCCTCAGTAACCCGCATGCTCACGGGTACATCCTCCTGCACGGACAACACCCTGAACTTTGTCCCACGTGCAAGGATGAACTCATTCTCTGTGCCAGCGCCCGTGCCCAACCCTTTGTAACCTGCGGGCACAATAATACGGGCAACCACTTCTCCCGGAGTAAATGCGAAGTCCGCTGCCTTGCTAGAAGAAAGACTAGTGGAGGTGAAGCCGTTGTCTACAAACTCATCTCCCGCAGCAACTGCCTTCGCAAGCGGACCCCCCATGCCACGGTACACGGCAAGAGACTCTTTAAGAGGGGGTGCGCCTTCTATCGCCTTGTCTAAGGCCGCAACGTGCTCTTTGGTATAGCTCAAAGTTTCCTCTGACCCTAATCCACTTCTCAAATACTCGTTAATCACTCTGTAACCAATGCCAGTGTAGTTGCCCAGAGCAATACCTTGTGCTGCTGGCAAGTTGGCTGTGTAGTCTCCATAGTTGTCGGAAAGAAACTCTCGGGCTTTCTCCCTCTGGTCCCCGGGATCAGGCCCCACCTGCTCCAGAACATCCATTACACCTGTGTCAGTCCAGCGCCCTGCTTCATCACGCGGTTGGTCGGGGTCGTATTTTGTGATGCTAGGATTTTTTGGGTCAAACGCTCCGGTGTTACCTAGTGCAGACTTGATCTGCTCGGGCTTGAATACTCCCCAAGTCCAAGATTTACCCTCTTTCACCTTGATCCCATCGTAACCAGCCTTCTGTGCCGCTTCAACAAATCCCGGAGAGGCGATGATTTGATAAGCCTTGAACTTCTGCGGCACCCCGTCCACTTCCTCATCTCCGTACTTGCCGACAGTGAACTCCAACCCAGTCGCCTTTCTGGCTTCCGCATACGTCATCTTGTCGTTCATGTTGAACTTCAAGGTGATCGGCTTCTTCACGGAGAGCCACACCGGATAGACCGTCGGGTACTGTCCTTCATTCCACGACTTTGCCCCCGAATACTGGTCAGCGAGAACGGAAGTCACTCCGAACCACGCCACTGGATCTGTTCTGAACTCCTCTATCCCCGTCTCTCCAGTACCGTGTAAAACCACCAACGGGGCTCCTTTGGGATCACGAACCTTGCTTTCCCCAAACCACTCGCGGAACTCGGGAGTGCCGGTGACAGTCCAGCGCCCCTGCTCGTCTCTCGGCTGATCTGGATTGAATTTGGTGATCCGCAACTGAAATGGATCAACCTCGGTGGGACCGAAATTGGTGGTGTCGTCACTGGCTTCCACGTCTGCAATCAATTGCAGCATATCGTCCCGCAGCAGTTCCTCAGCATCCTGAAGGATCTGCCTGACGAGCAGCAGGCCCGCCTTGTTGACGACATCGTTGAGCTTGCCTGACCCGGCCGCTGTGCTGCTCGCGCGCTCGGTCACGCGCGTGGCACCCACAAGCAGGGCCGCGCGTGTGTAGTACTCGATGGACTTGAGATTCTCGTCTACAACTGTCTGCAGGCTGATTGAATTGGCGATCTGCGTTGCCAGCGCGTAGTCGCCCTTCTGCAGGGCAGACTTGACCTTACGTCCGATCTCGTTGGAAACCGTGAACCAGCTGCGGGTCAGCTTGTTGGCAAGCCCCTGCTCAACCGACAGGTAGGCTTCAATTGACGCCATGGAGCTATTGCATCATCGTGTCGCCGCAACATGCCGCGATCTCGGCCAGTCCAGCGGGATCTCTACCAATAGCCGGGAACGTCTTCGCCGCCAGCAGCTGATTCAATAGCTCGCGCTCGTGTGGCGCGCACAGATCCACCTTGTGAAGAATGGAGGCTTTCTCGATGGAGGAGTACTCGCGCGAAGGCTCATCCAGTTCCATCACCTCGGCCCACTGATTGGCGAGCACCAACAGATCCGTAGCAGTGTAGCCGGCCCGCTTCACCCCCGCTACCGGAGAGCCCACACCCGGCTGCACCGCAACTCCAACCCCGGCGGGCTTGGGTGGGGCAATCTTGCCATCAACAGCCGCTTGCGCAAATGGCACCAACTGCGGCGGAGCGTTCAAAGCCGCAGCCTGCGGATCGTACTCAAGGGTCAGGTTGGCAACCTGATTAAGGTCCTTCATAAAGCTCTCAGCGCTGGCCTTGTCCTTGCCCATCTCAAGCCCTTTCAGTTGGGCATCGATGTTGCGCAGAGTGAGAGGCTTGCTGACCATCTTGAATTTGAAAGCCCCTAGCGCCCGGGAAATCGTGCGGTTAATGATCTCGTCAAACTCCTCCCGCTCAGGCTGAAACACCTGAGCCTCAGTCACCATGTAGCTCGTCATCGCCGTGGCAAACGAGTAGTCCTGCGCCTCTCCTAGAAACAAGGGGTGCAGTCTGAAGCCACGCCTGACACGGTTCTCGGCATTCTTGTCGTACTCCTGAAACATCGCATCGTTCTGGCGTGAATCCCCAAAGCGCTCCACCTTCACATCCACCTTGCCAGCCGCATCAAGAGAGCCACTACTACTCTGAGCCTCTACTACCGCCGCGCGCTGCTTACTCTTGGCGCCACCTGACAAGTAGTGCAACAGCTGCTCGCGCATGGTCTCCACCACTGACCCGCCTTGAATGAAAATAATCGCTGGCGGGATGCCCCCCGCGTCAAAAAAATCTAGGTTGAACAATTCACTCTTGCGGGAACCAACCACACTGGGCATCTGATTGATCCATCGCGGCATGCCGTAGTGAGTGCGGTAATCCAGATCCACTACAAAATGAATGACCTCGCTCGCCATGTTATCCACGGGTACCGTTTCACCCGTTACAGCCCAGTCACCCTCTTTACGCTTTAGCACGCGCGAAGCACCAAACTCCTTGTAGAAAATCTGTTGGCTGCCGATGATCTGCACATAGCGGCGCTCCCGCTTGAGCATGCTGACCGTGCTCTCTTTACCAGAGCGTTCAATTTTCACCTCCACTTCCACAGGCTGATCAAGCTTGACCAGCCGCAGTGAAGGTGATTCCAGACTGCGGCACAGCACCACGTCATTGGCCGAGTTACGAATCACTTCCAGATAGCCGTTGCCGGTCATCTCCAGATCAAAGCGCAATGCGCGCCTGATAGTAGTCATGCTCATCCCGGGGTATGGCTCACCGTAGAAGTCCTTGAGCATCTGCTCTTCAGGATCGACAAACGGCGGGCGCACGTCTGGGGGAGGCTCTGCGCCGGGGGCGCCCGGCAAGCTTTCCGTTGTGGCCCCTATACCTTCTGGCCCGGGGTTCTGCCCCGCAGGGTCCTGCCCCGCAGGGTCCTGTGGAGGTTTCTGACCGTTCCCAGCGGGCGGGAAGGCTTTGGTGGCGGGCAGCCCCGGGATCTGATCCTGACCGTCTACAGGCGGCTGCTTGAGGCTCTCAGGAGTCTTGGAGCCCGGCGGCAACTTGATCGGTTTGCCTTCCGAGTCCTGCGGGCCATTAGCCAATCTATCCTGTACTTCCTGCCACTTTCGCAGCTTCTTTTCCCTGTCTGCCTTCTCTTGGTCAACCGGCTCGACTGTGAAGCCCGTGCCATCAATGTTCACCTCCATGGCCTGCACACACTGGAGCAGTGTGTTGTTCGCGTAGCACAGCGCAATCAACGTCTCCGGATTGAACGGAGGCTGTATCGCCATCTTGTTAGACTGCGCGCTGGTATACAAGGATGAAAACTGATCCTCGTATGTCAGAGGTTGATTGGCAATCAACTCGTTCTCGGCGGAACGTTTGAATGCCTTGGAAAAGTGAACCGCAATATCGGCCGAACTACTACCGGATTTGCGGACGGGTATTGCTTTGTGTGCTTTAGCCATAGTGGCCCCCTGAATAGCCAGCACAGCCTACCGGATTTTGGCCCTGCTAACAATCAATCCAGTGTGAGCTTCTTCAGTTCCGCAAGATTCGACCCCACTTGGCAATCCACCTTGAAGGTCAGCTGAGGATGCCAGCCCACTTCATGGAACGGCAGATTCTCCATGATCTCCTTGGACAAGCGCGCGTAGTACTCAAAATTGTTCTCGGGGAAATAGAACAACAGCTGATCGTGCACCATGCCCCACACCGGCATCACGGGAAACAGTCTGCGCTGATCCACGATTGCCGTGGCCCACAATGCCATGTCACTAAGGGTTCCCTGCACCGGGCTATTGATCGCCTGCCGCCCCGCCTTGCTGTTCATGTACCTGTCAGCGGAATGAATCAGCGGCAAATGCCGCACGCGCCCCAACGGGCTATAAACCTTGCTGTGCATGCGAGCGAAAGCCTTCTGCTCCTCATGCCACGGCCCCAGCCTACTATATAGGCTGAAGAAAGCATCTCGGGCTACAGTAGCCTCCTCCAACGTCATCGCCACGCCATACACGTACCACGCGTAATCCTTGAAACCCTCGGCGCTCATTCCATACAGAAGCCCAAAATTACCCGCCTTAGCCTTCTGCCGGACCAACTCGAACAGCGCGGGATTGGTGCGCGCCAGTTCCAGAAACTGCTCAAAATTCTTGTACCCTGCAAGCTTGGCGCCGGTCATCGCATGCAAATCGATGCCCTTGCGATACGCAGACAGCATGGTGGGCTCCTCGGCCAGACACGCCGCGATGCGCAGTTCCCCTTGACTGTAATCATTGGACCCGATCAGCCAGCCTTTCGGCGCCACCAAGCAACGCCGGATCTTCCCGGCCCACTTGGTGTGCTTGGGCACCGTCTGCCCGGGTGGGTCCTTGACACTGATGCGCCCGGTATTGGTCCCTCCCGCCGATTCATGATCATCCCCAGCGAACAGGAAATGCGTCGGATGAAACCGGCCATCGGAACGCAGATGTTCCAAGAAGCCAGTGACATAGGTGTTCAGTGTCTTGGTGGCCTCACCGTACTCATCCAGCAGCTTGATAAACGGCCCTGCCTCCTCGTGCTCGCTGAACATCTCCAGATGTTTCATCGCCGTGGAGGGCTTGTTGGTCTGCGCTGTCTTCATCTTGGGGCGCAGGTTGAACCCCGTGGGACTGAACATCACATCGTGCAGGAAGCTTGGCTTGGTGAGATTGATCTCCCCGTCTTTATCGGTGTGCCGCAGAATCAAGCGCGGGCTCACCATCGACTTCACCTCTTCAGTCTTCTTGGCGATAAACGCGCGCACGTCGGCCTCAAGCTCACGATAGGCTTCGCGGTCCACACACCAGCCTACCCGTTCAACCTTCTCGTAAGCGCGTGCAGCCGGATGCAGAATCGTGGTGTAGAAACGAGCCAGCCTAGGCTCCTGCAGCAACTCCTGCCTGAGTGGCTCTATGACGCGGTAACAAGCATCTGTGTCGCCGCCGGCATACATCAGAAACCGGTCAGGATCTGCAGCTAGCGCAAGATCCATGCGTGACTTGTCCACCATACGGTTGAAGCCATCATCGTAGCCGCCAAGATCCGTGTATATCTTAGCGTGCACGTTGAGACTGTTGCTGCGATTCTCATCCACCAGTGAACCTACGAGCATGGTATCCATGCGAAACGTGGTGCACTCGGTGATCAGCCACAGCTTGGCAATCCAGTTCAAATCAAACTTGAGATTGGCGCCATACAACGCCACGCGCGGGTCAGTGAGTATGAAATTGAAGTCGGCGCGCAGCCCCCACCCGATGCGCCGGCACGCCTTGCGATTAGCGAACTTGACCGCATCAGCCGTGCCTGCCTTGACAGTAACCTGCGCACTGACGATGTACCCAAGTGGATTGTAGGGGTCAACTCCCCGTGTTTCCAGATCCAGAGTGGTACGCACCGGTTTGCCCGTGCGTGCAAACTCGGCCTTGATGAAATCAATTGCATCGGTGAAATCTTCCACCCAGCGGTACTGACCCATAGGTGGTATGACAGTGCCCGTGTGCACCAGCCTGATCGCCGTGCGCACGTCCATCATGGTGTCCACCGCCAACGCGTGGTCCACATCGATGATCTGTGCCGCATAGGTCAACAGGCATTGCGCCCCACACGGCAGCGCAATCGGCTGCGTGCGCAGGCTGCCTATCGTGCGGTTACGCGGCTTGATTACCCCTGCGTCAGAGATCAACTGACGCGCGTTAGCGCCCATGGCAAGCACCACGTCTCCCGTACCAAACTCAGGGAGGTGATCGCCTACGGACTCGAATCTATGTGGAGTGCTGGTCCCACTCAACGCTGGGGCCACCACCTTCTTCAGGTGGTGCGGCGTATCCGGGGTCCACACTATGAGCATCGTCAATCCTCTTCCACTTCTTCTTGATGTACTCGTAATGTGCCAGCAGACACTGCGGCACTTTCCAGATGATGTTGCGGTATATGTCGGCAAGCGAGCGATTCGTTATGTCCCGATGCCCAGACAGGAACATGCCCCCTTCAGGAAACACGGCGTCACTGTCCCGGATTTTAGCGCCGTCCAACACCAACACGGACTGACGATCAGTAGCCTTACTGTGCACGACCAACAGAAACAAATCCACGCCCACATGCACCAGCATCCATAGTTGGGACCCAAGAATACTGGAAGCCTTTACCATCAACGTAAACTCCAAGTCTACCTCTCCCGGAAGGCTCTCCATCTGCACAGTAAGCGCCCCTGAGATCGGCAAGCTCACAGCACCTACATTCAGCTGATTGCGATCCACCGTCAACGGCATCTGCAAAACGTCAGACATCTTCTTAATGTGCTCTAGGATCACAGGAGTGCTCATGCCTTCACCACACGCGTGTGCTTGCCGATCTTCACGCCCATGTAGATCACGTCATAGTGCAACAGCTTGCCACCCGGCACCGCCACACTCTCTTCCTCCAAACACGGCACCAGAATCACCGGCTCAGGGCTCAGCCCGAGAAACAACGGACCCAAAACAATAGTGTCTTCTTTTCGCACGGCTACCCGTGGCATAGCTGGCGCAACTTCTTCATGGACGGCATCGGGGTATCAAATTCAACCCCGCTGCCCACCAATACGGCACCGAGAATCTTGTCCACCGGAGCCTTCTCGGTAGCATCAAAATGCCCACTCAAGTATTTACCACCGCCGCTCCCATGGCCGACCGCTACCTTCTTCCAATCTTGCGCATCGAAGTCCCCTTCAACACGCACACTCAGCCGGGCACCTCCCAACTTAGCAGCAACAGCTACTAAAGGCGCCGTTGCCATGGCCACAACGTAGTAGTAACTTTCCGGAGACGTGCCCAGCACTTTCTGATACAGGTGCTGCGCTTGCGCAAGCTTGACCGGCTGATAGTTCTCAGTGGAAACGTAAGCCTTCTCTACTGCAGACGCCGCAGCTGTTAGGCCAACACTGATACCGCTTCCATCCTCTTTTTTGATAGCCTGTACTACGGACTCATCATCAGAAAGAATGTTTTTGATTGAAGACAGCACAGCCTTCTCAACCCCCGTTGGGTTAAAAACAGCCTGCACCGGGAGGGTCGCCTGTTTATGCACTAGGTTTACGAGAAGCTTGGAGATCACCGGCACCAGAGAAAGAACCACAGTCTTACTGGCCTGCCCGGCAAGGTAATCCATAATGCTAAATCCGAGAGAGATCCCCGCCGGCACACTGGAGCCTTGCAGTGCCTTGAATTCAAGCCCATCCGGTAGCACTAGTTCAACAGAAATGCCGTGATCCTTGGCAGACTGGATCAACTCCCCGTCAACCCCAAATTTATGCAGTAGCTCCCACGGGTTACTCAGACTCTTAACTTTCAGTTTGATCGCCATTGTCCCGCACTCCGTTGCTCCATATGAGTATGGTACTACATCTGGCTCAAATGTCAACCCCAGATGGATAGCTTACTAGTCTCCTCCGGAGTGCACTTGTCTAGCGCCAGCCGCCGAGCGGCAGCACTAGGCTGATTGAGGGTGAAATCTTTCAAATAGGAATACGGCCCCATGCGCACCGAATCCAACTCACGGTTGATCTCCTTAACACTGGCGCGGCTTCCCAGTACGTCTTTGGCCCCATAGTTCTTGACTAGGAAATCAACCTGAGCCCGAGACTCCACAGCGCGTGAACAATAGTTCTCCCGCACCCAGCCAATCGGGTCCACCTCCTTGTTCATGATGAACACCAGCGCCGCCAACACCATGCCTGTGCGGCCATGCCCGCCTAAACATCCCACGTGCACCCGCTTGCCCTGACGCAATAGCTCGGCCAGCCATTCAATCATCTTGCGGAACTCTGTCAGGTTCTTTGGCGCCTGCATGTCAGAGATTCCAAAGAACACAAAGACCGGCCCACTCTGCGCATGATTCCACGGATACATGCTCGGATGGCTCGCGGTACCCCAGTCCAGCGACACATACACGTCCAACTCGTCTTTCGGGTCTGCCGCGATACCACCATGGAACTCACCCGCCCCCAGCTTGACTACCGGATGCGAATGCGCACACCTGCTCTTGTCCTTTCCGAATCCCAATCCGAACTTCATGCCACCGGCCTCTCTGTCACGTAAGCGTAATCTGTGCCATTCACGAAAAACTTCTTGTTCTCCAGCAAAGCCTCCTGCAACAGCTTGGCTGCCTGCGCCTGTTCGTGCTTTGCGGCAAAACTACTAATCCCATGCTTAGCCACCTGCTTAGTCTTCTCCGCTGCATAATGACCGACTGCCCCAAGAGCTTCCACAGCAAACCAGTCCACATACCCGTTGAATCCTTCCACTCCTGCAGCCTGAGCACAATTAAATGCTGTTAACACCCTCGGGCTCATCCAGTAGGAATACGCAGGTACGTTTGCATTTTTCGAGTCATTGACCAACTCTGGAACCTGACCAGAGCGCTGCACGTCCAGAATCTTGCGCAGAACAAGGTTGTTCTGCGCCACCACGAACATGCCCTTGTTGAAGATAGGTCCACCGTTGTGGACAAGGGTAAACACGGTATCCAGCAGGATCTCCGCGCTGATCTCCCCGAACACGTACTTACGCAGCGTCTCAGCAACGCTGCCCCACTTGTGCCCACCAAAGGACCCCGAAAAATTGGCATTGAAAAATAGATCGGTAACCCCCGCCACATACGGACCTAGGCACATGTCCGGTGGCGTCTGCAAAAAATACTCCGCCGTGTTTTCACTCCCCAATCCTCGGATATTACAATTGAACGCTTCAAAAGTATTTCCGTACTTCATACATACGTCATGGCGCGTGGTGTTGTGGTACGCATGACGAGACTCGCGCGTAATGATCAACAGCAAATAGTTGATCATGTACCGTGCAATAAGATTGGCCTGTATCACGTAGTCTTCACAAATGGCGCACTCTGCTGCCGTGAGAGGCATATGCTGATCACGCTTGGCAGCTATCTTGGCGAAGGCGTGGTTCAACATGTAGAAACACACCGCAGCTTCATCTGGATTGATCCACTGGCCTGCCGCGCCATAGCTACTCCTGAAGTGCCGCACGGCCCCTGCGACCGCCGGCACACGAGAATCCTCTACGCTGCGTTTCATGAACAGGGGCCGGGATCTGAACCCTGCTATCGTGTCCTGTCGCTGGTGATACATCCGCACTCCGTTGCAGTTGATTGCATCAGACTACATACTACACCAGATCAGCTAGGATTGTCAATCCACGATCACGCAGCCATAGCTTGAGACGCAGCTTGCGAAGGCCCCACTTCATAAGCTCCATCGGAAAATCCCTCACGTAGATTTCCTGCTCAGGGGTCTCCACCGCCGCCGGCCGAAACGACTGCCTAACGTATTCAACCGGAGTGGGCTCACCACAAGCCCGCGCCAGAAGCGCTAGGAAGGTCCCAGTGCGCCCCAGACCCCCAAGGCACCCCACGAACACCTGCTGCCCATCAATCGCCCTGCGCAGGGCCTGAAGGATCGTACAAGCCATGTGGTCAGGATCGGACGGAATCCCCATATCCCTGATAGGCACTTCAGCATCTGACGCCTTGGGCTCCTCCGGAGCAAGCTTGATCATCCAAACCCCACTCAACGGGGTAGGACCACTCTTGTAAGGCCCTCCCCAAAGCCGCAGCTTGGCGCTGCCAAACATTACATCCATCGGGAAGGCTACACCCCCCGCTAGGACCCTAGCCCTATTGGGAGGGGATTGCACCTTTGCCATTGCCGGACTCCTTTCCTAACTGGCACATTGGACAGTATATCATCCGACTGACCAACCCTTCGTCACAAAAGTCGCAGCCGTCACCATTACAGTTCTCACAGCCGTCAAACACGGCCAGCTTCCCTAGATCCCGACAGGTTTTACACGTGTACCCGGGAGCCCAGCCATCAACCACCTTCAGATCCATCACACGATTCCCCTCCACTCTGAAGAGAAATTCGTGCCATCGGCGGTTGCCCTCCGGATGTGTAACCCGGGCTGAAGCAACTACCGCAGATTGCAACTGGCCTGCGTCCAACCCAAATTCTTTAGCCCGGCGCAGCAGATGCAAAGGTATCGTAAAGCCCCGCTTTGCGTAGAGCATACAGCGATTCTCGCAGAATCTTGATCTCCCGTGGGGCTTCAATCAGCAGTCTGGCCAAGACAGACTCGTTGGGCCTTGGATCACCACTTGACTTGTAAACCCGCTCCCTCGGCCTGCCCATGCTGATGAATACGCCGGGGTACACCTCCACCGACTCTTTATCAGTGATCGTGTAGAACGCGGGACCACACTTCAGAATCGCGTGCTCATGCCCTTTCAACAGCACCACGTGCACTTCTTCATCATCAAGATAGAGTTTGTCTCCCTCATGAATTCCTAGAGCGAGTGCCACGGCGGGCTCCTTTGGAAAAGATCAAACGATGCGCAGCTTGGGTCAGAGACCATGTGCTACCACCCGACACTCCTTTACGGGCTTGCACAACCATAACCAACCCTCGAATGCGCAGCACAGTCAACTGGGACGCCACTTCACTTGGCGTATGCTTGTCGCGCCGCCGCAAGTTTAGCATTTCGGTGATCTCGCCGGTAGTCGCCGCCTCCAACGCTGCCAGCTGCATGATGCACCGATGCAGATTGCTGCCAGCTTCCGGCAGCCGCACCTGCATGCTGGTGTCAAAATGCTCGATGATCATCTCTTTCAGTCTAGTCTGGACCACGCGACGATACCCACAGAGACATCGCAGCCACACGTCCTGATGGTCTCGCTGAAACCACGCAGACAAACTTAAGCACTTCGGGCACTCTACTTTTTCCCGCATGCCATCCGCAGTCCCCATGGGACCCGGATTGTAACCCGCTCCTTTTTGCAGTCAACTGCACGAGAGCACCGATGTGGCCAATTGCCTACGCGACACGCCCACCGTAACCACCGACGCATACTTTCCTTTGGGCAACCCTCTCGCGGGGGAAAACAACGTCAGCTGCTCGGCAGCACTCTGCTTCAGTTCCAGTACTTTAGTAAGGGCGCGCGGATCAAATTTCACACCGCCCTCTTGGTAGTCAAGCCACACCAATCCAGTCTGACTCACAAGAGATCCAATATCCTCCACCACGTCCATCACGCGATACCCCATGGCACTCAGTTTCGCAACCAGCGGAGGCGTGAGCAGATCGTGCGGCAGAATCCAGAAATTCTTCACCGGGTGACTTTTGGCGAACTCAATCAGAAACTCAATCTTCTTTATGAACACGTGCACTGAATTCGGCAGAATCTTAGGCTCCAGTGTCTGCAACAGATCGTAGTCACCACCACCGTTAACTTGCAAGCACAACAGAGTCATATCAATCACCATGGTGCGATTGCCAGCAGCCTTCAGCACCTCCAGAAAATTCGTGCCCCGGAACCCGTCGATCTCCATAGCATATGAAGCAAAAAGCACCTTGTCACCTGCTGCAGCCACTTCAGCTGCATTGGTGCACGTCTCGAATACGCCATACCGGGTGAACAGCATCGAATAAAACTTGTCCACCTCACTACTCATGCCTGCCAACACCGGAACCTCAATATCCACCCACACGCGCCCAGTGTCACCGCACAGTGTCACCTTGCTACCCTTAGTGATCGCGCTTATGTCACCGCATCCCACCACGCACGGCAGATTCATATCACGCGCAACCACAGCAGCGTGCGCTGTTGAACCCCCAGTGCGGGTGACGATCCCGCGCGCTGCGCGCATACCCTTGATATCGTCGGGGTTGGTTTCGTCAGTGACCAGAATCACGCCTTCAGCACTCCTCTGCTCAGCTTCTTTGGAAGAGAAAACCGCGAACCCCGTTGCTACGCCACCGGAAGCAGCAATACCCTTCAAGGTCTCCTTGCCAGTGAACGATGCCGGGATAACAGGCTTGGCAGCCTCAAACAACTGTGCAAGTGTCACGTGTTTGACTGCCATATCCAGATCGATCAGATTGGACGCCGCCATCTCAGTAGCGATACGCAGCGCAGCCCTCGCAGTACGCTTGGCAGCACGGGTCTGCAACACATAGGTGAGCCCTTTCTCTACAGTAAGCTCCACATCCTGTGCATCACCGTTGAAAGCCTCCAATTTCTTGACCGTGGTGAACACTTCTTCCGCCACGTACTGATCCCACACGGCTAGCTGATCGATTGGCATGGGAGTCTTGATGCCCGCCACCACATCCTCTCCCTGTGCCATCGGAAGAAACTCCCCCACCACTTTGTTTTCGCCGGTAGAAGGATCACGCGAGAATGCGACCACGGTACAGCTGTTCACGTCCAAATTGCCGAAAACCATCTGCTGGATCACCACCGCCGTGCCAAGATCATGCGGGATGCCATTCATATCACGGTAGACTTTTGCGCGCTCGTTACCCCAACTGGCGAACACCGCGCATATGGACTGAATCAACTGGCCCTTAGCCTTCGGAAATTTCTGGCCGGTCTCCTTCTCGAAAAGCTTGAAGCGCTCGCGCAACCCAAGGTTCTGAAACTTGTGGCGCTCGATGCCGAATACCACACTGCCGAACATCTCAACCAGCTTGCCACGCACTTCGTCAGCGCAACTCTGCCCCAAACTGGCTCTCCAATGACTAGCGTTGGTTTCATCGATGCCCACGTTGAGAATTGTGTCCATCATGCCGGGCATAGAAAACTTGGCGCCGCTACGCACGCTCACCAGCGGCATCACGTCACCCACCCCCTGCATGGTATTGATTATTTGCGGCAGCAGTTCGTTGAGAAGTGAGACTACCGCATCAGGGTCCTGCATATAGAGCTTGCAGGCCGTCACCGGAATGATTATGGCAGGAGGAACTCGAAACCCAGCCCGGTGCATACGCACCAGACCGTAACCCTTACCCCCAAGTAAATCCAGATCCTCGGGAGCGTTATCCAACGTGTAGAACGGGAGCCCTTGCATCTCGCACTCCTTTGCCAGACCCATGCCTGCAATGATACCAGATTGGTACTGCTTGTCAAGCTCCTCCGCGTAAGCCTGCTGCCATGATTTAAGTGACGCCGGCAGCTTCTTCTTGACCACGCCCCCACCCCCTCATGGCTACGCGCAGGTTGGGATTAGGATGCAACCGCCTCCATTCGTCAAGCACGCTAGGTGGGCGCTTCATCATGGGAGATCCCGATTCTGCGCGCCCCGCGCGTGGGTAGAGCACATACCTGTCACCCAGAAAAGACACGGCCTGCTGGCGACGCTTTTCCATCCTCTCGCGCGCTTCGTGCACCCGCTGCTCTTCCTCGTCAGGATCAGGCACCGCCACCGCCGCGTTCACTGGGACATACTCTTCCCGCTGAGCAAACGCGCTACCGGCTTCCCCTTTCATTACAGCCGCAATCCAGCTGAGCATACCTGCCTCCGTGCAATCAATTGCAATCAATACAGATGGTACAGATGCACCAGACGATTCAACAGTGCCTCATCAGACGACAGTAAGTCGTAAGAGGCGTCAGCAGCTGTGCGCACAATGCGCTCATCTCGCGCCGTCATCTGCCCAACGAACTGTAGCAAATGCGTGGCCATCTCCCGCAACTGATCATCACTGAAAGCCAAACTAGGTCTCATTTTGGCTACTGTTCTGTCAGGCATATGTATTGCTGACACTCGCTCGGGGTCACCGTATTGAAGTAGTACGCGTATTCTTCTCGCGCATCCCCCCGCTCGATCACCACTTCTTCACGCACCAGCGGATGCCTGCCTTTGCACTGACAAACACAGCCCGCATACTCGATGCCCGTGCGTAGCCCCAACACGTACAGCTGCACGCACCCGTGCTCAGGGTACACGTCCAGAACCTTGCCGTACTCGATCACTTCGGTAATCACGATTAGATTCTAGCCCGGGTATCCCCTCCTGAGCAGGGAGTCATGCCTCATAAGAAGCGACGCGGGCAATGCGAGCCCCATTCTGCAGAATGCACGCGGTAACAACTCTGGACCCAGACCCCAGATGGCTATTGGCACCACCCGGTTCCAGCGACTTGTTGAAGTGGTCCACCCACTTCTTGAGGTTGTTGTTGGTGGGTTTGCCGTAGCCGGGGATCTGGTAGCGCTGACCCACCCGCCATTCCATAGGGGAGATGTATCCCGCGACTGGTTTCACTTGAATCACGTACTTCGGAGCGTAAGAGCGTCCCATGATCCCTCCACTAGTTAATCATCATAGATCGAGTTAAGTCCAGCACGATTAAACGCCACACCCACAGCCTTCGCAGCACGCTTAATACTCACACTACTACGGTAGTCTATGCGCGCAAAGTCTGGGAACCACTTCACCGAACCCGTCGCAAGTATTCTTACGTACTCCACAGCCCTACGCATCTTCGGCGCCACCTCTGCAGCGTAACCCTCGGCCGTCTCACCGTCTCGCATTTTTGGAAATGCATCTGGTGGGGCACGCTTCGCGCAAACAGCCTTCGCAAGTTCACGCTCATAGACACTCCAAAACACGGCCACCCGTTCCTTAACCTCCGCTACGCCCTTATCGCTCATCTCAGCCCCCTTAATCCATCCGGCTCATTGAATAGGCATTGAGCCCGGCAGCATTCAGCACCATCGCAAAAGCACCGGCATACGCTTCTTTGCGAGCGAGAGACTGATTGAACTCACTCACCCAGAGCATGTACCCGCCCTCATAGGAATCGGCCTTGCCCATCCCGCGAGACTTCAGGTAACTGACAAACGGGCCACGCGCGGGGCGAATCTTGATCCACGCAAACCCGCACACGCCATCCATAATGGGAGCGTATTTGCGCATGATCGGGCTTGCATCATCCAGCGGGTTGGCCCGCTCCACCACGATCATCGGAATCGGCACCACCTCTGCCGCCGCTTCCAAACCCGCCGCTCGCGCACGCGCGAACAACTCGCCCATCTCCTTGCGTTCCGCAGCTTTCATTTTTCGCCCTCCTTGGCTAAACACTACAGTCTTATGATACCACGTACAGCAGGATTGTCAAGCATTAAAAAAGCGGGCCTAGCCCGCCTTTACAGATACCCGGAGACCCCTATTTGGAGGGGGCCAACGGGTTTGCCTTCAGCCAGTCTTCATAGGCTTTGCGCTCATCAAGATCACGCAGAGCCTCCAAAGGAACCCCTTGGCGAGCAAGCGAGCCATAGAACTCATCTGGGCTAAACTTGCGTACTTCACCCGGGTCATTCTCATACACGTCCTGCCTGTGCGGCGGGATAAACACCTTGTCGGCTGCCATGCTGTCTCCTAACCCAATGGGGCCTTTCTCACTGAAATCCTCGGCAAGCGGGTCGTCACCGGCTTGGCTCTGACCCCTTTACCAGTAGCGCTGTCGTACTCAGCAACTTTAATCGCCGGCTTGTCTCTTGCCACTTCGTTGTTGAACACAGACCATTTCTCAAAGTGAGTAGACAGCTGCTCAAAATTCTTCTCATTGTTGAAGCCACTTAGAATTGCTGAAGGAGGAACCAGCCTCCCACGCTGACCCGGTCCCTTGCCTCTCCACCTTTCCACCGCACGCTGCGCCGCTAGCTGCGGGGGCAAATGGACGAAAGCCCCCTGTACACTGTAACCAGCCTTGGAAAAACTGGTTATCCTATCTAAAGCTGGGTCATAGCTCTTCATCGTAGCGTCAAGAACCACGTTATACCCGGCAGCTTTTGCTCTTCGTGCCGCCATATCAAAAAGATGCCCGCTTTCCTCATGGTAAATGGCAGCCTTGGATTCCCAACCCTTGACTTTGTCACGCTCGGCCAGCCTCTCCTTGAAGTGATCGGCATCAATCACAAGAGTCTTAGCCGGATCATACAAATGCAGAGACACTGGCCGAGAATCACTGCGTGCACCGCTTTTTCCACTGCCTCCACGCCCCCCCAATACCAAAGCCGTTGGTGCAACACCCACCGGCGGTATAGCGTTAGCGGCACCCTTGAAGAACTCAACAAGGATCTCATCATGCACCTTCGTGCGTTCCGCACTAAAAGAATCTTTCGTGGCCCCGGCATGAACCATGTGAGTACTTTTGCCGGCAGCTATATCTGCGTCCACTGCGGCCATTTCACGCAGAAACTCCGCATGATCCGCCTTGCTTAACGTAGCAAAGAGGATCTCGTCTTCTATTTCAGCCCTCCCAGACTGGGTTTCTACTCGCGGGTCGGCGGACTCATTGAATAGAGAAGACGCGGAACCTCCGGGGGTGACCCTCTCTCCCGGCCGCGCATTGATGGCTTCTCGTACCTTTACCGGGCGCTTGCGCACCATCGCGCCACCAACACTGGCGCCTAACGATTTAATCCACTTACCATATTCATCCCTAGGCTGGCTGGGGTCGAATTCCTTACGGACGTTCTGGAAAATGGAAGGGATGTTCAACATCAGGCAATCTCCATAGGACTGCCCGCCATTATACGCAGCCAGCGGCTCCTAACCAGCGCTGCTAGAAGGCTCCCCTGCCAACATTTGCACTTGCTTGCACGCTAGGGGCTTGAGTGCTGTGCGCTGCACAAGTGCATCGTCCTGTTTAGCCTTTCGGCATCAAGTCCAGCAGCCGCTTTCGCCGCAACGCACAGCCTCAAACCCCCTCAATCAGCACAACAGATCCCACACCTTTCTCCAATCAGTGGACAGCAAGCATCCTGCGACGAGAGCCTCGGTACCTTTCCGGGGCGGGAGAAAGGCGCCTGCGCAACGAATAGCGCACCATGCGCTGATTACGGGGGCGCTTCCACTCCTCAGCGGCACGCTTGGGAAGGTCGGTTCGTAGCCTACGCCTGCGTCTCTTCGACGACTCACGCTGTAAAAAAGTGTGCGCAACAGGGCTACCGTATGACAATAGCCGAAACCTGCGGCGTACTTGAATCACCCTCCGCCACGAACCAAAAATACGGTGCATCTAGGTCTCCTCAAGACGTTGCTCAGCCCCCTGCATTGCTTCATCGAACCACTTGTACTCCAGATCAAACGCGAGATAGTGCGGCGGCTGATTCGTTTTCACAGTGATGCACCGGACAGAAACCACCCGCCACGCTTCAGGCAGGTAAATCTCCATACCACGCGTGTAGAGCCCCCCCGGCAGCCTAGACACCGTCCACCATCGACTCCCCAGATCCTGCGTAGCACAGCGCTCAGCGTCCCTGAGAGCCGTCTTGAACGGCACTTTGAAAGTCGGTTCCAGTTCCATCACCACCTCCCTAGCGCAGGTAAACGGCCCCGTAAGCACTCACGGCACTCACCCCTGCATCCTCGGCAAAGATGTTGCCCCGGGCATGCTTGGCGGGCGTCCGCCACGTAGCGGCCTTCAACACGTCCCCAGTGCCCATGTCCACGAAACAGTACGCGGAACGACTCACCGAGCCCCCAAGATAAAGGGACCACACCCGGATGTACTTGCGGCCAACCTCAATCTCCAGTGCCTTCTTGCACGCGTCTATTTCGTACTGGGCATTGTTCAAAGCCAGCTTGTGCCGCGCCCCCTCAAGGAATCGCTTCATTTTTTCCGCGAACCCCGGTGCAAGCTTGGCGATTTCAGCCGCTTCGTTGTAATCCTTGGATTTCATCTCGCCCTCCTTGGCTAAACACTACAGTCTTATGATACCACGTACAGCAGGATTGTCAAGCTGCGCAGGGTTAGTGATTCAGCACCTTTGTGAAATCAGGTGCGGTCATTTCATCGTACAGGGCAATTCTGAAACTATGCCACCCATCTTGTGAGGCACGATCTTTAATCGCTTGAATATCGGCTGGCGTATGGCAATGCGATGACAAAATGTCTTCGCGCCACTCCTCCGTGACCCCTTCAGGCAATCCGTAAACAAGAAATGTCGGCATGGTAGGCTCCTTCTACGCTGCTTTACCACTCCATTGTACCAGGTTACTACCGTTTGTCAACTACCTCACGATACTATGGACTGCCCCTTGGCCAGCACTGCAGCCCCCAAAAGCGCTATCAGCGCCTGCTCTTCCTCGCTAGTGATAAGCTTAGACTCCTGCTCGAAAGCCAGCGTAGGCTGCGGAGACCCGTCCACAGCGACTTTGGAAGCCTTCGCAACAGCGTTGACCTGCTTAGTCACCGACTTCTTGATCGCCCCACCTGCGGCCTGCCACTGATCCGAAAGCCCATAGTTGGCTGCGCAAACCGGACCAAAACCAACCGCCACACTGTTCTCCTTCTCCAACGACTTGCCACAAAAGCAGCAGGCTCCACTCATCTTGCCGAGCTTGATCACTACCTCAATCGGATTAGCCGCGAACTCGATCAACAGCTTGGCTGCGTTGGCGAACGCTTCCGGCGACACCTTGTATCCCTTGGAGAACGCCCCTTGCTTGCTGATGACCCCGTAGAACACGTTGTCAGGGTATTTGTGCCCATCAGTCACCATCAACTGCCCGGCATACTTGCTGCCCGCACCAGCAATGGACAGTTCCAGCTTCCCACCCTCCACTGGCAAGGTGATTGACGGGTACTTGAGCTTTTTGTTGGCAGTGGCGAACATCTCGTACAGTAGGGTTGCGCCACCCAACTCCACCTTAATCAGTGGGGGTGCCGCCTCTTTCTTGTTGCCCAGTGCAGCCTCCATCATGCGATCAAACCACGGCTTCTGCTTCTCAGTCAGCCCCCCAAACTTCAAAACCCCGTTCGCAAGGCTCATAGCGAATTGCTGGTCCTTCACAGACAAACTACCCATTGCATCCAGCAGCATCTTGGCTTGCTCTTTCAGTGGAAGGCTCTTGTACTCAATCATCTCCGCACTCCTTTGCAGATCACAATACATTCATTGTATCACGTTTGCTTCGTTTGTCAACTACTGCGACAGATCGACCCCCACCACTACCGGCTCGCCCTTGGCACGGTACACCTTGCGCACCGTGAACTTGCTCCCAACTGGCAAGATCAATTCCGTCTCATTGCCAGCCTTAGACATACCACCTACATAGAGACCCTTCTGGCCCTTCTTGACATTGATTGCAAGCAGAAACACCTTCTCTTGTAGCGTCTTATGCTCCAATCCAGAAAACTCGATTGCCTTCGAGCGTTTGATAGCCGTGGACGACATGGCCTTACTCTCAATTGTCTTGCCCACGAATTCTTCCACGTTCTGTGGAGTCATGCCTAACGCCTGCCCACGCCCAGCAGTTACCGCGCGATAGGTAGTCAAGTCCGTCTCGATCTCCTTCGCAGCCACTGCTGCATTCAACACTTGAGCCCTCTTCAACCAAAAGGCTTTGATCTCATCTCCTCTTGGATTTGAAGGATCAACAATAGCTCTGTTCATGTGCCGGAACCCTGCCCGGGTGTAATCATCCAAGGCATCTTTTTCATCTACCAAAAATTCCTGAATGTATTGACGATGTGACTCAGATATCGCATTCACCACCTCGGTCTCTTTCAGCCGCTCAGCTGTACGGAGTTTGTTGTAGATTATCCCTGCCCGCGCTGCCTCTTTAAGCTCTTCCATCCTCTCGGCAGAGATCCACATGTTTGGCAGGCCAAGCATCTTCTTCATGCCAGCCACTTCAGCAGCTACTTGCGCACCCACCTCCTCGTCGGTAGCGGTAACTGCCCCGGAAGAAATGAACTGACCCCCTTCAGTCGTGCCCACCGGGGCGCGCGGTTGATCCGGGCTATAGCGAAGAACATGTGCGTACATCATTGAACCAAATCCACATGCATCACAACCCGGGGTACCTTTCTATCCCCCACCGCCACTGACTCTTTCGTAGCTTTACGCACCACGTAGGATGCATTGCGTGGCAGCACCACTTCGTCTTCCGCACTCACGAGAGACACGGTTTTGACAAACAGTCCTTTGGCCTCTTTCGGGGCATTGATCACCAGAAGCACTTCCCCAAAGCCTTTGGCTGAATCAGCATTCACAGACGTGCTCTGAAACGCAGGGTCCTTGATCACCTTACCCACTGAACCAAGGGCATCCTCCATAGAAGAGAAAAGCCTATTAGACCCTATTTTGGCACCACGAAACAGTTGCACATCCTTACCCAGACTCGTCTTTTCCAAAGCCTCATCCAGTGCCTCTATCTTTTGGCGCACTACCTTCTCGTAGTGAGAGTTCCCATCTGGGTAGTCCTGTTCCCACCAATCCTTCCTACCTGCTAGAAGCTTGTTCATCGCGCCATACGAACTATCAGTGTAGTCAATTACGGCTTCTCGCAAGTTGGTGGGCAAAGCCTTTAGCTGCGCACGGTGTTGTGTATCAAATTCGCTGTAGGCTTCTGTACGATTAACCGGAGACGTAGCTATCCCTTGCCACTCATTGATGATGCGCTCTTCATCGTAGCCATACAGATTCACTGCACCACCTGCACCACCTGTAGCCGCGAACTGCCCCCCTTCCGAATTACCCGCTGGGACACGTGGCTGCTCTGGGTCGTATCGCAGAATCTCTAATAGAGTGGACGCCGGCTCTTTCACACAAACCCCCCACGCAGTGTCAGCATCTTCTTTGGTAGTGAGATCCACCACCCGCGCGTTGATCTTCTTCAACCCTTTCTGCACCGCCGCCACCACCCTATGATGGCCGTTCATGATCCACGTCTCGCCTTTGTAACGGACGGCCTGCACCGGCTTGTCCAGCTGAGCCTGATCACCACTAATGAAGGACTTCACGCGCTCTTTGTTCACCACACTCTGCGTGACCACCAACTTGTCTAGGGGCACCTTGGAAACACGTAGCGTCTTGAAAAAAGAGGCACGCGCCTTGAGGTACTTGCCAATGTCTCCCTTGGCAGGGTCAACACCTATCTTGGCATTCAAGGCATCGAAAAACGGCGCTTTCGAGTAGGGAACAAAGCGGGCGTTGTCCAGCGTCGTGTCGATCCGCTCTACCTGCTTCGGGTCATCCAACGTGCGGTCCGGCTTGTAGTCCACGATCTTGCGATCAAGCTCACCGTACCCATCAAGGGTTAAGGCTCCGCCAGTGAACCGCCCACGCTCATCATGGTTGGGATTGAACTTCAAAATGACTGCGAAAGTCACTCGCCATCCCCTTACTTCTGCTCAAACTGGATATCGTGATCGCCCTTGAAAGGTTTCTTGTGATTAGCATCTCCGGTGAGGATCTCTACAGGAATCCCCTTCGGGTACGCCTTACACTTGGTGGGGTCCTTGGCGGACTGGTGCTTACACTCGAAACATATCGGGGTATACAACGATACCCCATCGCTCAGAGTGAACTTTTCAGTTAAGCGCGCCGCCTTGGCTTCAGCCGCCTGCTTAAACGGCGCTATTTTCTTGTACTGGAAATCTAACATCTTGCACCGCCTTGGTTAACCGGCTCAAAACGGATTCAATAATATCACGCTCACTCACCCTCCTAACAAGGCGCTCGGGCACCTCCTTCCCAAAGGAAGTGCGGCTTCCCCAATAAAGCCCCCATAGTGCGCCGGCAACAGCCCCTACAGAATCAGAATCCCCACCGTGAGCAATAGACAGTACCAGCAGTTGCGAGAACGAACCATCTGCTACATGCAGCGCCCAGCACGCCATCTTGAGGCACTCCAACCCCGTCCACCCCTGCCCCAGCTGCTCGATCTTAGTCGCCAATTCAACCAGCTGCCGGGAAGCCCGCCCCAATCGGTATCGCGGTCCATCAGGCTCCAGTGACTCAGTGCTAGTAACCAATTCCAGCGCTGCCGCTACCCACAGTTGGGACGCTGCGAAAGCTTCGGTACCGCCATGCGTGATACGGGTATCCATGTAAGCAAGCTGCTTCTGCTCCCACACTCCAACACCACGCCACAGTAAAGGGGCGGCGGCAATCGTAAGCAGACGCATCACCCCGCCACACCCGTTTCGATCATTCGCTTTACGGGCACCCCTTGCAGCTTGCTGCCGCAGGCTGCTCATGACCGTGTCGCCCGGATGTCGCATCTTTTTCATGGCGGGATACATGAACAGGCGTGACTCATAGGGCAGCCGCTCCACCACCCTTTCACCCGTTTGAGCGCGGAACCACCATGAGTACCCCGCGCGCAAGTAGGACGCTACCAGTTCAGTGCTGTACCGAGAATATACCGCGCGGCACTCTATCAGGGCCTCCAGTCCAAACAACGTCATCTGAGTGTCGTCAGTGATACTGATCTCGGTGTCTGCGTCAACGTACTTCTGCACTTCACAGAACGAAGGTTCACCAAACTCAAACGGATCTCCGATAGCATCGCAGACGGCCTGCGCACGCAAAGCCGTTGCAATTGATTGCATAGTCAGCATAAAGATTGCACTCCTGTGAGGGCTGCCCCGGGAATCGAACCCGGGCGGGTTGGTAAAGATTAGACTGCGCTTCCTCCACGCCTTGGGGCCTTGTGCTGAAACTGCGAGCCACAGAGTCGTAGACTCGCCCGCCGAATCAGCAGCACCGCGCCTTACTGCATTTCAGAATCCCAACCTTTGCACCAGCAACAGCCAGTTAAATGCCAATTTTCCCCAGTAGCTTCTTCACGCCGCTGATAACGCCCGGTACTCCACTCCGTTGGGGCATTTTCTTTGCCGGTGCCCTGTTCAGCTTCACCACCGGCTCAGGCCACTTGGCCTTGGCCAGTGAAACCACCACTCTCACCGTCATCATAGAAGGAGGGCTCACCCAGTTGACCGCGCCCCCGTAGGACTGCATCACCCGAGCCTCCAGAGGAGTCATCGTGTACTCACGGTCTCCCTGCCAGAACGTCATCACCTGATCGTAAGGAACCCTGATAGGCTCACGCTGCCCCTCTGCCTCCATGGTCTTCCCCTTTCTATCTTGCCACCAGCGCCGGCTTCCCTTCCATCCAAGCTCGAATATCAGGTACTGCCCACTCCAGTACTGCGAAAGTGCCGATCATGTAGAACAACACAACCATGATCCACTTCAAACCCTTTGAGGGGCGAGGCTGCACATCATCTCCCCAAGGTGATCGACTGCACAGTGCCGCCGCACGTTGTGACTGTGCGACCGGCATTACCGCCAGTAGGCGCCCAGTACATCTGCCCACACCCACCATGAGTCACCTGTGCATCCGGCCTGCCCAGCGTGCGCAGCACCTGAAGGTCGCTATCGCCACCTCTGACCGGCCCTAGCATCCCTACCAGCCCCTGCGGGTACATCGATTGTGGGCTCGCATAGGACGTTGTCCAGCCCCCTACGTAGCCTTGCCCGATAATGCCCACGTAAGGCCCGGCCATGCTAGATGCCAACCGCCCGGCGGCAACCCACTCACCCGGCGTGAGCAGCTGTGCATCTGTATTGCTCAGACGCTGCGGCGTTGGGCGCTGAGGGCTGCCATTGCAACGCAGATCCGTGTAGGTGGTCTGGCCCCTTTCATTCACGCACCGATAGGTCGGCTGTGCCAACGCAGCCGCAGCAACCATGATCGTCAGAAGAAACGCGACAATGAGGTACATAGTCGTGTGTTTCATTGCAACCTCCTTAAAGTCTTGCAGGCATCTCGACAAACTTGACCGATACGATATTCTTCACGGTTGCGATGCCCGGAGTGCCGTATCGCCCGCCAAGGTTGAGCACTAGATGCTCATGCCCGTTAGGACGCGCCATTACCACCCGCCCAGTGAGCTTGCTCCCGTGGGGCGTCATGATCGTCACGCGGTCCCCCGGACGGGCTTTTTCGATCAACCACTCCGGGGTCGAATATTCTTGCAAGGATCTCATGGTCTTCTCCTTGGGTCTTTGCGCGTTTTAAGGTCATCCCCGCGCATGTCTGGCCGAGGTTCATTATTCAATCCCTAATTTAGCGAGCATCTTGATAACGGCTAAAGCCGACACCCTTAAACCAGAAGGAGACCTATCTGGTCCCCATTGGGATGAGTAGTATTTTGCGTCAGACAGAAGTCCGCGCGCAGCTTCCATCGAGCACTCCGAATCAGTCTCCGGCTTGAAGATTCCACGGTCCATACTATCTCGCACGAAGTAGAACCGCGCCCAGTTCGTGATGTCGAGCGTGGCGTAGCCCATTACTCGGCCTCGACGTATTCCATTACGAGCCGCAGCAGCGCCTCATAGCCGCCGGACTTCATCGCCTTGGCGGTAAACTCATCCGCTAGCTCGCGCTGATTGGCGTGTTTCAACGCCTTAGCCACGCGCGCGATGATGCTGAATGCATTGCCATCCTCGCCGATCAGTTGAACCCTTACGCCAGATTTGCTCATTCGTGCCTCCGTGTTAGTTGCGCGTTTTAAGGTCATTCCCGCGCCCCGACCCTGCGTTTGTCGCTCACTAGAATTTGCTCCGAATCAAATCAAGGCGGAAACGATCGCCATTGATTCCGTCTTGTTGACCGTTCAGGAACACATCTGCCAATTCGCGTGAGAGACTAGGGTGAGATTCCATAACCTCGCGCGGCGATTGGAAGCGTTTGTACTTACGGCCGTCGAAGAATCCGGCAATGAAAGACTGGCTAGTTGTTTCCATCGTTTCCTCCGTGTTAGGTTGCGCGTTTTAAGGTCATTCCCGCGCCCCGACCCTGCTCTACTTTCCTTCACCCGTTTTGGCAGCCGTCACGGGTTGCTTACAGCCTTATGATACCACGTACAACAGGATTGTCAAGCATTATTATCGGTTTGTCAATTCTCACGGGCCAGCGGCCTGTGAGTAGAGGGGGTGCCTTTGCTGTAGCGACCACCCCATTTCCCAACGCGCAGCCCTGCAACAAACAGAGAGCGCGCCTCAGTCATCACTTCAGCAGGAATCAGTACCTCCGTCTCACGAATACCCTGCAAATCGTATCCCAGAATCCTGCTATACATCTTCTCCCGGTACCACTTCTGGGTCTTGGGCACGCGCACCTCCACTACGTAGCTATCGAGCACCAGCATGTGCTCCTGCGGCATGTAAACGAAACGCCAGCGCTCCCGCCGCCCCTTCATCTTTGCATCGTCCTTCGTCACCCACACTGCATCCATGTTTGCTCCTAATCCCCTAGCTAGATACGCACCCACAACTAGCACTCACACTTTGCACTGTGCAGCCTTCAGATTCATCTCTGCACCTCCACTAACAAGATCACGCTGCCCGGCCCGATCCTAACCAGCGCGCCTTCCATAGACATGTTCACGAAGTAGCTCACGTTGCGGGCACGCAAACACAGCCAGAAGACGCTAACAGCTACACCTAGCCGATGGATCACTTCTTTGAATCCTTTCAGCTTGTCAATCAAGCCCTGATCTGGCACAGCTGATAGTTTTCAGTACCTATCGGCTTGACTTTGATGGCCTCTGCAATTGCTTGCACAATACTCGCAGTACTATCATAGGGCTTGCCGGGTGACTTACCGCTCCACGCTTTACCATTCCAGTACCAGCAATAGGAACCCTTCGGTTCCCTCAAAACCAGCTGATGCGCTGTCGTAAACCCCGGCGGGGCGTATATCACTTGGTTGCGCTTACCCATGGCTCAATCCCCCGAATCGTAGCTCAAGCCGGCACCGCACTTCGTGCACCGTGCGTTATGGAAGCAGTTACCGCTCGTGTAAGGCCAACCATTGGCCTTCGCCTCGTCTCGCCCGTATTCCTTGGGGGTGTGCTCACACCCGAATGCAAAGTAACGGGGCTGATACTCATAACCCCCATACTGACCTTTCTTGGGAGTCGTGTCGAAACTAAGCGCGAGTCCCGTGTTATCTTGGTAGAAAATCGCAAGATTATCTGGAAGATCGTTGCCCTCAGCATCGTGCCTCAGAAGATACCCTAGATACAGAACACCGATGGGCCTATGGTGCCGGAACGTGCTGGCATATTCCTGCACATCAATCTCACGCCAACCTATCGGTGCAGAGCCGGGAAACTCCTCGATGTTGGGAAACAGTGCCTTTACACCCTCTGGTACAGGACTCACACCAGTCAATTTCAACTCCCCCGCTTTGAGGTAACTAGTAAATCCCATGACCACCCTCCACTAAAAGTCGTTATAGTCGAAATGGCTTTCCTTCTCAGCTTCGCGCCCTCGCGCAGCACACCCCTCGCGGTACTCGCTGTCGGGAACCGGTCTCACACACATTTCCAGCGCACAATCCGTTCGGATCTCGGCAACTTCACGAGACATCCCCGGTACCGCCGCCATCAGCGCTCTGACCACTCGATCTCTGCCCGCCACACTCACGCCCATCTCACACCTCCAATCAGGCATACCAGCTTGCTCTCGCCTTGCTGCCGATCCACGCATAGTGCCCCATGCCATCAGCATTCACTACCGTACTACCGTCACGCACTCTGCACACCTTCTCTTCACCAACGTACTTACCCGATTCAGCAGTACAATTCCCACTTGCGTAGCCCGTGGCTTCGATCTCGGCAGACACCTTTCTAATCCCCACGCTCGACTTGCCTACGAGCCTGACCACCTCGAAAAAGTCCACGTTGGTCTGGTCGTACCCCCAACTGGTATGAACGATATCCCCCACCTTGAGACTCACAGGCTTGCTGATCCGATCCGCTTTCATCTTCGCCTTGTACTCGGCGCAGCGCTTGAGACCGTCTGCCCAGTCCGCCACAGCCTTGTCTCGTGCCTCAGCGCTCTTGAACGAATAGTTGGCGTCAGGCTTGTTGCGCTTGCCGGAGTAAGCGACCATGTAATACCGCGCCCCGAACCCCTCACGAGAAACCTCATGCACATACGCCACCGCGTTGACTTCGGGGAACTCAATCGCCCGAGACCCCTCTGGGATGTACCGTCCCATCATCTTGTTGAACTCTCTGAGGCTGTATCCCATGATCTGCACTCCTTTGCTTATCACCTTAATTCAATTGTACCACCTTGTAGCGGTTTGTCAACTAGCAGCCCTTAGTAGCCATTCCCGACGGTAGTGACCACGAAGGTACCTAAGTCCGACTCCCCAATAGCTCTCTGAACTCCTCCAACCCCTCCACAGCAACGACCACATATACGGGCTCGCGCCCACACCGTATTTCGTGCTCATTGCACCAGCGCGCTCCCTGCGCCGCCTTGGCTTCGCTGGTGTGCCCTTCCACAGGCTCGCCCGTGCTCCTGTTGAGCACGACGTATGTATCAAACTTTCCAAATGCACCCATTTATCGCTCCTTCATCCAAAAGGCCAATTCCTTAGTCGCAGAGCCCATAGGACACTGCAACCCGCACCATGCTCTTCTCACGATCAATCGACTCGACCCGGCCCCCCATGCACCAGCGAAGCGCCCCGTAAGAGGAACTCTTCGGATACTTGTCGGATACCCACGCCCCAAGAGCCTCATCGCTGGCCTCGGGGTCAAACGGGAAGTCGCTCACAACCTCATCAGACCACGCGTGCATCGCGTGAGACACCGGGATGACCTTGGCCTCATCCACACCCGCCGATGCAACCATGGCCTTCCTGACGGCCTTCTTGGCGGCTTCCTCAGAAGCCTTGATCGCTTCCATGATCCCGTACTCTTCGGGCACGACCACCTCAAGGTTAGCGGCATTCACGAAGACTTTCTCGCCGCTTTCGAGCTTGACCCCGGCGCGCATGCCATAGCGGGAGAACTTGTCGGCGCCATACCAGAAGCACTCACCCTCGGCCCCGATAGGCACTTTCTTGCCGCGCACAAACTTGACTTTCTTGCCTACGCCTATCTTGATCGCAATGGCAGCGCGGCTTACCGCCGCGAGCTTGGCCTCATAGGCAGCGCGAAGTTCCGGAGAGGCATCGATCTCGGCGTAACCACCCCCGGGATAGGCAGTGGCAGCGTATTCCATTTCCTTGCTCTCGCCATCCTCATCTACATAGACCGCGTAGAAGTAGGAATCGTGATAGCCGTTATGCTCGCGGAGGGCCACAACGCGGCCCGCCATCAAAACCTTGTCTCCGAAAACAATCGCCATGGCTCACACTCCTTTGTTAACCATCACGAGACCATAGTACCATCTTTTGCAATTAAGTGCAACCTGTATTTAAGCCCCCGTAGCTGAGAAGTGATCCTTAAACCGGTAAGGCATGACGCCCTCGATCCGGATAGGCAGCCAGCACCTCAGCCAGTTTGGCGTGTAGTCTGCCGTCCCCCTTGTAAAGGTTTTCGGCCAGCCACAGCACCTCGGGCACAAACACCTTGGCAAACTTGGGGTCATGCCAGATGATTGACCCGGCATTGCTGATCAAGTCAGCCAGCTTGATCGTGTGAACACTGGCAGTCTCGCCCCTGAGCCTCGTAGCTTCCGCCTTCTTCCTCCACGCCCTGTTGAACATCGGGTAAGCTTCCTTGGTGAAGAGGTTGGTGAGCCCGTACACCATCCTCTCTACCGTGACCCCAAACTCGGCTCCGATCTCCGGAAACTTCACCCCCACGTCTTCCACAGTGTCATGGAGATAGGCAGCCGCCACCATCTCTCTCGACCCTCCAACAGAGGCTACTATAGCGGCCACCTCGGCAAGGTGAACGAAATAGGGAGCGCCCGTGTACTTCCTGACGTGCCCCTCATGGGCCTTCATCGCAAACGCTCGGGCTTTCCTGACCAGTTCAGACATCTCGCACTCCATTGGCTACGCCTCAGTATAGCACTATTTGCACTTAACTGCAAAGCTACTTCCCCCGCACCTTTGCAGTCCAGTCCGACAAAATCACACTAGAGGCACCCGCTTTGTCGGCATACCAGATACCGAACTCGTAGAGTACCTCATAAGCTTGAGAATCGATCTGCTTGCCATATTCCTTGATGGCATCCCGCAGTGCAGGGGCAGTCTGTTCATCGGCCTTCTCCTTCATGGCGGCGCGATTTCTCCACGGCCTATCCGCCCACCAACCGCCTAGCCAGAACATGGGCAGTTTCTCCCCCCCAAGGCCGATGTGCTCGCCGGCCTTTTGCCAGCGTTTGATTTCCTCTATGTATTCCTCCATCGCCTCGGCACGCTCGGCGAGGGCGCGGAGCAGCGCAACGGCCTCCCGGATCAACGCAGGCTCCTCCATGTCGTGAGTGTTGAGCCAGATTTCGAGCAGGTGCGCGACTTCCTCGGCTCGGGTGTAGGGCCGCTCCTCGCTGACCGGCGCTTGTGGGGTGTGCAGGAGGGCACGACCAAAAGCGCTGATCGCCGCGTCAAGTTTGCGGAAGTCCTCGATCATCCCGTTACTGGTGAAGTATTGAGCGGCGCTTGTCAGAGCATCGAAATGCGGCTGTAACCTCTCCCGTTCCTCGCTGCTGGTCGGCTGTAGGGCGGCCTCAGCCCTCAACGTGCGTTGCTTCCACCCGTCAATGTTTCGCTCGACGCATTCGGTAAACGACTCGTCCGACTCGATGTGGTACTTGTCCCACAACGCTCGCTGCTCTTTGCTTACCGGCTTCGCACACACCTTGCAGACCACGCGCCGCTTGTGGCCCATGAAGTCGATGCCACACTCGACGCAAGTACACATATAGCGCCCATTCTCGTGCGGGAAGTCTTCGGGCCAGTCCTGTGGGTGCTCCTTGCTTGCCGGCGAAGAAGGGCCAACCGAAGTGCCGTCGTCGTGTCGGTGCCCATCTCCAACACGCTCACTGGCAGCACTCCGGCCCGGATCGCTCCGGCTGACGCGGCTCTCGCCCGTCATTTCTAGCTTGTTTGCCTCGCTGACCGGCGAAGCGCCGGGGAGGGCGGCGGCGAGGGCTTTGAGCAGCGCATCGTAGACGCTCCCCGGATGAGTGTGGTGTAGCTCTGGCATCTCGGCCGAGAGGAACCCTGCGATCTGGCGCAACGCGTCTTCCCGTTTGATGTAGTCGGTCATGGCTTCTGCTCCTTGTTGTCGAGGAAGTCTCGGGCGGCTTTGTACTCTGCCGTTTGCAGTTCCTTGAGTGGGGCTAGTTTCTCCTCTTGCGCCATCCAAGCGGTTACTCCGGCGTGGCCGAAACGGTCATATAGGTCCAGCAGCGACGGTAAATCCTCGGCATCGAAGTCTACCGAGTACGCTGTTGCGTATCCAAACGTGTCGTTTGCGTTGAGGCTGGTAAACACGCTGCTGGACATCAAGAAGTTGCGCTGCCGCACCGCCTCGTCGTCGGGCTGTGGGGCGCGCAGGAGGCTGGCGGCGATCTCGGCTTGGGCGGCGGCGAGTTCGCGTTCTAGTTGTCCAGCCAGTGCTTCTAAATTGTCCGCGTGCGTAGCAATATCCTCGGGTAACTTGACGTAAGTTTGCAAGTCATCAGTCCTCGGCGTATCGCTAGTCATCCCTTGGGCTCCTTGCGGGAGAGGTAGGCGCGGACCGCCGGTAGCCAGCGGGCAAACAAATCCTCCCCTTCCAAACTCGATACTCCGATCAGCAGCCGCACCGCCTCGTCTCGGTCTATTTCCATAGCGATGCCTGCATTACGGAAACGCTCCATGTTTTGCAGCGTTGCCTCGTCGTCGGGTGGAGGGGCGACGTAGAGCAAGGTGCCAACAGGAGGGATGGGCTGGTGCTTTCGCCACGTTACGATGCAGATGTCGTTGAGCGATCCTTGCACGTCGGTGATTTCGGCCACCGGTTCTGCCTGCTGCTGCGGGGCGCGCAGGAGGCTGGCGGCGATCTCTAACGTAATCGGAGCAATCGGAACGCGCGGCGATCCATGGTCGCGTGCATCTTGAGCCCATTCGTTGAAATTACGCGCCATTGTCTCCCGCTCCAGTTTCACTATGCGTTCCTCCGCGAGGGCGAGTAATTCTTTGACGATCAGATCAGGGGGGCTGACAATCATTGGCTTCCTGCACTTCTCGCAGATAGGAATGTGGCTCCACGGCATTACGGTTTTCTGTTTATGCCCGCAACGCCCGCAAAGAGTTTCGACGGCCCGTAAGGTTTTGCGGCGGTTCATCACTCTCCTTCCTTGTGGATGGCGCTGCCCCACTCTGCCAGTTCGCAGTAGCTCGTCGTGCCGCTCGTTCTGATATGGGGGCAGGGGCGGGCCTTTAGGGCAGCGATCTCTGCTTGGGCGGCGGCGAGTTCAGCCTCAACCGCCGTCAAGTTGGCAATCGTTACGTTGTGCATCCTGCGCTCGTTGGCATACTCTGCCTGCTGCTGTGGAGCGGCGACCCGCCTACATTTAGGGTTGCATATGAGCGTCATAGGCAATCCGTTACTGTCTGAATCCTTACAGCACACCACTGGCTCTGCCTGCTGCTGCGGGGCGCGCAGGAGGTTAGTTACTTCTTCCATTACCGCGTCTGCCGCCCACGCAGATCCTTTGTACAGCCCCTTTCGCTCAGCTGCCACGCCTAGTGCTACTGCGGACATGATTATCTGCCGCATTTCGGCCTCCCGCTCCTCGCTGACCGGCTTTGTGGGATGCAGAATGGCGTCAAGCACCTCGCGCGGAGTCCGGCGGTAAGCGCAGCACTTCGAGCACCTTTGCTCCTGCCCGTCTGTTTCCGGCCAGATGCGCCAGTCGTGGCTGCACTGCTCCTCGCTGACCGGCGCTTGTGGGGTGTGCAGGAGGCAGGCGGCTTCTAATTCGAGCCGCCCAGTGTTTTGCAGATGAGAGATTGCTGGCAACTCTAAGTTCATTGCCGCATCGACTTCTAATTTGCGCGCACATTCCTCCCGCTCCTCGCTGACCGGCGCAGAGTGGAGGGACCGCACATTGTCCGCAACACACTCTAATGCGTTAAGTGCTCCGGCAACGTCGTCTCCTTTCCCTTTCCACGCCGATGATTCCTCACGGATCAGTCGCAGCACATCCTCGCGCGTAACGTAGTCGGTCATCCCTTGGACTCCTTGTACTCTTCAAGCGTGGTGCGGACTATGCGGAAGTTGTTATCATAAAACACCCGCATTAGCCTCTTGGCGTGCGCCAGACTCTTGGCGTTCTCCCAAGGCTCTCCAGGCCACTGCACCCCACGGAGTTTCTTGTAGATCAACCACTGGAATTTCCTCTTATTCGTCCTTGGTGTCGTAGTGGTCATGGCTTCCTCCGTTTGTCCGCTCGAAGGATGAGCGCACAGCACGCCAAGTAAATCGTGCGGAACTCCTTGTCGGTGATCTCGTCGCGCGTTGGCGTCACAGGACCGTCAGCTTCCATTGCACGGTTATCGACGTGTTCGAGCACCCTCGCAATCCGTAATGCTTGCCTGCGAATGTATAGCGACTCAGAGCGCGTTAGTGGTCGGCTCACAGCAACGTCCCTCCTCCCTGCTCATGCCCGCGTGGCGGTGGATTGGGAGCGGTGGGCTTGGCCTTTAGTGCTGACAATTCTTTCTCAAGTCTTGTGACGTAGTTGCCGTAGCCACTGACTACTTTGCCGCACTCGGGATTAGAGCAGATGTGATCTGCGGTTTCCCACAGCACCCCCATCAGTTGAACATCTTTTCTACGCAAGTTTTCCTTGGAAAACTGATGCATTAGTTCACTCGGAGCAGAGACCACGACTTGTACCTGCATCATCGTTTTACTACCGCAGCTTTCGCAAGTCATTCTGTCATCTCCTTCTTGGCTTCCTACCGGGAACGACCTTCGCGGGCAGGGCAGCGATGGTTCCAGCCTCCAGCGCATCGACTAGGGCGCGAATAGTGCCGAAGTGCTTCTTCGGCATCGGCGCGGCACCCAGTGCATAATTCAATGCCTCAATCATCTCGGGAATATTCATGGCGTATGCTCCCTCGTCGATCATGATCGCACTCCTTTGGTACCCGCACTTCAATGCTACCACATCCTCAACTATTGTCAAGGCCCATATTCTTGAGGGCCTTGCGTGCCCCCTGCCCGGTCCTGAATCTCCGGGTTCTGCCGTCTAATCCTTTTACCGTCTCCACTCCCGGCCACACGGAAACGGAGCGCCGTATGATCCAATGACTGAGCCCCGTGCACGAAACAGACCATGGCCCCGCAAAGACCGGTGTCTTCATGCTCAGTCCTCCACCTTCGTCAGGGTTGCAACCTCCTGAGCGAACATCTCCCCGCCTTGACGCACCGGAAGTTCTCGCCCGCCCTCTGGGTTGCTCGGGTGATAGGCATAGGCACCCACCACTCTCACCACGGCAAGCGCGCCGTCCGCCAGAGTCTGCTCGATGATGCCCCGGTAGCGCGTGCGGAAACCTCGCTCGCGCTCACGCTCGAAGGTAACACGGCCACCCTGCTTCATGCTCCACCCCCTTTTCAGTAATCATGGCTCTCGCCGAGATCATCGCGGTCGTAACCGTCGATCCGGTCAGCACTGCGCTTGCTTGCAACCGGCGCACTCTCCTCAGCCACCTCACGAAGCTTCTCGCGGAACCCCGGAATGTCGTTGACATACACATCCCCCATGTCACAACCTCCGAAAGTCATCGGTGAAGACACGGTGCAAAAAGCTCGTGCATACGGGTCCTTGAGGCTCGCAGCAGGCGACTTATAGAGCTTGAGAACTCGCCACTCCCAACTGCCCTTGATGATGACAAAGTAAGGCTTGGACTCGGGACGGGACTTGCCGTATTCGTTTTTCATAATTACCTCCTCAGATTTCGACACAATGCGGGAGTCTGCTGGCGCCCGCCGAAACGAAGACCACTGCCGGAACTACGTTGACCCGGTTCCCCCCACAATCCGCTATCATCGGTATGAAGGCCACTGCTGAAACCGGTTCAGCAACAACATACGCCGGGTGCGGAATCGGTGAACCCATCACCATGGCTGCTACCGACACCGCAAGAATCCAAGAGACGTTTTTCATGACTCGCACTCCTTTGCTTGTCAATCACTACAGTTCCATTCTACTACATTGCACCCAAATGTCAAGCAGCATTTTCCCCCTTGCAATCAGTTGCAACCCAGCTAGCTGCCCCGCCCCTTGTCTGCCCGCCGCTGCCTGATGTCGAAAACGGCCGGCTCGATATCCCCCGCTTGTTCCTTAACCACGGGCTCGATGGCCTTGGTACGGTTGTAGAAGCCCACCGGATTGATGCCATGAGACAGCCAAATCTCCCGGCGCATGGTCAACCCGAATACCACCCCGGCGATGGCGTCAGAACAGTCCTTAGAATTGTGGACAAACACTCCGGAAGCCAAAGCAAAATTCTCCCATTTAGGTACCGTCAAGTCGTACACAGGTTCATTCACCTGCAGCAACTTGATGGATAGCACTCTGTGGTTTTGCTTAGCAGAAGTTCGCTCAGACAATTTTCCAGCCCTAGCGGCTCTGTGATAATGGAGATCACACAACCCTCTTGCATTAGCTAAGCAGCCACACCCTTCAATCGAACAAGTCTGCCTAGGCAACCCTAACTTACCTTCCTTTCTACTTTTATTGATCCGGTCCCTACTAGCTTGTCTAGCAGATTCGTTAGCAAAAAATGAGTTAAAACCAGCTTTCATAGCGTCTCTACGCTTTACCCACAAGTCGCTACCATGGTGCCGGTTATGCTCCACTCTAGCCATGAGTTCAAGATTGCGTGGATCATTGTTTCGCTTGTTTTGATCCCTATGATGAACAAGCATCCCACTCAGGGCTTTACCCACTGCCAGATGATGCGTCAAAATTCTCCTCTTCTTTACCGGGCACCAAACCATTTCATAGTTCAACCAGCCACTTTTGTAATTCACTGACCTATACAAAGGCATCAAACTCACATCAGGTGTCAAAAACTGAGCTTGAATCCAACCCCCTTCTAAAGTCATAAAAAGGTGTTCTGGAGTACACCTCACAACTTGAAAGTTGTCCAACTCCACCTCTACCAACTGCTTTGCCACTTTGGTCATGCGAGGGTTACATGCAGGAGCGATTACTATCCCATCCTTAGACATTGAATACACATAAAACACCACACCTAGCGCGTAACGATCAACCACTTCCCTGAACGTCGGAGTAGTACCATTAGCCAAAGCTATCCTAGTCTCAGCGGTAAAACAGCCCTCTGGGGTATGATCAATCTTCCCGGTCTTGGGGTCCTTCTCCAAGCTCAAAAGCTCGTGTAGGGCCGTCTGGTGCTTTGGTAGGCGTAGCCTGCCGTCATAGGCCGCGCCCTTTACGAAATCGTAGGGCAATCCAGTCTTATCCACCGACACGGTACCTGTCTTGAACCCGTTGGTGCGCAACACCTGTTGAGAGTCCACTGACTGCCAGCTGTCGAAACTCACCCACTCAATGGGCAACCCCTCATCACGCAGCTTCATCAACAGCGCCCGGATCTTGGCGAAGTTGATCTCCCCATTCAGCGGGGGCTTCACTCGCAGCACAAAATCGAAAACGATAATGGGCAAGGTTTCCGCCGTCCCATCCCCGCGAACGACTTCCATGAAGCCCTCCACGTAGCCACACGCTACCCCAGCGGCATCAGAAGATAGGCCAAGGTCCACATGCACCCAGCGTTTCTGCTTCTTTGCAGCAAATGCTTCTGGGTAGAACACCAGCGGCGGCACCTTGAAGTTGCACTCCTGCAGGCTGAGAACGCTCTCCGTCTTGCCAAACGAATCCACCACAGACTCCACATCCGAAATGAATGGGAATCGCGCTAGCGTACTCACCCCGGCCACGTCCCGCAGCGCGCCCATCATGTCGCGCTCGAAATCCATGCGGTGCTCTTCCGGTACCTCCATCACCAGATGCACCATGTTGTCGGGCACGGGCTCACTGTCTTCCAGAATCTGCGGCTTGTGCGTGTCATCGCCTATGAACAACCTGAACCAGTTGTCGCTATAGGTACCGGGAGGCTTGATCTCCCACGTGCGCTTGTCATAGACATAGATCGAAGGGTCCTTGTGCGCCTCCTTGATCTTCACATCGGTAAATTCCCCCGGGTAGTGCTTGGAGGAAACAAGACACAGAATGCCCGGCATTGCCCCCTGATTCATGAAGCGCGACTTGCGGCGCCGAGCAATCGAGTTGTAAACCGTCATCGCTTGGTTGTAGGTGCCCCGATCTATGGAACGCTTGGACTTCTCGATGATCGCCATGAAGTTGACTTCATCGATGAGTCCCCCTATCACGTTCTGACCCAGTGCACCCAGATCACCCCCCACAGGCTTCACTTCCAGACGATGCGGAAAGCGCAGAACCGTCTTCAGATCCCGCGCATACGGAAAGTTCACGGTGAAGTAATGGGACTGCTCGCAGATGGCGCGGAAGCGCTGGAAGTCCACGTCCTTCGCAAGCGTGGCGTTCAAGCTCTGAAAAATGAAGACGATCTCGCTGGTGCTATCAAGCCCGAACGTCTGATGCACATCACGGAAGCAGCTGAGCAAGTAAATCTGGTAGGCATTCGTATACAGCGCTAGCGTGGTCTTTGCCGATCCGATGGACCCGGTGCACACACACTCGGTGTAGCGATTAACCAGCCGCTGTCCGTCCGGATTGTTGATCTCCTTCAGATACCGCAACACCTCCGGATAGATTTCCGCTCGCGGGCGATTCAAATACTGAGACCCGAACATGAACTCCTCAATGTCCACCGGGTACTCGTTGAGCTTGATCAGGTAGTACAGCGTGGCCATGTCCTCGCCGGACCGGTACAGATCCAAAGCCTCAAGGATGGCCTCAGCGTATTCAGGATTCTCGAAACTGCGCGCCCGTGTCTCGACCTCCAGCTTGTGCAGCATGGGGTCATTGGCGGGTAGGAACCCGGGCCTACGTTTCGACGGGGCTTTCGCCTTGGAGAAGGGCTTTGCCGCTAATGGCATGGGCTATCTGATCCAAGAAGGTGATGGCCTGCATCGCAGGTTGCTTGTGCGGGCTGTACTGCTTCTCTACCAGTGCCTTCACCAGCTTTTCCAGCACCGTGTCGCTATACACACCTATCTTCGCCAAGAAATCGTTGCGAGCGTTCTCAGCACTGAGCACCACCCGCAGCGCGTTGAGTTGGGTCTCACGATTGCAGTGTGGGTTAGTGCTCATCATGAGGGCGGACGCACGCACGTCCGCGTAGACAGTCAGGGATTCGCCGATGTACTGAGGCACATCGATGTGCTCCGCGTCCATGCGTACACGGTTCTTCAGTTCCGCCATCAGCTGGTAGTAGCGCGGGCGGCTGATCTTCAGTGCTTCACACACATCCCCCACAGGCACTCGCCGCAGAACGCAGCGGTGCATGTACGCCATCCTAGCGTCCCGGTCGTCCTTGTTGATCCAGCGCTGCGGGTCCACCAGCATGCGGTGATCTGACAGATACTGGATGCGTTTCAGCAGGTCAGGATCATCAAGCTCGGCGTATAGCTTGAACAAGTCGTCAGCTGTATAGGGAATCTTGCGGGGCCACCGCCCTCTATTATCCTTCAAACGGCTTTTCTTCTGAGGCTTGGTGCCCCCGCCTTTCAGCACTATCTTGACCGGCACGGCATTGACCTAGACTTGTCAAGGCCGCAGGGTACTCGTGCAGTTGGTTGCACGTCAAGCGCGAAGGCGCAACTACTTCACACCTGCCACCTTACTAACAACCCAGAAATCCTCGCACAGATTGTCGTTGAGAATGAATTCCATGGGCATCAGGAAATATCCTTTCCTTCCCCACGCAGACCCCCACGAATTGCGGCACATCACGACCGGGTATTTCAACCCCCACAGAGATCCATTCAGATCGTAGCCGACAGCCGTCACGCAATGCCCACCAAGCAAAGTCTCATCGTGCAGGTTGGGCATCGGCATGATGCCCGTGCGCTTTACCCGTTCGCTCTCAAAGCTGTCATAGACTGCGAACCCGAAGATGACCGGGTAGCCTTCAGCAAGGGCTGAGCAGATGGCCACTTCAGTCTGATCCACCCTAGCGTATTCCAACGCCTTCTTCTTCTCTGCCGCACGTATCTGCGCCGGAGGAGGCTTCAGACGAAACTTTGCAATGTTATACGGCCACGAAGTCTCCGTGCAGATGCCGTAGTTCAACATGGCTTTCAGGGTGTCACGGATATAGGCCCCAGAATCCCAACCAGCTGTCCCATCGATGAACCGCGACCACCAATACAGGAACAGACGCGAACGGTTCAAGTAACGATGGTCATAGCGGAAATCCAGATACTCGTATAGGGACACCCCTCCATTGGCGGTACACGAGCCCAAGTTTCCCTGATCCTCCACCTTGCTCATCAGAGCGTGCAAATCAATAGTATTCGGGATCTCCGGCGCCAACACCTTCGCGCGGTATACATGATCCCTCCCATCAAGCGGATCGGGTGCCCAGTTGTAGATACGGCTGTGTAGCATTCTTTTAGCTCCTATGAGGCAATCATATCGGGGGGTACTCTCCCGGAACTTGTTTCGATCTCTGGGGTTGATGCTATCGGTAGGTGTGTCTCAATTAGTGCTCTTGGTACTCTCACTCTTCCTGTTTCATTCCCTCTTTATGTAGCTGTCACTTGGTCTGATTCAATCGAAGCCTCTGGTACTCCCTCTGCATGTGTTTCAATACCCAGCAAGTGGTGCCTTCCTCTTACCTGTCTCGTTCCTCTTGGATGGTGCTCTCTGGTGTTGATGACTCGCTTGCTTTAACGGTGCTCTGTACTTGTAAGGCTCGCTCTAACCCTTCGGGACTCTCGATCCGATTGGCTCAATCTTCTCGTTTGAAACCGTCAGTTTCTGTGTTTCACTTCGCTTCCATGGCTCTCTCGTCATCGGAGGCTCGATCCTCTCGGTGTGGAACTCTCTGCATCGATGTCTCATTCTCCTGCCTCGGTACTCTTCTCTAGCGTGATTCACACGGGTGCTATGGTGCTATCGGTGCGACTGGTTAATTCCATAAACACGCTCTACTTGATTGGTACTCTCCTCGGGGTTGACTCCCTCTACACAGTTTTCTGGTGCTAACTTCTGCAGATTAGTCAGAGTCGTCCTTCTTGCCCTTCTCCGGGTTGAAAGGCCAATTGGGAGCCTCGATCACGTGCGCGTGCCCCATGTGCACAATGGCATACGGCAGCGGGGGTTCTTTCTTGAGGATTAGCCGGTAACCCACATCGTGATAATGCGCCAAAAACAGCTTCACTGCGTACCGGCGCGCACGCGCGTGCAGGTGAGCCGGCGGCAAGCGCCCCATGATGTACGCCTTATAGGCGTCCGTGTCCTTATTGTAGTTGCGCTTAGTCAAAATCCCCTTGGCGATCTCGGCATGCTTGCCAGCTTCGGTGTGCTCAATCTCGAATTTCTTGCGCTCCGCGTAGACTTTGCCGTACACGTCATCCGGATGGTTGGACACCTTCACGAACGACTCTCCGATTTTCCACGCAAGAGTCTTGAGTGACGCGTTCCACGGACGCCGCTCTCCCTTGTTCCACGTCTTGGTGGGGTCCAGCCCCGCAAACGCCCAGATGTGCCCTGTGGTGGGCGCCTTCTCCAGATCAATGTGCGCAAGCAACCCCGCCGAGATCACCGGGCCGATGCCGACGATGGAGCGCGCCCAGAGCCCGAGAGGATTGTGGCGAGAGTAGTGATCAAGCGCCAGACGCACCTGCTTCTCCAGATTCTCGGAACGCGTCTTAAACCACTCGATTACTTCACAAGGCTCCTGCGAGGATTTCTGAGCGCGCACCTGCCCGGCTGCGCGAATGCGGTTTTCCTGCATCTGGTAGTAGGCATCCACCAAATACCGGGCCTGATCAGGCGACATTGTTTCCGCCACCTTACGCAGATCCTTGGACAAGCGGTCTTCATCGTCTTTGCTGACGGGCATGGCATGCTCCTTAACAAGGTGAATGGTTTTGGCCCGCTTTATGCTCCCCTGACGGGCCTCAGTGGTATTGCCCGCAACTATACACCATTCCTTGCGTTTGTCAACAGTTACATTCCACGCTATGTGATACTACCAATCCACTAGGAGCAAATCCATAGGCTCTTCAGCGCCCCTTCACGCGCTGCTCCCATATCTGCTCGATCTTCTCTACCTGATTGCCAGTCAAGCCCGTGGTGCTGTCGTGATTGTCGTGTGCCTGCAGCATCACGCTGCGCACAAAGCTCTCTTCCCAGTCAGACAAGCTGCCCTCGTCAAGGGCTTCAATCAAGTCGTCCAGCTGATCCCCTATAGACTTCGCCATCTGCTACTCCTTTAGCTGCAGTCTCTACCTCGCACACCCTACACTTACCTTGCCCATACCACGCTACATCGTGCGTCAGACAGTAGTTCTCAGGCACCGCCCACAGGGGGCCGTGTGGGCACACCGTCCACTGTACTTCGTCGTCAAGCCACCTCTGACACACATCACACTGATGAATCACTACATTTCCCCGCGTGCCACAGCATCATAAAACTGCAGGATCTCAGCCTGCAGATCACCAATCAGCGCGATGCTATCCTTCTCATTGCCGCTTTTAGCAGCGGTTGCCATCAGCATGAAAAGGGTATGCGCCCCCGCATAGTAAGCCCGCCGCATTTCCTGTTTCTGCTTGCCCCCGGCAAACACCGGCTGCAGTACCTTCGCGTCAAACACGTTCCAGTGCGCAGCAATCGTGCGCGACACCTTTACCGGCTTGACACCTACCCCCTCAGACAATTTCTGCACGCTTGCAATCTCCGATCACAAAACGCCCCGGGTACTTCTCCATGTACTTGCTCTGAAATTTCTCGTAGGTCAGCCAACACAGCGCCTCACTAGGCATGGCACGTGTCAGTTGAAGATAGGGCTCCCGCAGATCAGAAGGGAGTATGAAGATCGACAAGGTAAGCACCCAGCCCATCACACATCACTGCCTGCCCGGCGCGATACTTCCCTAACAATCATCTGCGCGATATCCACAGCCTCAGCCACCTTGGCTTCAAAGGACGTATCGCGCAGTTCACTATGGTTGGGCTCAAAATCTCCCCCAGCGGCCATGCCAGCGGCAATTATGCCGGCAATCAACACCAAATCCCGGCCATCAACTACAACAACATCTTCCACCGCGAAGGTCTCAAAAAGGCCAGTGTCCAAGACCCGGCTGCACGTAGGTGTTCAAGATAGCGCGTTCTAGGGCTTCCGCCTGCTCATTCCGCTCAACAGGCTTAGGTAACTGTCGTTCCCTGTTCCAATTCTGCACTACCCGATCAAGTGTGCGTATCGGACTTTCATCTTGCACAGTAGCAGCTGGTTTCATGGCAGCCCTCCGTTAGCGCCTACAATAAGAGAGCCCATTGCAGATAGATGTACGCTAAAGCGACTCCCAAGGCAATTACAATTACCACCTCTAAAAACGGCTTCACAACACCGCTCTAAAAAACAACCCCCCGGCAGCGCAACACTGCCGGAGGAGCGTCGAGGCAACCACTGATATTTTGGCAATCAATTGCAAAGCACAGCGCCTGTACGCCGTGCAACGTGATTGTCAGTGGTACAGGAAATCGCAACTGTGTCGGGCGCACTCTGCACGGTCTTTGGCGCAGGCTTAGGACACACCGCCCCAAGCGCCTCCGCAATTTCCGGCTTCTTACACGCGCGACGCACCGCCGCTTCCCGATCACCTAGAACCTCGCGGATGAATCGAGAATCCTCTCGGGTATCGCACCCGTCATCCATCACGGAGCCAAACCCGCCGCCGCTAAACCCAACAACCCCGATACTCAGCCCGGCTGCGATACGGCAGGGAGAAGTGGGACTAGAAGCAATCCCCGGGCCAGAAGGGGTCTGCTTCGGCACCTCAGTGTCTGCAGCGACAGTGATGGTGGTAGTGCCTGACGTGCCACTACCTGCACCGCCAGAGGTTCCAATGTTGATGGACTGCTGCTGAGCAACAGTATTCGTTACGGTTGTAGCGCCGCCGCCCCCCGGGCAGTTACCCACACAAGACTCCGCTCCACCGCCGGGGCCATTGCTATTGCCCGTAGCATGCCCGGGCATTACACACACAGCCATCGCTACGAAAGCCGTAATAGACAGCCAATCGATGTTTTTTACCGTAACCATGAGTCACTCCTAGCCAAATCAACCCCGGCTAGAATCCCCTTCCGCGCCGGTCACGGTCCTTTATGCAGTGTGATACCTGCTTGTAGCTAGCTACTGTAAGCATCAGCAACCTGCTAATCAAGTGCACTTCTGCACATCGGACTCACTACCAAGTGACTAGTGAATAGACAACGTAACCCCAAAACGCGATATAAAACATCATTTTGAATGAAAAAAGGAATGGCTCCATAGCTCCGATTCGTGCATCTTCTCGCTCGCCTGAATCAACAGGCTCTCCATGTCTTCCTGCACTTCTAGGGGTGCCTGTGTCCACACTGTCTTGTGCTTGTGATACAGCTGCGCCAGTAACCAAATCACCTCGCGCAAAACCTTCTCCCTCCGCTGCGTGATCAAGATGGCGTCTGCTCCGTTGATCCTCAGATCGAACAGCAGGCAACACACAAAGGAGTACGTTACGGTGAGCCAGAATCCAAGCAAACCGTTGATCCACTCCGGCCATCCCGTTGGTAGAGCCATGGCGCAAATCACCACTAAGGACACCTGCGCTACTACCCCCAGCCATACCAGTTGCGTCGTCCACCTGTTCACCTGACGATTCATCGCTTACTCCATGCGCTCCATCTCGTGAACGCGACTCAATACTGCGGTAGGCAAAAATGTCTCGGTATGGGGACCCAGCACTACCCGGTAATGACGGCTGTTGGTCTCGTGCTCGCGCGACTCGAAACGGAAGTTGCTTGGGCTCTCCAGCGAGAGCGATCCGTCGAATCCGTGCTGCAGCACCCTGTACCACATCATCTTCTCCCGGTGTACCAGCCAGCGGTTGCACTTGTGGTCCGCGTCGTGGTACTGGAGATCGAAGTCCGGAAGGATCTGATACTGCCCCATAGCGACCACCTGCTGAACCGATGCGGGGGCCTTTGGCACCGGCTTGGCGGACTTTGGGCTCTTGGGTCCCCCTGAGCCCTCTCCTGAAGCCGCAGGCGCTACCTTTACCACCGGGGCGTACCCAACGGGCTCCGGCCCTCCCAAAGGCGTAACGACCGTTATAGAGCCTTTAGAAGCCCCCTTAACTTTACCCTTTGCTTTTAGGAGCTTGGGCTCTGGGGTTGCACGAGTACCCGCTTTAGCCGCTAAAACCGGGTCTTTAGGCTGGCCTGTATCGCGCAACACCTTGCCATCGCTCTTGCGAACGATCTTGATGGCCATATCCCCTCCTAGGTAGGAGTTAAAAAAAAACCCCGGCCAAGCAGCCGGGGTCGCCTCATCAAGTGGTACTCAGACTTCCAGCGTGAGCGAGAGCTTCGGGAAGGCTTTCTCGAAAACAGCCAACACCTCCTCGTAACCCATCGCCTTCATCTCCTTCTGCATGCGCTTCTTTACCGCTTCGGGATCATCCTTGAAGCTTCCCGCAGTCTCTTCCACAGGCACCTGCACTGCGCCCCCGTTGTACCCCGTGCACAAGTTGAACAGGGCCACCGTGTCAACGTCCGTCTTGGTCTCCTTCTTGATCTTGTCCAGTGCCGCGCGGATGGAAATCTTCTGATCCTTGTGCACCTTGAACGTCATCGTGCTCACGTCTGGCGTGGCCACCGTGCCTTCCATGGCGTTGCTGCCCTTGCCCGCCCCCTTCGCCTTCTTGATAGCCTCGATCAGCTGAATGGTGGTCATGGCCTTCGCACGCTTCGCCCACTGCTCCGCGTTCTTCGCGGTGAGCACCGCCGACAACTCCTTGAGCTTGGTCCACCCGAGATCCTTGACCACAGACCACGGGATTTCCTTCTCCACCAAATCCTTGTAAATCTGGATCAGGTACATCGCCTTGCGGTAGTGCAGCCCGAACTTGTCCTGCACCAGTTCCTTGAAGGACTCGAACCCAGTGAACCACTTTTTGTCTTGGATCACGCTCAACATGCCCCCCAAACGGAAGTAGTTGAACTCGATGTTCTCCACCAACTCCTGCACCATGCTGTGCGCCTGCACCTCGGTGATCTTCTCGACCTCGGTTGCCGTGGCCTTCAGCAGATCGGCCTTGGGCGCTTTACCCGTGGCCGTCTTCGTTTTCGCCTTCTGGGCCAGCTTGGCGCTCGCCGACACATGTTCCTGCTCTTCATTGCCTTCCGTAGTCTTCTTGACTTTCGTTGCCATATCACGCTCCTTCGTCTAAAAAGTGGGGTTGTTACCGGTTAGCCGGTATATGAGCAGTGTACTACATCGAATAAGATCGTCAAGCACTTTCTGCAATTGAGTGCAACGCCCGTCAACCCCCCCGGGCAGCCTGCCCCAAAACCTCCCGCTGCCCCAGCCGGAGCGCTTTCTCATGGCCGGTCATGGCCAGCCCCATCTTGGACAGCACATACGCATCAGCAATGTTATCCGTAAGAGAGGAGTAACCGTACTCCTTCTTCACTCGTTCCATCATCTGCTTCTTTTTCAACCCGCCATGGCCCATGAATTTCTTCACCGCCGTAGGGCGAAATTCCCACCACTCCATACCCAGCCCTGAGAGTACCAGCCGTACCGTGGTGCCTATCTCCACTAGCACGATGGTGGTGCGCCGGTTGACCCCTAGACCGTAACCCTCCACCACTACCATGTCTGGCTTCCACTCCACCAAAATCTGCCTGATGCGCTCCGCAATCTGCTTTGCGCGCTGCAGGTTGGGATCTTGCAGAATCGGTACCACTTCCTCAGCAAACAATGGCTTGTTGTTAGTGGGAACTAGCACGACACAGCCGCTTCGGCTCGCCAGATCCAGCCCCATGCATTTCATGTGACCCCCCCAAAACACTGCTTGCACACTCGGCAAACCTTGGCCCTCTTGTCGGAGGGCAGTACACAGATCCTATCTGGCACCTTCAAATGATCCCGGTAGGCTTTCACCAGCCGCGCCTTCTTGAGATAGGGCTCTGAGGTGGCATCATTACGCTCCACCACGAACTCCTTGAATGGGAGAACCGTCCCAGTATTCTCGTTCTTTTTTCCATACCCCTTGCTGACGTACAGGACACGCGCGTGAGACAAGTCTATGCGCGACACCTCCTCGCGCCCCGATCTTGCAATGATCGTCAGATAGCAACACGTGCGGGCGCGATGTGCAGCCATCGGTGCCTTGAGCATGGCGAACTCATCTTTGTCCAGCGTCTTCACTTCCACCGCCACCAACTTCTGGTTGATCGGCAGAAACAGGTCTATGTGCCCTGCCGCCCCGGACTCCTCATCAATGAACTCCTCCTCGCCGTAGCGCCACAACTCAGCCCCGCACTTGCATGGCTTGGCGGGTCTTTGGGAAAACACGTGCTTACTTTGACACACCACACAGTGCCACACGCCAACTGCTACGTCCCCCAGCCACTTCTCTGCCAGCATGTCCTTCAACGCATTCCCATGATCAAACGCCACCCGCCGCGCGCTGTTGACATAGTGATCACGGTACTTGATCTCATTGGCCTCATGCAACACCACCGCCCGAGCGCAGAACTCCAGTTCCCCTTCCACTATCGCAGAAATGTGCAACGGCTCGGTGGACCGCTCAGGTTCAAACCCGCGAAGTCTATCCTCCAACATGTTGAGGATAGCGGGCTTCTGTAGCGCCGCGTTGATGGCCCTACTAATTACGTTTAGCACGATGTCGTAATTCCTCGTAAGCCCACATGGGCAACACTACCCAGTCCCCAAACTCGCGCGCCTGCCCGGCACCGTCTGTAAATGATAGCGTTAGTACAGGATATCTATTGATGGTTACTGCCTGCTGAGTGATCTGGTGCAACAAGGCCAGCTTTATGGAGTAGCTGCCCTTCACCGTGGCCTTGGCTTCTATGAACTCGGTCTTGCTGCGCCCATCCCCCTTCTGTGTAGGCAACGCCCCGGATGCAACCGTGCGCCGAGCGCCCAATCTGTTGATCACCCGGCTTTCACTGGCCTGCCCGTGGCGAACCTTGGTCAAGCGCCTAAGAACCGGGTTACTCACTCCTCAGTCTCGATCTTGTTCGCCAGCTGCACCACATGGGATTGCAATTTCTCGCGGTACTTCTCGTCTGCCCGGTACTGCTCCTCTATCTCGGCCAAGGTGGCGAACTGCGTACCCATGCAAATCCATCCTTTGCCGGAAGGCACCTTGTGAAGCTCCCCTGCCGCCTGCAGGCGAGTGCTTACAGTACCCCAACTTTCCACCTCACCTACCTTCAGTTTCCTATAGGGCACCAGCGACACGTCGTACTCGAAATTGGTGCCGGTGATAGGCACCTTCCACTTGCGTATCACCCCGGCCACCTCAAGGCGAGCCGGCAATGTTTTATGTGCGGCATCATCCTTAACCTTCTTGCCGTAAAGTCGCACCGTCAGGCTGCTAGCAAAACGCTGGGAATTACCCCCCGGGTACGTTTCTGGGTCTCCGAACATCACCCCTATCTTGTACCGTATCTGATTGAGCAAAACCAGCACAGGGTAATGTCCACGCTTGGATTCCTGACCGAGGGCCGTAGTAACCTTTGCAATCAGTTGCGTAGTGATTACCGAACTACCCCCGGGGATCACCTGCCCACCATCGCGCTGAATAGCTTTGTCGGTATTCAGCTGAGCAACAGAATCAACCACGACCACCCCAACGTCTTTCGCGTACATCATTGCCTCGATGATGTCCACTGCCTGCTCGGCATTGTCTGGAGTGGCGAGCAACAGAGACGCGTTATCAACGCCCAGCTGCCCCGCCCATTTCACGTCATGCGTAGATTCAAGATCGATGTAACAAGCCGTCTCACCCCGCCGCTGGGCTGACGCGATAGCCCGCAGGGCGAGATACGTCTTGCCTGACGATTCCGGTCCATAGATGATGCACACCCTGCCATACGGCAACCCGCCACCGCTGGCAAGATCGAATGGAAATACCCCAGTAGCCAAGCGCTGCACGTCTCGGAGTTTCGCGCCCCGGCGTACAACATGCTCACCGTGGCTCTTCTTGAACTCCTCAAGTACGGCCGAAGACTCTCCGAGAGATTTAGTGACCTTCTTGATCGGCACAGGCCAGCATCACTCGTCAGCGTTCAACCCCTGCTCAACTTCTTCCTGAATGGCATTGAGCTTGCCTTCCGCCCACCCCTTGGCAAATGTGAAAGCGTCTTCGATGTCCTCAACTGGCGACGGCACATTCAGGGAGCATTGGATCTTCAGGCTGTTGAAGTCTCCCAAGTTGAATGTGCGGCTGAAGGAAACTCCAACATTGCAAAGAGGTTCAGGCAACGGCGTCGCTTCCCGCACAACCTCCTCTTGTTCCTCAACACTACCGTCTGCATGGGTTGTCTTAACATGGCCCACCGCAGCCGTGCCGGTCACCCCCGTGCCGGGCTTCACTTTTTCAGGCTTGTCTTTCTTTAGCTTCTTGGTAATCTTGATGGCCATTCTAGGTTCTCCTTGCGAGGGGGGAATACTACCAACTCAGACGCGCCTTGACTGAGGCTCTTGTCACAGCTTCGATGTAACGCGGATTCTTGTAGTGGTATTTCTCCATGGCCGCGCGCACGCCTGCTATGAGTCTGACTTGCTTCACAGTGTATTTGCGCTTGGCCAGCCCCACCTTGGAATCAGGAATGAGACCCTTAGCCTCCATGGAGCGCAGAGTCTGCATATCACAGCCAACCTGCCTTGCCACCTCACCGATGGTCAAGTAGGTTCTCGGCGTTGCCTTGGGAGCTACCTTGCGCGCTTCTTTACGCCAGCTGCGCGTACTCTTCAGTTGACGAGCCCGGTACACCTCGTCTTTCCTGTAACGTGATCTCCTCTTGCGGTTGAACTCTACCCGATTGGCCTCGTACCAACTGGAAAACGTCTGTTTCTCGCGCTTCTTTGGGACTTTGGCCACCATGGTTGAAACTCCACTCCATTGATAACTGCGCAGACTATACCATATGAAACTCAAATGTCAATTTTGAGCACCTCTGCATTCACTTCCTTTGACGTGTATACCTTGAACCGCGCCTTGGCGTAGTTCTCCAGCACGTGGCTATCGGTGTCAACAATGTCGAAAACTATTGGCTGCTTCTTGCCGGGATGCGTGCGCAAAATCCTGCCAATTGACTGCATAACATTTGCACGCGGCGTTGCCAGCACCAGCGTGTCCCAGTGAGGGACATCGGTGGATTCACTCGCCATGCCATAAGTGCCCAACACCACCAAAGCCTCCTTACTCTTCGCACGAGTGATCTCTGCCTTTAGGCTCTCGCCCGTGTAGTAAGCCATATGGGACACCGGTATCCCGCTCTTCACCAGTAACGCCCGCAACAGATCAAGATACTTATCCACTCCGAAATCGCTCAACACCAGAATATGGCGCTGCTTGGCGTAAGCTCTGCGGACACATTCAACAATGATGGCATTGCGACTCGCGTCTCGCACAAGACTCTTAACGATGTGCCCAATCTTGCCGGGCTCGTGATGCATCTTCCGGTACACATGCGTCTGCTGCTGCGGGTCCCACACCCTAACCA